TGCCTCAAATTGGGGAAACAAAAGTGAAGAAACACTGAAAACATTTAAGCAGTTTCTAGAGCAAGTTGGTCATACACACCAAACGCCATCACAACAAACTATTGCAATGAGATTAGATATGTCAAAGAGAAGAAGACATTCTAATATCGTATCAAAAGGAGTTACAGGTTCAAGTTCTTATGATAAAGAAAAAGAGCATAACATCAAAGACATCGAAGATCGCAGATCATGAAAACATTCAATCAATTTTTGGATGAAGCAAAAAGAATTCGAATGACGAGATATTATCATGGAACACCAGAATCTTCTGCTGATGAGATACACAAATCAGGTTTTAAGGGATCTGAGGTTCATGCATCGACTTCTGCTCGAACTGCAAATGCATTTGGCAAAAGATATGGAAAAGATACGAGAACAGTTTCAATTCGTGTTCCTTCCAATTCAAAGAATGTAGAGAAAACTGAAGGTCAAAGAGGTGTTGATGCCTGGGGAAGAAAACATCATTCTGTTGTGATGCGACCAGAATATGCAACCAAACACATTACAAAATCACCAACAATACCTGCACCAAAAGTACCAAAGAAATATCAAAATCTTTCTCCATTTAAGAGAAGAACAAAGACACAACCAAAATCTAAATAACTCTAAATCAATTTAATTCTTATGGATCACTTACAAGAAGCGTATTTGTCAGTTTATGAAGAAAGTGAAGTTGCAAAGCGAGCAAAAGATGCAGTTGAACATCAGAGAGCAGGATATCATGGTGATGATGATGCAATGGAAAAAGAATCAGAGGCATCCACCAAATCTGTAAAGAAAGCAACGAAATACAAAGGTCCAAAGGTAATGCCAAGTATGGCAGAAGCAGTAGATAGTGAAGGTAGAGCATATCGTAATCCATCTGATCGCAAACCAAGTACATCTTCTTCTGGATCTAGACCTACACCAACTGGATCTAGACCTGTAATAACCACTCCATATAGAGATGCAAGGGCAAAAAGACAAGAATTAGAAAGAACAAATCCAAAAGAAGCACAAAGACAAGATGATGAAGCAGCAGCAAGAAGAAGAAGACTAGCAGGAAGTATATTAAGTCAATCAAATGAAGAAGTAGATCTTTATGATGTAATTCTTTCACATTTACTCGATGAAGGTTTTGCCGATACTGAAAAGAATGCAATCACCATTATGGCAAATATGAGTGAAGAGTGGAAAGAGAAGATTATGCACAAGAAGAATAAAAAGGAAAAGAATTCTGATTGATTGGATAATTCAAAAGTAATAAATTAACAAAAACCCCCCTAAATAAAGGGGGGTTTTTTAGTAGCATAAAATGGTAGCAAAGTTCGAAAACTCATCTTATTCCGACATTGAGAAATATAAGGAATATAAAAGAAAATCAAAACAAAATGAGTTAAAAAGATTAAAAGAAATCAGGAGCGATTTATTAGTAGAATGTTTATTTTGTGGAACAGAAGATAAGTTGACTTTCCATCATGTTAATTCAAATGAGAAATCTTTTGATGTTACGGAAAGAAGGGGAATTAAATCTACTTTATTAGAAGCACAAAAATGTTGGTGCCTTTGCGAAGAATGTCACATAAAATTACATCAAAGATTAGTTGATCCTTTGCCGTCAACTTGGGACATTAGAATAACTGTCCCTGAAATGCTTTTTAGTTGAAATTGGTGAGTTATAATATTTTCAGTAATTCTTTACACTATGGACTCACACGAACAAGTTCGATTACTAAAACAACAAATTAGAAACCTGAAAGAGGAACGCGACCAAGAAACAAAACAAAACATTATTGATTCGATCAATGATGATATTAAGTATTATGAGAATCAAATTCGAGCAATGGTGGACAGTGAGTAAAGTGTCTATTCAAATCTTACACATAAGGTTTCTTGTGTTATGATCATTGTGTAAATAAATGGCAGCACTTATGTCATCTCAGAATACTACTTTGATCAATGCTGCGAATCGACTTGAACATTCAGATAGTGATGTAATTACACTTGTTCGTAGACAAGTTGTTTATAGTGAGGTTGTCATTCCAAAGAATCGACTCAAACATATTCAAGAGACTTATCACAATTATGATGACGATTCTGATTATTATGATCTAGTTAATCAATTAAAGACTGAAATGATAACTGATGATGTGATGGAATATTTTGGCGATCAAGAAGAAACATGGATATTCTTTCATGGTGATGTACAAAACTATACTGATGATATTATTTCATGGACCAATCGAGAATGGGATGAACTGGCATATCTTAAAATTTCTTGATGTTTAATTATGGCAACTAGATCTCCACTAAAGAAACACATTCTACAACAGGCAATTGCTGTTGCATTATCATCTCCATCAAAGAAACTTGTAGGTGCAATTCTATTAAAAAGAAATCGTTTAATTGCATCTGCAGTGAATATGGAGAATAAAAGTCATCCAGTACAAAAGAAGTTTGCCTGTCTTATGGAGGATGAAAACTATCATCATAAAATCTATCTTCATGCAGAAATAAACTGTTTAATTCGTGCAAGAGAAGATGCTGATACTATCGTTGTTGCAAGAGTAGGTGGACATCAACATAATGAATTGAGGAATGCAAAGCCTTGTGTAATCTGTTCTGCTGCTATTCGTTCACAAGGTATTCGTCATGTTCATTATTCTACTGATGAAGGGTTTATGTATGAGTATTGGGATTAAATTAAATAATCTTAATTCAGTTTAATTCCTTATGAAAACATACCAACAGTTCATGGAAGATGTATCACAGGCTATTACAACGATTGAAACAAATTGGAAAAGAAAACATCCAGATGTAAAATTATCGTTTTCTCATTCACCTAAAACAAATACGATTCGTGTAGACAATATCCGTATTCCTAAAGAGAAGCAAGGTAAAGGTATTGGATCAAGAATTATAAAGGGTATTAGTTCTTATGCAAAGAAACAGAATGTACCTGTAACACTTACACCAGAAGCAGATAAAGGTAAGAGTAAGTCATTGAATCGTTTCTATAAGAAACATGGATTTAATAAGAATAAAGATCATTCAGTGTCTGATAGTATGATTAAGTATCCAGGATAACAGTATCACCAGCTTTCACAGAAAATGATTCAAATGTTGTGTTTTTGTTAAAAAATATCGTATTTTTGTTTAAATTTTAATTAAAAATGTATTTTTAATTGTTTTTTATTGTTTTGTTAGCGTTGATACTTATTTTTATTATTTGATTTAATGATATGAATTCGTATCATTATTGTCTTCTTATGTCTTATGTTATTCTCTTCTTATGATCATTTAATCCTTATGTAATGTGATTTAATCCCATTTAATCCTTATGTTTATTGGTTCTTATGGTCATTTAATCCTTATGAGTCCTTGTCATTTTGGCCGTCCAATTATAACACGCGCTCACGATTTTGTCAAGGGGGCGCGGACGGAAAAAATACTGGCACAAGGCGCATAAAACTCATAAGACCCACACCGACTCATAAGGATCACAAATATCACAAAATCCAATCACGCCCACCCCCAACCATAAGAAGATCAAATATATCAGATTCTTATGAGTGACACATTGTAACAATTATTTCAGAGCAGGGTTAGCGTGGCTCACTGATCGTCATAGAGCTTCTTGCTCTCCTCTTCTCTTATGACATAAGAATAGCAGGACATGAGACGGTATGTCAGTATGGTGTGCCACTTGTTTAACTGGCTGACAGGTGATTTTTCTGGGATTTTTTCCTGTATATTTTTCATGTTGAGATTTCGTTTTTTCTCATGCAGGTTCTCACTTACACTCGTTCACTCTGTGAAGCACTTGAAGTGGACTTTCGTTTGTATTCAACGAAGCAACATAGAGCATCTGTGAATAAGGAAGTAAATATGGATTATCATAACAAATGTCTGCAACAAATTGCAGATGGTACTTATGATTTTGGTTATGAGTTTGTGATTGAAGAAGGTAAGAAATACTATAAGGTGATTATGATTGCAAATGGTTCACGGAGTGTTCATTGCTTTGTTGATAAGAATACTGGTGATGTTTACAAGTCTGCATCATGGAAATCGCCTGCCAAAGGTATTCGTTACAATTTGTTAGATGCAGTTTCACGCGAGAAGTGCTATCGTAGTCTAGACTGGGCTGGAAGGTATCTTTACATGAAATAATAAACATAAGGATCGAAAGATCCTTTTTATTGTTTATACTTTATTATTTTGTGACAGGGTTAGCGTGGCTCACTGATCGTCATAGAGCTTCTTGCTCTCCCCTTGTTGTTGATACAACTATAGGGCATCCAGGGTCTCATGGGGTGATGAGTGGACAGTTGTTTAACTGGCTGACATGTGGTTTTTCTGAGTGATTTTGGTTTAATATGAACAAGTCGGAAATCCGTTTTCTTCTCATGACTGAACAGTATCATGGTCTCGGTGGTATCGAACTGATCGGAACTGATACCTTTAGGTATAAGGATCAAACGGCATTTCGTTATTGTTTCCAAACCTGGAAAGTCTTTAACATTGAGGAGAATGTGATTGATACTGATCGATTCTATGTGTGGGCTGATGCAGTAGATACAGCCTACAAGATTGCAGTGGAACATGTTTATCGTCCACTGAATGCACCTTATCATGAGGCAGTAGATTCAGGTGAAGGTGGTGGTCGTTATGAAGTGAATCTCAATGAACAACATCGTGAAGTAGAGGTTGAAACTGATGAACAGTGGCACACTCTAATGTACGGTCATCGTGATGATTTTTACCTAGGTTAATAGTATTGCTGGGAGTCTGACAGTATCACAGGCTCCCACAAGATTTTTATATTTTTTTCGTATTTTTTCGTTTTAATTTAGTATTTCGTATTTTTTGGCAGGGTGATTGTGGCTTACTGATCGTCATCGAGCTTCTTGCTCTCCCTTGGTTGTTGAATACAGTCTACCATGCCATGAGACGCACAGACCACCTGATGACCATAAGGTGTGCCACTTTTTTTCTGGCACAAGACGCTTGACCAGTTCCACAGGGGGATGAGAGACTATAGAAGTCGAAAGGGATTCCACCCATGGCAGTCGATTCGCTCTCCAAGACCATCTACCGTCAGCTGTTCACTGAAGAGCAATGGCTGATGATCTACATGATGATCGAAAATGCCTACGATGATGATGTGTGGAGTCATGGCGATGCTGATGTCATTCGCAGAAAGATTCGCCTCTTATGTGATTTCATTTGATAATTATTAATAATAATTATCATAAGGATCTTATGATCCTTTTTTTATTCTTTATACTTAACTATTTCATGGCAGGGTTAGCGTGGCTTACTTATCGTCAACGAGCTTCGTGCTCTCCTCTTCTCTTGTTGCTAACAGTCTAGCAGGTCGTGGGGTCGTTTCAACCGATTCTGGTCAAATTGGGACAGTTCGACCACTGGCACAAGCTGGTTGGATCTGGTCGGCATCTGGACCCATACTAGGTGAGTCCCAAGCAATCCGAGCCATGCTCACCGGATCCGAACTCATCTCCAAGGTCACCGAGCTGCAGCAGCAGAACGCCACACGTACTGACATTGTGCTTGGCTGCGGCTATGTCAAGCCTGACGGCAAGGCTGCCTATGTGGCCTTCTACGAAGCTCTGATCGAGGCTAAGACGCCACAATGGCAAAAGCAAAAGGAAGAGATCGAGACAGAGATCGAGTTCGATGATGAGGAGCAAGAGGAGCAATTCCTGGAGCTTTGTGTCAATTATCCCCAGAAAGCTCTGGAGATTTACTATGAAAACATCGGCAACTTCGATGAGTTCGAAGAAGCTTACCAAGGAGAATACGATAGCGAGGCGCACTTTACTGAGGAAATTATCGCTGACATCTCTGAGCGTCAACTTCCCAGCTGGATTGTTGTAGATTATCAGGCAACATGGGATAGTTCAATGCGCTTTGATTACTGGGAGGAGGATAACTACTTCTTCCAGAACATGTGATAGATTTAGAGGGGAATCTTTCCCCTCTTTTTTTATACTTTTCTTTTTTATATTTCATGGCAGGGTGACTGTGGCTTACTTTTCGTCATCGGCCTTCTTAGCCTCGGTTCGCTTGTGAGTTAATTCTAGCAGGCAGCCTCCCCAGCTATGGCCGCGGCAACCAGTTCGATCACTGGCACAAGGCGGCTAGACCGCTGGTTTTGGTGGCTGGTATCTTTAAGGAGTCGAGGCAATCAAGCCCAATGAACACCGACCTCCAGGCCATCACTGCTCAACTCGCCACTGTAGCAGCATCGCTGAACACTCTACAAGAGGCTTTGGCATTGCTCCAGGAGCAGCAGGCATCCATCCCCACCAACAACGCTCTGGCGCCTTTCTCGGCTTTCCTGATGGTGGAGCTGACGCCTTACTTCGGTGGCACAATGGCCAAGGCAATTGTTGATAGTCTGAACCGCTGCAATCAACGCGGAGACTATCGCTACTTCATCCCAATGTATGAAATCGCAGCTGATGATCTGCAAAAGCGTCAACTGCTGAAACTCGTTTCTGCTATTCATCGTTACAAATTCGTCTACAGTAAGCAACACAATCACCCCCAAAAGTATAGCCTCAAGTCTGACATTAAATACGCAAAAGCTTGTTCCCATTGTGGTGCACTTGCTTCTGTTCTTTATGATCGTCTCGTGAAAGAAGGTCTGTTCTGATGAAGATCTTTGTCTTTGCACTGGTTGCTGTTACTTTCAGCAACACACTGGTTGCATCTTTCAAGGCAGCCAAAACCTTAGATGCTAAGGTTGCAGATCTCACTTGTCAAGTTACCGAACGATGCTGATCTTTCTTTCGATTGTTGTTCGCTTTCACTTTCACCATATAGGCTAACCTATGGAAATCATGCAAACTTATGACATCCACACCAAAGAATTGATGTGGGCATATAATGACGGAAAAACCATTTGGTATTTTCAGTCTCATGAAGTACAACAGTTTCTTGATGTTCGCCACAGGATTCTTCGATGATTGAACTACTCGCTGCTGCATTTATCATCGGTCAAGTAGAGATCGCTCCAGGTATTATCCGCACAGAGTATCTCAATGAGGATCGTAAAGTTATCGTAGTGGAGGAAGATAGAGACTAGGTTTCACGGTGCAATAGGCTCACACAGGGAGAGAGAAATCTCTCCCTTTTTTTATATTTTTTTTCGTTTTTTCGTATTCTTGTGCCAGCTGGCGAACCGGTACAGGATCTCGTGAGATGCCTCCAGAAGCCCCCACAAGGCGCTACAATTACAGGGTCAACACAAAGACACCCCATGGCCGCCATTATCCCCGATCCCTGCCGCAAGTGGGTCAAAGGCACTCCCTACCGTACCGTGTGCAATGAGGTCTCAAAGGATGGTACAGTGATCGGTATCGGCACTATTGAGATCTGGGACTACGCTCGCGCAGTCGGTGTGTGCTATGCTTCACCACTACCTAAGCGTAAAGAACCGGACATTGGTGATCTTTTTCTCGAAATGTTCGGTGCCTGATTGAGTCTTATGGGGATGATACCTTATGATATCATCCTCACATAAAAAACAAATTATAATTAAACAAATCTTATTATTCTTTTTTTATTCTTTATATCTTATTATTTTTTCGCAGGGTTAGCGTGGCTTACTTATCGTCAACGGCCTTCGTGGCCTCCTTTGCTTGTGAGATAATTCTACAGCATCGGGAGCCGATCCGCGAGACAATCCGCCAAATTAAGCCAGTTTGGCCACTGGCACAATGCGGCCATGGCAGCTGGCGATCTGGGTTCAGAATGGCGGAGCAACCGCAACCAAGGGCGAAGCTGTGACCTACAACCCCACACGCGATGCCGCAACCGCCGAGCACTTCAGCCGCTGGGCTGCCGAGGCTAAAACTCTCGACGCCTATTCTCTCCAGTATGTAATTAAAGACTGCAGAGAGGCTGCAGAAGCTATGGCTGGCTGGAATCCTGTCCGTGAGGGTTTCTACATCGATCAGATGCTAACCTATGCTGCAGAGCTTAACTTGCGCAACTCTAAGTTACCTTTCGGCTTGCGCCATCGCATCTGAATGTAGCTAACTCTCAGGGGGCAGAGTATAAAGTCCCCATGCAATCCCACCGCTATTCTTTATCATGAGAATCCAAACTCCCTACAAATTCAGCAAATTAGCTTACTTCGGACTTGACACAAAAGCTCGCGTGGGTGATGAGTATTTGGCAGCAGGAATCGGTAGGTTTTATGTCGGAATCTATCCGACATCTAGCGGCTTTGATCTATCCTGCGGCATCCTAGATCAAAACGGTTCACTGTAACTTTAAGCCTACATTCTCACCCCATCGCTTTAGATTCTCATGACAATCCGCATCTCTTTCTTTGCACCTTACCCTCGCTTCAATGGCGAGAGAAGAACACAAGAATTCAAAACTATTTCAGAGGCTAGAAGTATGGTGAGCTTCTACAACTCTCTGGGGTTTTATGATGCAAAAGTCGAAACTTTTGCCGATAAAGTATAATTAAAGTTTTATGTCAGGGGCGGCTGGCCTGGCCCCCCTGGCATGGTAGGATTGGTGAAACCGGTAGAGGGTCCGAAGCCCAGCGACGAAAGTGAGCCACGCTTACCCTGCCATGAAATAGTAGTGTGACGGATTGTTACGGTTTGGCGATTCGAGCCACGGTGCCGCCTTCCTAGGTCCTACATTGGCGGAGCCAATGCAATCGAGCCATGCAAACCCTCACCGTCACCGCAACCAACCTTGGCAGCGTCAGCCGCGCCGATGACATTGCACGCGCCGCGCGTCACGCCGCATTGAGCGATCCTCGCGTGATGACCGTCACCGCTCGTGGGGAGGTTGTAACCTTTGAAAGCCGCCTGAGCGATGACGCTGCGCAGGATCTCCTGCAGTGGTGTTCTGGCCGCTTTGCAAAGTCGCTATGGCAGCAGTCTCACGAGCGTGGCCTGTCGCCAGCTCAGATGGCCTGGGCTCACAAGCTCTCCACTGATCTTCTGCAGGCAGAATCTGCGGAGGATGATAACAACGAGCCCCAGTTTGAGCGGCTCTTCAGTGTATTTCAGGCTGCAAAGTCTCGCGGATTGAAGCGACTCACACTGCGTTTAAGCGGTGTAAATGTAAAGCCAAACCGTGACAATACGGCATTATGGGTCACTTCTCAGACTGAGACTGAGGAAGGTAATTATGGTCCTCAGCCAAAGTATCTCGGTAAAATTACACCTAACCGTTTAGATTCTCGCCTCTCTGATGATATCAAGGCGGTGCTTTTAGAGGCCGCCAGTGATCCTCTCACCGCCGCAGTTCGCTACGGTAAAGAGACTGGCAGCTGTTCATGTTGCGGTCGTGATCTAACCAATCCCCAATCAATCGAGCTGGGAATCGGTCCTATCTGCCGTGAAAAGTTCGGCCTCTAGGTATAACTAACCGACCTGGGCATGTCGTTAAACTGCCCCCACAATCCCATCGCTATTTGATTCTCATGATCAACAATCGCGGCACCATTGTTTACACTCCCAACAGTGCAGATCTGGTGAAAATTTACATCGAAGTGTGCGAGATTATCGTATGCTTTGCAGTCGCAATCGTGAAAGAATTGTTTACTCTAACTGTTCGCGCAGTTAGCTTCTGTGAGAAGTGGCAAGAATGGCGTGGTTTCTATCGCATTGGACCTGTAGAAGTCGGCTTTGATCTACAGCAACAGTGGGACGATTTAGAGGTAGTTTGGTTCACTTGGGATCTTAAAGAGGTTGGTTTCAGTATCTACTGGTGCCGTCAGGATGGCTGGCAGAAGGTAAGCTGGCACTAAGATCTTATGGGGTGACAGTGTAATTAACTGTTACCCCACTAAGTATACCTAACTGTGGCGTATAATAGGTATAAAAGACAGTCGAAAAAGTGTCACAGGGACAGTTGACGGATCGTCCATGCCGTGGTAGGGTTGGGCCATGCGGGTAAAAAAGAATGGGACCCCATAAGCTATAAAGCTATCCACTCGCCTCATAAGTATCAAATACATAAAAAAATCAAAAAAACCCCATTCCAAATAAAATCCGCCGCCCATAAGAATCTTATGAATAGTTCGAATCTGAAATTAAATCGAAAAACCATTAGACCCCAAAAAATCGCCGCCAGAAAAAATTCCCCAAAACCCCCCACGCCATATTGGAATTTCTGGAAGGTTGTATTTGCTGGATGGTTAATTAGGTATCCAAAAACTTTTATGAAATTAATTGGATTACCGATTGGGTTTATTTTAGTGATGATATATAATGCGTCCAGATAAAAAAATAAGGATGAATAAATCATATCACATATATGTAAAAAGTGAATGCATATATCATTCCCTATCAGAAGAAGAATTCAATAGATTATGGGACTTCGTGCAAAAGCTGTCATGGCTTACTGATATCAATATGAATGATATACAGTATGAAGAAGTGACAACAAACAAAGAATTAGTATTAAATTCATCACATTGACAAATCATAAATAGAACGCTAAAATTGAATTGGAGTGTATTTTAATCCATGGCAAAAGGTTTTACAGTAAAGGCAAAAGCGCCCATTCGTAACGAAGAACAAGAATGGGATTATGAAAAAATTAAAGAAAGAATGAAGGGCAAGAGCATTGTCTTTTGTCTACCAGGTAGAGGATGTTCATTTGCATTTCTAAAAGCATTTGTACAATTATGTTTTGATCTTGTACAAAATGGTATGAGTATTCAAATCTCACAAGACTATTCGAGTATGGTAAACTTTGCTCGTTGTAAGTGTCTTGGGGCAAATGTACTTCGTGGACCAAAGCAGATTCCCTGGGATGGAAAACTAAATTATGATTATCAACTTTGGATTGATAGTGATATTGTTTTCAATAGTGAGAAGTTTTGGCAACTTTGTGATCTTGCATTAAATGAAGAAGGTGAAGAAAAAGAAGTTGTTGCTGGTTGGTATGCAACCGAAGATGGTCGCACTACATCAGTTGCTCACTGGCTCGAAGAAGAAGAATTCCGTCAGAATGGTGGAGTCATGAATCATGAGACAGTAGAGAGCATCAGTAAGCGTCGTAAGCCATTTACAGTTGATTATACTGGATTTGGTTGGGTTCTGATTAAGAATGGTGTATTCGAAAATCTAGAGTATCCTTGGTTTGCACCTAAGATGCAAGTATTTGAATCTGGTGCTGTACAAGATATGTGTGGAGAAGATGTCTCATTCTGTCTCGATGCAAAAGAAGCAGGATTTGAGATTTGGTGTGATCCTCGCATTCGCGTTGGTCACGAAAAGACTCGTGTGATCTGATGATTTATGCTTAATATTTTGTATAAAGGAAGAAAAATTTATACAAACTTAACTGAAGAAGAGTCTACAGAGATTCTTCTTGAGTTAGCAGAAAAGTCTTACAATGGCGAAATTGATGCAAATGAAATTGAATTGGAGGAAATCTAATGGCTAAAATCAAAAGTCTGAATGGATCAGATAAAATTGAATCCAAACCCAAGTCTACCCGTCAGGGTGATGGGAAACATACAAAATATTCTGCAACGAGCAGGAATAAGGCACGGAAACCATACCGAGGTCAAGGTAATTAAATAAAATATACACATAAGAGCCATAAGGCTCTTTTTTTATGTCTAAAAAAGAATATATTTTACAGTGGATAGAGAGAATATCTGAGTTAAGACCTGAATTATCTGGGTTTTCTGTGTGTCCTTATGCTAAATTGGCCCTTTATGATGTAATTGAGGTAAATATAGAAAAAATTGAACCCGTCTTAGGTTATGATGCGATCATTTATGTTGTAGGAGATGATCTAAGTCCTTCTGAATTGGATAAATGGGTGGAATATTATGACAAAAAGTATGAAAATTGGACATTTTTCAAGGATTGTGCCGCATATTCCACTTTTATAGGTGAAATTCAGACAAATAATGGTAAGTATAACCTGATTTTAGCTCAAGAAAAGGAAAAATTAAGGAAGATTAGAGAAAAATTGAGTAAAACCGGTTATTATGACCATTGGAGCGAAGAATATTTGAAAGAAATTTTAAAAAACGATCTTGATCTTATAGATAATAAGTGAAATATTACAAATTTTTATGTCAGAAGATAAAAATTTAATTCGTGAAATCATAACAGATGATTATAAGCCCAAAAAGCACAATTTTGATATGCAAAACGAGTTACATGAGAAGATAAGGAATGAAGATGACTATGATGATTGGGAATATGGTACAGAACCAGTCCCTTTAACCGAGTGGAAGACCAATAAATAGGAAAAGAATCATCCAATGAGATGCCACTAGAACGAGTAAGTAAGGGTTTTAAAGATATTAGCATGTCTTTTAAGGTAAATCCTTTTAATTATGATTTAATTGACATCAAAAATGAAACTGCAATTGCTCGTTCAATTCGAAATTTAGTATTAACTTCAAATGGTGAAAGATTTTTCAATCAAAATCTTGGCTCAAGAGTAAATAAACTGTTATTCGAAAATATAGACTCAATAACTGGATCTATAATTGAAGATGAAATAAGAACTACGATTAGTAACTATGAGCCAAGGGTATCTTTAATCTCTGTCAATGCAACCCCAAATTATGATCAAAATGAATTTGAAGTAACAATAAAATATCAAATTATAGGAATTGATGTATTACCGCAGCAATTAACATTTGCACTATTGCCAACAAGATAAATGTCGCTAGTAAATTTTACTAATTTAGATTTCGATCAAATAAAGACTTCAATTAGAGATTATTTAAGGTCAAACTCTAATTTTAGTGATTATGATTTTGAGGGATCTAATTTATCTACAATTATTGATATTTTGGCATATAATACTTACATTACTTCATATAATGCTAATATGATTAGTAATGAAGTTTTTATTGATTCCGCTACATTAAGAGAAAATGTGGTTTCGTTGGCAAAAAATATAGGATATTTACCGAAATCAACAACTTCAGCAAGAGCTAGAATTAGTTTTTTTGTTAATACTATAAATGCATCTACACAATCGAACGCTTTAACATTAAAAAAAGGTGTAATTTGTACCTCTCCTAGTTCTACATCTTCTGGTTCCATTTCAAGCTATACTTTTTGTACCTTAGATGATATTACTGTACCAGTAATTGACAATATTGCACTATTTGAAGATATTGAAATTTATGAAGGTACATTTATTTCTACAAATTTTTTAGTAGATCCTTTAAATAAAAATCAAAAATTTATTTTAGATAATGCCAACATAGATACATCAACAATTAAAGTTAGTGTTAAAGATACCCAACAAAGCTCAGTAAAAAGAAATTTTGCTTTTACTGACGATTTGGGTAGTGCAAAATCAACATCTAGAGTATATTTTCTTCAAGAAATAGAAGACGAAAGATATGAAATACTTTTTGGTGATGGAATATTTGGAAGAAAATTAGAAGCTGGGAATTATATTGAAGTCTCATATTTAATTTCCAATGGATCTAGTGCAAATAGAATTAGTAATTTTAGCTTTTTAGGTAGAATATTAGATGATAGTAATAGAATTATTCAAGGAGATTTTTCTTTAATCACTACAAATCAAATTTCAGATGGTGGTCAAGAAAAAGAATCAATAAGTTCAATTAAAAAATATGCCCCCAGAGTATATTCGGCTCAAAATAGAGCAGTAACAAATCTAGATTATGAATCAATTATAAGAAAAATTTACCCAGAAACTGATTCAGTAACTGCATATGGTGGAGAGGAGTTGGATCCACCACAGTATGGAAAAGTTTTCATTGCTATAAAGCCAAAATATGGAGAAACATTTTTATCAAATACCGTGAAAAATAATATTTTAAACGATCTAAAAAAATATAGTGTTGCTGGAATATTACCTCAAATTATAGATTTGAAATATCTTTATATTGAAACTGATTCAGATGTCTACTATGATAAAAATTTAACTCTAAATGTAAATGACTTATCTACAACTATAAAACAAAATATTTCAAATTATTCCAAATCTAATGAATTAAATCAGTATGGTGCAAGATTTAAGTATAGTAAGTATCAAAAAATAATCGATGATAGTAACGAGGCAATTACGTCTAATATTACAAGAATTTCAATTAGAAGAGATTTATTGATATCTATTAACCAACCAGCTACATATGAGATATGTTTTGGTAATTCATTTTTTGTCAGAGATTGTGATGGATTTAATATTAGAAGTTCTGGCTTCAAAATAAATGACTTATCTGATACGGTTTATTTTACTGACATCCCAAATCAAAGTGATAAATCAATTGGTGAATTAGTTTTATTTAAATTGACTGCTTCATCTGAACCAAAAATTTTAAGAAGAAATGTTGGCACAGTAAACTATGATAAAGGAGAAATTAACACATTTATATTAAACGTTGTATCAACTGATGCAACTTCTGGTGGAAATCCAATTATAGAATTGTCGGCAACACCAAAATCTAATGATGTAGTTGGACTACAAGATCTATATTTGCAACTAGATATTAATAGAGTATCAGTAAATATGGTGTCTGATGCAATCTCTTCTGGTGAATCAACATCTGGATCATCTTATACTTTTTCATCTAGCTATAAAGAAAACAACATCGTAAGAAAGTAAATGATTAAGAAAAGAGTAAAAATATCATCTATTGTAGAAAATCAACTTCCTATTTTTGTTAGGGAAGAATTTCCACTGATTTCTGAATTTCTTAGTCAATATTATAAATCTTTAGATGGACAAGGATCAACTTATGATATACTTCAAAATATAGATCAATATATTAAATTAGAAAATGTTACTAATTTAATAGAATCAACTCGTTTATCATCAGCTGTTGATTTATTTGATGCGAATATAAATGTAGAATCTACTAGTGGATTCCCAGATAATAATGGGATAATTAGAATTGACGATGAAATTATTTTATATGAAAGTAAAACGGAATCACAATTTTTAAATTGTATTAGGGGATTCAGCGGAGTAACATCATATACTACCAGTAACAAACCAGAAGAGTTAACATTTTCCACATCTACAACTTCTAATCATTCAAATGAATCAATTGTAGAAAATTTAAGTATTTTATTCTTAAAAGAATTTTTTGCCAAACTAAAAAAACAAATTATTCCTGGATTTGAAAATGTAAAATTTTATTCTGATGGCGAATTAAAATTAAATGAAAACAATTTTATTATAAATTCAAAAAATTTCTATTCTACCAAAGGAACAGATACTTCATTTGAATTATTGTTTAAAGCACTATATGGCGACCCAGCAACAGTCATTAAACCTAGAGATTTTGTAATTAGACCATCAGACTCAAATTACAAAATAACAAAAAATTTAGTAGTAGAATCAATTGAAGGTGATGCAAATCAACTTTATAATAGGACTTTGTTCCAAAAACAATCTCAAGGATTGAAAGAAACTTTTGGGACTGTTACTAAAGTAGAGGAAATAATAAAAGATAATAATACTTATTATGTGTTAAGTTTAGACTTTGATTATGATAAAGACATTAGTGTTAGAGGATCAATATTTGGGGATTTTTCTATTCACCCAAAAACTAAAGTCATAAGAAATACTAGAAGAAATTTACCTTCAATTGTAGTAGATTCGACCATAAATTTCCCTGAATCTGGCGAACTTATAGTAGAAACTGAATTTAGTACGAGTGTAGTTAAGTACAATTCAAAAAATATAAATCAATTCTTAGAATGTACGGGTGAAATAGACGATATAGATGTTGGCTCAAATGTATATCTAAATGTTTATGCATATTCTTTAGTAAATGATGCAGAAATAAAAGTCAGAATATTAGGTATTTTACAGGATATTGAAATTCCAAACAATTCTAGATATTTTTCTAACGAACAATTTATAAAATTTAATACTTTAGGAAAATTACAAGATAATTTTAAATATAATGATTGGATAACAAATATTCCAGTCGAACATAAAGTTTCAAAATTTGAATACCTCGATAATTCAAAAATTAAAATTTATACAATAGATACAAACTTTGTTACTGTTTCTGATCAAATTTATATTGTATTTTTTGATATTGATATTGATGATATCAATGAACAACCTTTTGAAGTTGAATCGGTTTCACAAGATAAAAAATCAATAATTGTAACAAATCCATATAGAATTTCAAAAATATATTCAATAACAAAGTCAGTAAAAACGTATGTTAATAATTTTGGTGACGAAATTATTAGTGATGTACAAAATGTATACTCCGATAATTTAGATAATGTTTATGTGACCTCACAAGGGATTCCAGGATATGTAGATTATTCAATTGCAAAAAAGAATTTTTCAATAAATTTATTTGGCTTATTGAATTCAATAGAAGATGAAAAAATTGGAATAACAACTCAAATTAATAATTCCATTGTAGATATTGATATATCTGTAAATTCATCTCAAATACATGATTATAAAACTGGAGATTCCGTAGTTTACTTACAAAATCCAGTTACATATACTCTTGATGACGGCAGAACGATAGAGTTGAATGTATATAATCAACTTAATCACAATCAAACTTACTATGTTGAAAGAATATCTGATAGTAAATTAAGACTATACAAAAGTAGATCCAACATATATTTTAATAGATATACTAATATTGAGTATAATAGGTTATATTCACCAATAAACTTAAAGCAGGAATCATTTACTAATAATCAAAAAATTCAATTATTAAGTAATAATTATTTTTTACAAGATAACGACTTTGTATTATTATTTGATGATGATAACAATATCGAAATTTGGTATTATACATACAGTCTAAATCAATGGGAACAGATAAAAGTAAATATTTCTGGCCAATTATTTAAGAGCGAGTATATAACTAATGAACAAAATAAAAAATTAAGTGGTTCAAATTTAATTAAAAAATTATCTGAGCCTAAAATTCCAGAAAAATTAGAAGAAACTAATTTTGGTGCGACCGGAATATTAGCGAATGGTGTAGAAATATTAAATTACAAATCAAATGATTTCATTTATTATGGAGAGATTGAAAAAATAAATGTCATATCACCAGGATCAGAATATGACGTGATCAATCTACCTTCACTTCAAATATCACCAGAAATTACTACTACGGATCCTTGTATTCCTTACCTGGAAGTAACCGGAGAATTGGTAAAAATTAATGTTTTAGATGGCGGATTTGACTTTTTAGATGAACCAAAAATAAAAATTTCTGGAGGAAATGGATCAGGAGCCGAAGTAAAAGCAAATTTAATTTCATTTAAACATGAGGTCAATTTAAATCCAACCGTAAAATTTGTAAATTTAGCAGAAAACACAATTTCATTCTCAACATATCATAAATTTAGAGCCTATGAAGAAGTAATATATCAAACAAATAATCAGAAGGCTATAGGCGGTATATCTACTAATTCAGTATATTATGTTTCAGTTCAGGATGATCTAAAAATAAAGTTACACAATACTAAAGAAGATGCACTGGCTGGAATTGCAATTAGTTTAACTTCATATGGAGACGGATCACAAAAACTAATATCAAAAGAAGAAAAGAAAAAAATATCATCTGTTACGGTATTAAATTCAGGTAAAAATTATAAAAATAATACTGTTATAATAGCTTCATCTGGAATTAATACCTATGATAGTACAATAACAGCGAATAATCATGGTTATGTTACTGGTGATATAGTTAAATATCAGTGCACCGAAACATATCCAGTAGGCTTAGGCGAAGAAAATTATTATGTCACAAGAATAGATTACAATAATTTTAAATTATCTAATGTTGGTGTAGGAACTACAGCTAAAGATTTTTACTTTAAAACTAACCAATACGTAACTATTTCTACATCTGGTATAGGAACACATACATTTAAACATGAACCAATAAGCTTAGAAGTATTAGGAAAAACTGGAATTTCTTCTTATTCCAGTAATTTATTTTTACCCAAATTAACTCCAGTTTTTAGAGGCTCAATCTCTAATGTTTACATTCAAAATGGTGGAATAGGGTATGGAAGTTCTGAAATATTAAACTATGAAAAACAACCATTTTTTACAATAAATTCTGGTAAAAATGCTCAATTTTTACCTAATGTTGTGGATGGAGTCATTAAAGATGTTTATGTCATAAATGGTGGAAGTGGCTACACTACCCCAGAATTAGTTATAACCGGCTCTGGTATTGGTTGCATCTTAAATCCAGTTGTGGATAATGGGGTGATTAAAAATGTAGTTGTAGTTAATGGAGGATCTGGATATCAAAAAAATAATACTTTAGTTGAGGCTATAACTTTTGGTAAGAATTCTTCATTTCAAGCGAAAATAAAATCTTGGAATGTTAATTCTACGTTTAGAATAATTAATTCTAATAATTTGTTGTCTCCTGATGATGGAGTACTATCACCAGGGGAAAATAATAACTTAAAATATTCACATTTATATTACCCAACCGAGCTTAGAAAAAAAGTATTTTCTAAATTTTTAGATGAAAATGGTAATCTTATATTCAGGTCTGATTATGAAAACAGTACTTCAAATATAAAATATCATTCTCCTATTGTAGGATGGGCTTATGATGGAAATCCAATATATGGACCATATGGATACTCAAATCCAATTAAGAAAAGTTCAATTAAAAAAATAATATCTGGATATGAATTATTGCCATCTAGTAAAAGACCCCCACAAAAAAAAGGAGATAATATAATATTTCCAAATGGTTTTTTTGTAGATGATTATGTTTTTACTGGAAATGGAGATTTAGATGAAAATAATGGAAGGTATTGTGTAACACCAGAGTATCCGAATGGAACATATGCTTATTTCTGCACTGTATCTGAAAATGACGATTTTAAACCAGAATTTCCTTATATTATAGGAAAATATTTTAGATCCAAAAAAATAATAGAAAATTTCGACCCCAAGAGTAATCAAAATTCTTTTGATTACAACAATGTTCTTAGAAACACATATTTTTATTCATTAAAGGATTTAAATTCAAATTATAAATTTTTAAGCACTCCTAACCAAGATTTAAATCAAACCATAAAGATTAAATCTACATCATATGGAAAATTAAATTCAATCGGAATAATTACTGGTGGACAGAATTATTCCGTAGGAGATTATGTTAAATTTGATAATTCATCCACTAATGGTTATGGGGCAAATGCTTCAGTAGACTATGTATTGGGTAAACCAGTAACCACATTACAAAATAATAAGTATACATTAAACAATATAGAAATTTATTCGCAGTCAAATTATTATATTGGAATATCTACTGAAACTCATCAATTAAATGATTTGGATTTTGTCAATATTGTTGGCAAATTAAATCTTCCCGAATCTAAAAATATAAATGATTTTGTAAATGTTGGAGTAAGATCTCAATTTTTAACCCTAACAGAATCAGTTAATAGCACCAGTTCGACTGGAATTGTTACTATTTTTTCAGTTGAAGGCAATTTACAATTTCCCTTTTTACTAGAAAATGATTTTTATAAAATTGACGATGAAGTAATAAAAATACTTAAAATTGATCAAAATGAGTCAAAAATAAAAGTTCTTAGGAATCCAACCGGATCCTCTCACACTGCAAAATCCAAATTAGTAGAACTAACTAGAAAATTCAACTTTAATTTAAATAAACCATTCAATTCACAAACTTTAAATAGACAATATTATTTCAATCCAACCGAAAACGTTGGTTTTGGGACAACAACTGGATCAACAGTTTCAATTAATTATACTGGAATTGGAACTACAAGCTTAAATATCCCTGCTGGTAGTTTTTATATTCCAAATAATGATTTAGATACTAATACGCCTTTAATTTATTCGCCAAATGGCGGTAATTCAATTAAAGTATCTAATGGTTCTAGTATATTTGATTTATCTAATTCAAAACAAATATATTCAATAAAATTATCTAATGATTTTATTGGTATATCTAGTAACAAGGTTTCAATTGGAACTGAAGGAAAGTATGTTGGAATTGGAACAACAACTACGTTTTTATACGTCACTGATTATGGTACAGGCAATTACCACAGTTTTAAAACTGATTATCCTAATGTAATTAAAGTTGATTTACAAAGAAATAATATTAGGGTTTCTACATCATCTACTCATGGATTAAGAGTGGGGGATTTGATATCAATTAATGTAAAATCTGGAATAACAACAACACTAAAACTAGAATATAATGAAGCAAACAGAAGATTAACCACAAATAAAAAATATTTTTCCTCAATTAATACTGTTGATTCTACAATTGAAATAGTTGATCACAATTATTACAATGGACAACCAATAATTTATACTTCAAGTTCTCCATCAATTGGGTTGGAAAATAATAGAATATATTATGTCATAGTTATAGACAAAGATAATTTAAATTTAGCTAGTAGCGAGTACAACTCTATCACATCAAATCAAAAAATTAATATTACATCGTCATCTTCTGGTTATCTATATGAAATAAATCCAAATATTAATATACTAAGAAATCAAAAAATTATATTTGATCTATCTGATAGTTCACTTTCCTTTAATGATGGGGTACAAAATTTATCTGCATTTGAATTTGATTTATATGAAGACATAAATTTCAACAAAAAATATTTTAACACTGTTAAATTTGGTAATATTGGAATTGATGCTAATGCTAGATTGGAGTTGCAAGTAACTGATGAAACTCCACAAAAATTATATTATAATTTAAAACCAAAAACAAATATAAATTTACCAAAAAATAAAGAACAAATTTACATTGATGAGTCAATATTTGATTACAATACGATTAATATTGTTTCTAGTGATTATTCTGGAGAGTATCCAATAGTTGGAATATCAAGCACTTCTTTTGATTATTGTTTGAGGAATACTTCAGAAACTAATTTGTATTCTTCCTTTAGTTCTGACATATCTTATTATACCAATTCAAAAACAGCTTATGGTGAAATAAAATCATTAAAAATCAATTCTCCTGGTCAATATTATGATAAGTTACCAGGAATAACATCAATAACAAGTAAAACTGGAACTGATGCAGTTTTATATTCTATAAGTGATAGTATAGGCAAAATAAAATCCACAGATATTTTAGATTTTGGATATCAATATTCAATAGATCCGACAGTCAAACCCACTTTAAGTCTACCTAGGATTTTAAGAATAGAACCATTTTCATCAATTGATCGAGTAGTAACCACATTTAAAGGTAGATTTTATAATTATTCACCAAATTTAATTGTTATCGATTCTGTTACCAATCAAATTCAAGATACAGTTTTAAATTTCAACCATTTAAATGGAAAAGTTACAATAATTAAAAATTCTACTGGATTTAATAACGTCAAACCTCGTATTATACCAGTAAATAATTCAAATGGGATTGGAATAAATTCTATAACTTATGATGTTCCATTAAAAAGAGCAACTGCAACTCTTAATTATGATTTCACGGACCCAAATACTTTTCCAGTCGAAATTAATGATAAAATCATAGTAGAAAATACTTCCATATTACAACTGGATCCAGATTTTGTACCAGATGGCACAACATATAAAGGATATAATTCTAGTGAATATAATTATTCTGAATTTAATGTTGTTGCTTTTTCTACTGCAATAAATGATGATAGAGCATATATAACATTTTCTTTGGAGAATGTGGCAAATTCTAGTTTTGAATTAGGTACTTTCGATCCAGAAAAATCTAGAGGAAATATTGTTCCAGTAAAAAATATTCCAATTTTTGACCCAATAATAAAGAAAAATTCATATGTAATTGGAGAAAAAGTTGAATCTGATGGAAAACAAGGAGTAGTTAGTAATTGGGATCCAAAAACAAATTATATCGAAATTGAAAGTGTAGACTCATTTAAATTAAATTCATTTTTAGTTGGAAAAACTAGTGGTTCAGTTGGAAAAATAGAAGAAACTATACAATTAGATTCTGTAGGTAAAGTCAATTATTATACAATTAAAAATGATGGATGGAAAAACCAAGTAGGATTTCTGAATGTCAATAGCCAAAGAATTCATGATAGTGATTATTATCAATATTTTTCATATTCAGTTAAATCTAGGACTCCTTTTGATCGGTGGGAAAGTGTTGTTTCATCTTTAAATCATACTTCTGGATTTAAAAAGTTTAGCGATTTATCTATCGAATCAGAAACTATTGGTGGAACTGGAATATCAACAGATCAAAATAATGGAAATATAGTTGCTGTAGCTGATCTAAATACCATTATAGATTTAGAAACTACCTATGATTTCGATCTTGGGTCAGAGGAAAATACATTTACTCTAAATTCCGAATTAATATCAGATGAGATCACATTTAATTCAACTACGTTACAAGATTACTCACAATCAATTGGGAATAGAGTCTTGGTAATCGATGATATAAGTGGAGAATTTAATACAAATAGAAAATCAACTTTTGTAACAGCAATAGACATTTAATACAAAATGGCAAAAACGAGAGCCCTAAAATTCTTTCTAACAGTTCAAAGTGACATAGACGATTCTAATGTACAATCTTCTATAGTAACTTTAATAAACAATGGCTCACAACTTACTACAAATGACTATGCTAAGCTTTATAGCAAAGAGGACTTAGGGAATTATTCTATATCTATAGTTGGAGATCAAGCAATTTTAGAATTTTTTCCAGTAGATGGAAAAATCAATGATTATTCTTATGGTTATGTCTACTACGACACAAAAAAATTTATAACTGAATCTTCTAGTTTTGATGTTAGTGACAGTGTAAGTATAGCATCATCAAATACTGTTGTATCAGCTGGTACAACAGGAACTATTGTAATTTTGCCAGAAAAGTTTAGTTCTTCGAAAGTAGTATTGGAAATTTCTGGAGATGATGAGTCATTTGAGTTTAATGAAATAAATTTAACTGAAGATAAAGATGGAAATTTATTTTTTGCAGAGTATGGAAGATTAAACATAAATTCCAATTCATTGACCGGTATTGGAACTTATTATACTTACAAAGAAGGAAATAATATTAAAATAGATTTTTCTCCTTTTGACACTAGCCAAAATTATACTTGTAATGCTGTATCTGTTTCATTGGCAAAAACTGAGTATTCCGCATCTGGACAAAAACAATTAAAATTTGCCAATTTATCTAGTAACAAAGTTTCTTTTGCTTCTACTGATTCTCCTGTTATAACAAAAATAATAGAGCATACATTAGAGTATCAGTCTGCATACTATTTGATACAAGTTAATGATTTAACTAATAATAGAATAGATTTCTCGGAATTGTTTACTGCAAACAATTTAACTCAATCTTTAGGGGTACAGTATGGTAGAATAGTTAGTGATATAAATTTGGGAGAGTTTGAAATTAACACTTCTGGAACATTTGAAGTATTTTTTACCCCTATACCAAATGCAGATCTTGAAGTTTTAATATTTCAACAAACATTAGGGTTTACGCCATTTTCAAATGCACCAAAAGTAATCAATTTAAAAAATTCTCAAATAGTAACTTCTGTCAGTAAAGTTGGAATAAATGATGAAAACAATAATAGAACTAATTTTAATTTAGAACATAAAAATTTACCTATATTTGAAAGGGCATTTGATGGTAGTGATCCATTTAATGTTAGATTACAAGAAAATTCAATATATTTACCAAATCACTTTTTTGTTACTGGAGAAAAGGTTCTATACAGATCAGAAGAGTTTAATAGAACATCAAATGTAAACTCAATAGGAATAGCTGCAACATTTGTTTCTGGGATTGGAATAACAAACAAATTACCACCTGAGGCATACATTTATAAATTTGACAATTCTAGGGTAGGATTATGTTCAAGTCCAGAATATGCTCTATTGACTCCACCAATATTGTTTGACTTTGTTAGTTTGGGGACAGGAGTAGATCATTATATTACAGCTACAAATCAAAATTCTAAATGTTTAATAGCGATTGATAATGTAATTCAATCTCCAATAGTAGGATTATCCGTGACATCGAATATTATCAGTGACATTAAAGTAACTGATAATATTTTAGTTTTCTCTGGGATATCTTCTTTCTTTGGTGGGGATCTAATTAAGATTAATGACGAAATAATGTCAATTGAATCAGTTGGAGTTGGTAGCACTGGATATGTCGGTGTAAGACGATCTTTACTTGGAACTGGGATATCATCTCATTTTTCTGGAGATCTGGTTAGAAAAATGAAAGGAAATTACAATATCGTGGATAATGTAATTCATTTTTCTGAAGCCCCATATGGTCCATTCCCAGCGGAAGATGAATTCAAAGATTCTGAATCAATTTCGTTAGAAACCCTATCAAAATCTAAATTTCAGGGTAGAACTTTTATTAGATCGGCTGATCCCTTTGTATTAGAGGATACGTATAATCGAAATTATGTTTTTGATGATATATCAGAAGATTTTAATTCATTGCAAAAAACATTTGAATTAAAACAATCATTTTCATCTTTAGTGGGTGTGTCAAATAATATTCCCTTAGTTTTAATAAATAATATATTACAAATCCCAACCGAAGATTTTAATGTAGAGGAAGTGGGACCTAAAACTGAAATAGAATTTACAGGAACTGCAACTTCTATTTCATATGATCCAAATAATGCAAGTATTCCAAGAGGAGGAATTATATTATCAATAGGATCTAGTTCTGGATTTGGATATCAACCTTTAATTTCAGCTGGAGGTACGGTCACTGTATCATCAGCTGGGACTATACAAAGTATAAGTATTGGAAATAGTGGATCTGGTTATAGAAGAGATTATCAGCTTGTAAGGGTTGGAGTACAAACTTTTGATTCATTTTTAGCAAATATTCAATTTATAGGAACAGCAACCGTCCAAAATGGAAGTATTGTTGGAGTTTCAATTACAAACCCTGGGATTGGATACACATCATATCCAAAAATTTATACAACAAAAACCAATAATTTAGTTTCATCTGGATCTACAATAATATTTTTAGAAGATTTATCCAAGATTCCAATTTCAAATGGAATTATTGAAATAAATTCAATATTAAATAATGTCCCAATAGTAGGAATAGGTAGTACATTTGTTTTAGTTTCTACCGCAAATTCTCCATCGTCTACAATTTCTGCAAATACTTTAGTGGAAATAAAAGAATATGATCCACCAAAAGTTATTTTTGATGAACCTCTTTCTTATTCTGACATACCTCTAGTGTATTCTGGGGCAACTGGAGTTGGAACTGAAGCCACCATAGATGTGATAGTTGGACAAGGATCTAGTGTAATAGATTTTAAGATTAAAAATTTTGGATATAATTATAAATTAAACGACAGTTTGACATTACCAATATCTGGTCCTATTGGAATCCCAACTACATCATCATATCAAAAATTTATTTTAAATGTAGTAAAGACTTATAATGATGCATTTTCATCTTGGTCAGTAGGAAGTTTAAGATTATTAGATGACATTTCATATTTAATTAATAACAAAAAAAGAACTTTCCCTTTAATGTATCAAGGAAATAGATTTTCTATAACATCAAAACCAGGCTCCAACATTGATATACAATCAACATTATTGGTTTTTATTAATGAAGTTTTACAGGAACCTGGAGTTGGTTATATTTTTAATGGTGGTAGTACTATAACGTTTTCTGAACCACTAAAAAGATATGTAAATGGAGATTCAGATAAAGTAAAATTAATATTTTACAGGGGCACTGAGGGAATAGACGTATTGGATGTAGATATATTAGAAACGGTAAAGCCGGGTGATGTTATTAAACTAGATAGTGAAACTTACTCAAACCAACAAGATGAAAGGCAAGTTGAAGATATTTTAAGCGTTGATATAGCCAGAACAAATGTATACAAAGGCAGAGGAATATCGGAAGACAGTCAATTATTGAGACCAATAAATTGGACTAGACAAAAAAATGATCTTTTTATAGATGGAACAAAAGTAACAAAGGATAGGACAATATATGAACCTCTAGTATTCCCAACAACAGGCATAATAAAAACGGTCGGTATTGGATCAACTCAGATTTTTGTACAAAATGTGAAAACTTTTTTTGATAATAAGAAAGAAAATAATAACACGCCTTTAAAAAACACAATACAAATTATATCATTGGATAACTTGGTGTCAGCTTCTGCAACTGCAACCATCAATTCAAATGGTGAAGTTTCATCTATAAACATAGTGAACTCTGGTAACGGTTATTTACAAGCGCCAAAAGTAGTAATTCAAAACCCTATAGGTATAGGATCGACCGCTATTGTAACTTCAAACATATCAAATAAAAAAGTTACTTCTTTCAATATTACTGGAATTGGCTCTGGATATTCGACTACTAAACCTCCATTAGTTTTAATAGAACCGCCTACACCCCAAACTGAAATTATATCCGCTGTTACATATAAAGGAGATTTTGGCATAATTACTGGAATTGCCACTACATCTATAACTGGAGTGGCTCAAACTGGACTAATATTTGATTTATTAATAGAAAAAGATTCATTTTTAAGAGATTCTACTTTTGTTGATGTCCCAATTTTAACTAGTAATATAAAACAAAATTATTATTTTGAAGTAAATAATAGTAATATTGGAAATGGGTTGGAATCTTTGTCGTCGAATGGATCAACAATTGGAATAGGGACAACTGCACTTGATAATGTATATGAAGTCATGTCAGTGTCAATTGCCCAAACTAGCGCATATGGAATAGGTATAACCGATGTGGCTAAAGTTGTAGTTAGTGTAAAAGATTATAACGGCATATCTGGACTTGGCTTCAGTGGGTATTATGGAAATTATAATTGGGGCTTAATAGAATTTACGTCAAATAGGAGAGTTGCTCCAAAACAATTTGATGTAGGGTCAAATTATGGAGTAACTGGACTAAATACCAGTCCAACAGTAAGAAGAAGAGCACCATTAAAATATTTTAATTACTTAACATAAATAATATTAAAAAATAGATAAATGTCAGCAATTATAACTGATCAAATTAGAATCTTAAACTCAAAAAGTTTTATAGATTCCGCAAAATCTGGTAAAAATAATCTATATGCGTTTGTTGGGTTACCAAACGCTTCTGAATATAATCAATTTTGGGATAGTTCTCCACCACCACCAAAAGATTCATTTGATGATGAAAATGACTATTGGGATAGTATGATTTCATTAAAAAGAATAAATCCAGATCGTGATATCAGAAGTGTAATTAATAAAGTAGTTTGGGAGTCTGGTACTACTTATGATATGTACAGACACAATATAACAAGAAACAATTTATCAAAGCCATCACAAAAAACGAGTTTATATCAATCAAATTATTATGTTTTAACTAAAGATTATAGAGTGTATATTTGTCTGAATAACGGTTCATCCCCAGACAATCCAGAGGGAATTCCATCTCTATCTGAACCTAATTTTATAGACTTGGAGCCAAAAATTACAGAAGATGGATATACTTGGAAATATTTGTACACTTTAAATATAGAAGATGTAATAAAATTTGATTCTATAAATTTCATGCCGGTTCCTAGTGATTGGGAAACCTCTATAAATTATGAACAAATACGATTAAATGCGACAAATGGTGGTCAAATTAAAGTTGCAACCATTACCAATTTCGGTCAAAATTTGGGGTCTCCAAACGTCTATTCGGATTTACCAATTCTTGGCGATGGAAATGGGGCAAAAGTTAGTATAGTAGTAGGAAATGAAGAAAAAATTACTTCTATATTCGTAACAGATGGAGGAAATGGATATACTTATGGTAAAGTTGATTTATCTTCAATTTCATTTCCTTCTAATGCAGTCCTACCAAGATTTGACGTAATCATACCGCCAAAAGGAGGACATGGTTATGACATATATAATGAACTTGGTGCCTACAATTTGTTAATTTATTCTAGATTTGAAAATGATTCGACGAATCCAGATTTTATAACTGGAAATCAAATTGCTAGAATAGGAATAATTAATAATCCATTGAGCTTTAATTCTGATACTATTTTGGATAAAGAAAGAGCAAGTTCGGTATATGCTTTAAAATTAATAGGAAAAAATTCAGTACAAGACTACGAAGAAGCTACAATAATACCAGATTCTATAATAACTCAAACCGTAGGAACAGGAATTACAGCTGTAGGTAGAGTCATATCTTATGATAATAAAACTGGCGTTTTAAAATACTGGCAAGACAGGTCTTTATATGGATTTAATTTAGGAGGTGAATATAATGAAAATAGAACTAGAAAATCAGATGTAGTCTCTCTATATGGAGACGATAAAGTAGAATTTACATCTACTATTTTATCTGGCGGTTCATTAGATATTAGTGGATTTAATTTAAGTTTAAAAATAGACAACTCTTACACTGGTATAACAACGGTAATAAATAATGTTACTTATAATTTGGGGCAAAATTTTATTTCAGGTACATCAAATCCAGAAGTAAAGCCACATTCTGGGGATATCATTTATGTTGATAATAGACCATCAATAACTAGGTCTCCAAATCAAAAAGAAGATATAAAAGTAATCTTGCAGTTCTAATAAATTAGGATAATCATGCCACAAAAAACCAATTTAAATGTATTCCCATATTTTGATGACTACAATCAAGATAATATCTACCATAAGGTACTATTTAAACCTGGTTATCCAATACAGGCAAGAGAGTTAACCACTCTACAAAGCATACTTCAAACTCAAATTGAAAGATTTGGAAATTGGGCATTCCAAGAGGGAAGTCCAGTAATACCTGGAAAAATAGTATACAATGATAGATATTATGCTGTAGAATTAAAAAATTCTTTTAATGGCATTAATATTAATCAATATTTGTCCTCTATTATTGGAACGACTATTAGAGGAGAAAAAAGCGGAGTTAGAGCTAAAGTAATATCTGCTATAAGTGATAAAATATCTGTAAGAAATAATACTACAATTTATGTCAATTTTATTGACTCCGATTTTGAAACCTCAGAATACATGGGATTTTCAGATGGTGAAAATCTACTACTAGAACAAAATGTAACTGCTTATATTACAATAGATCCAGATTCAATTATAAACTTACAGGCAAATGAAGCATTCGCTTCCACGATTGATGTATCATGTAATTCAGTTGGATCTACTTTATTAGTTGAGTCTGGTGTATATTTTATAAGAGGATATTTTGTAAAAAATGATAGTCAATTTATATTATTGGATCAGTATGGAAATTTTCCTTCATATAAGGTGGGATTTTTAGTAACAGAAGACATAATTACATCTGAAGATGACAATTCATTGAATGATAATGCCAAAGGATTTTTAAATTATGCTGCTCCAGGCGCAGATAGGTTTGCAATTTCATTAGTTCTTACTAAAATAGCACCAGACGAAGAAATACCAGAAAACTTTATACAACTTGTAGAAATAATAGATGGTATTGTAAGATCTATACAAAGAGACCCCAGATTAAATGAATTAGGTAAAGAATTAGCAAGAAGAACTTATGATGAATCTGGAGATTATTACGTAAAACCTCCAACTATAACAGTAGAAGAATCATTAAATAATTTACTTGGAAATGATGGAATTTATAGTGGAAATCAACTAACATTTAATGGAAATGTACCATCTGAAGATCTTGGTGTTTATAGCATTTCTCCACTAAAGGCATATGTTAAGGGTTATGAAGTTGAAACTGTTTCATCTACTCTTTTGGATTTTAAAAAAGCCAGAACTACAAAAAGATTAGAGAATCAAAGTATATTATACAACACTGGATCAACCATAAGCTTAAACAGAGTATATGGATCTCCAGTTATAGGGATTTCTACCACTTACACAATTAGTTTAAGAGATGAGAGAAAAGGAACCAATTCTGGTATATCTGTTGGAAAAGAAATAGGAGTAGCTAGAGTATACGATTTTGCATTAGAGTCTGGATCATATAATTCTAGTCTACCAGACGTAAATCAATGGGAAATAAACGTTTATGATGTACAAACATTTACAGAAATATCTGTAAATGAAACAATAACATTAAATGAATCTACTTATGTAAAAGGAAAGTCTAGTGGAGCAGTAGGATACTTAAAATATGGAGTTTCAAATTCTGGCATATTGACTGCATACAATACAAGTGGATTTTTTATAAGTGGGGAGAAAATAATTTTTAATGGTGTAGAAGACGAAAAAACAAGAGTAACAACTTCAGTTAAAAGTTACACGTTAGATCAAGTAAAATCTTTATATGGAATTGTTGGAGTCGCAAATACATTTTCTGCCGACATTGTTCAAATTAAAAAAAGACCTTTTGGAATAGCAGATATATCACCGTTAAGTTCAGGCATATCGACTATAAGTGTAACAAGTGCTCAATTTCCTGGAGTCGTAAAAATCAATGATTTGGTTTCATATACAATACCAGGAAAATCTGATGTAACTTATTCTAAAGTTCAAACTGTAAATCCAACATCACTAGTTGTAGTAGGAGTAACCACTGTAAATGGAATTTGCGATGGAGCACTGCCAAATTCCAGTACTACAGTAACCGATCTTTCTTTATTGGGATCAAATTCGCTATCTGTTTTGGACGAAAAGCTATACACAATTTTACCAAAGTCAAATATTAGTAATGTAGATTTGAGCAATTCTTCTTTAACAATAAGAAAACAATTTGACGTAACTATCACATCAAATTCTACCGGTAATGTAGTTGCATCAGATAACGAAAAGTTTTTACCTTTTGATGAAGAAAGATATGTTTTAATTACAAGTAATGGAACAATAGAAAGACTTAGTAGTGATAAATTTGATTCCACTAGTTACAGTTCTTCTGGTGGTTCTATCATAAAATTTAATGGCTTAGAAACTACGTCAGGAAATGCGAGGTTGATTGCCACATTAACTAAATCTAAATTAAGTCAAAAAATAAAAAATAAATCTATTGTTAAATCAATAATAATCGATAAATCTAAATTAGTTGGCTCTGGAATTGGAGAAACAACTTTAAACAATGGGCTAGTATATGGAAATTATCCATATGGGACAAGAGTTGAAGATGAAGAATTATGTTTGTTGAGGCCAGATGTAGTTGGAATTTATGGAATATTTGAACTGAATGACACCTCTAATTTGTCATCGGATCCAAAAGCCCCCAGATTAACACTATCAAATATAAGCGGAAATTCAGCTAGTACTAATGATTTTAATGTTGGTGAAACTTTAATAGGTGAGATTAGTAGTGCGGTTGCAGTTTGTGTTGGAAAGATAAATTCAAGCACAATAGAATTTACTTATCTTAATTCTGAAACATTTATAATTGGAGAAAGTATAAAATTCAAAAATTCTTTAGTATCTGCTTCGGTGAATTCTATAGAAATTGGTGATAAAAATATAACTTCAAATTATGTTTTAGATGATGGCCAAAGAAATAACATGTATGACTATTCTAGAATAATTAGAAAAAGTCAATATAAAGAACCAATAAGAAAAATAAAAATATATTTTGAATCATCAGAATATAGTTCATCGGACACTGGAGATATAACCACTGTAAATTCATATCAAAATTTTGATTACTCTCAAATTCCAAGTGTAAATCAAAACAGAAATAGTGATATTATTGACATAAGACCAAAAGTATCCCCATATGTCGTTGCTGAAAATCAAAAATCTCCTTTTGAATTTTCTTCTAGAAATTTTTCAGTAGAATATAACAATTCATCAAAATACATACTTGCATCCGATGAATCTATAATTTGTTCTTATTCATATTATTTGCCTAGAATTGACAGTATTTACTTATCTAAAGATGGGATATTTCAAGTAAGAGTTGGAGATCCATCAGATGATCCACAATTACCAATTCCATTGGATGAATCAATTGAAATTGCAAGGGCATTTATACCAGCATATACTTTTAATACCACTGACATTAGTATAACAAGAAATGAATATAAACGCTATACAATGTCAGATATTGGATCTCTCGAACAAAGAATAAAAAATTTAGAATATTATACATCTTTGTCTCTATTAGAAAAAGATACAGCTAGTTTAGTAATATTAGATCAAAATGGAAATACTAGATTTAAATCTGGATTTTTTGTTGATAATTTTACTACGACAATATATCAACAAAAAGATACGATTGTAAAAAATAGTATCAATGTAAATTTATCAGAACTTAGACCTACTCATTATACTACGAATTGTGATTTGGTTATAGGTGAAACTTCTTTGATTCTGGATAAAAATAATTCTGTTGACATAGAATATTCTGAAGATTTCATATCCACAAATATAAAAAAAACTGGAAATGTTGTAACTTTAGATTATGATGAAGTGGTAGAAAATACGCAACAATTTTCTACAAGAGTAGTTGATGTATTTCCATATGAAACTTCTGAATATAATGGGAGTATAATACTTAATCCATCATCAGATGTGTGGATTAGTCAAAATAAAGTAAAACCAAATTCAATTCAATTAAATGGAGATTTGACTGAAAATGACGCTCAAATTGAGGTGACTCAAGATAATCAAGAGACGGGATTTAACCCAGTTGAGTGGAACTCTAGTTCAAAGTATTGGAAATACAACCAAAAACCACAAAAATCACAAACATTTAATCCAAAATCTAGTAAAAATAATACAAATAAAGGAAAATATTTTGTAGATAATGATATAAAAACATCTACAAAAAAACAAAATATTAATGCAATAAAAACATCATCTTCATTTAATTCTTTGCCTAAAATTGGCAATTCTGAACAAATATCATCGACGACTTCTGTTATCTCTAATGAATTAATTCCATACATGAGAAGTAGAAACATTGAATTTAAAGCCGAAAGATTAAAACCATTCACTAGAATGTATCCATTTTTTGATTCAAAAAATGTCAATGAATACATAATTCCAAAATTAATAGAAATTAGCATGGTGAATGGTAAATTTGTAGCTGGAGAAGTTGTAATTTGTAGAATTCAACCTAAATCTGGAGCATGGATTGGTGATGGATCTAAAAAATCAGGTAGATTTAAACAAATATTTTCGAGAGATGGGAATCCAATTAATAATTTATCGGATGTTAAAAACGTAATCCCATACCAATTAATATCTTCTGGGATATCAACTAATTCTTCATCGTATTTTAAACAATCCCAATTAATTAATAATTTTTCTAATACGATGCGTTTTTCTGGACCTTTATCTAGATTTAGGATATGTGCCCCAAATCATAAAATAGGACCATATAATAGTCCAACTAAGAAATATTATGCAAATCCGTATGATAGATCACAGGTAATATCAGATTCATATTCAACTACTTCAACTATTTTAAATATTGATACATTTAGTTTATCTTATTCTGGACAGTCTAATTTGTATGGTTATATTAGAATTGGAATGCAGTTAGTTGGAGAAACGAGTGGTGCGATAGCAACCGTTACTGACATTAAATTAGTTACAGATGAAGTTGGTTCATTGATTGGATCTTTTAAAATACCAAATAATGAAAAAAATAGATTTACCGCTGGAGAAAAAGTTTTTAGATTATCTAATAGTAGTGTAAATGATTTTACTCCAGGCGTAGTATTCAGTTCCGCAGAAGAAAAGTTTTATGCTCAAGGTACATTAAATTCTATACAAGAAACTGTTTTGTCAGTTAGTAAACCAAGAATTGCTCCAGAAATACCAACACCTCCACCGCCTTCTGTTGGTCCTTCCGTATATGCACCACCACCATCAACTCCATCTCAGCCATCATCTCCTTCTGCGCCAAAACCTGTCAATGTTGCTCCAACAGCTAATCCAGTACCTTCTAGTCCACCACCTACAAAAATAAATTTTGGATCACCAGTATATGCAAATGCCGCTCAAAATAGACTGGTAAATGCAGCAAATGATGTTCTTCCAGGAAATTATAAAAACATAGAACAAGTTGCAAAAGAATTGGGGATTAAGGTGAATTATAGTGATGGTGGAAATGTTACTCAAAAAAGTGGAGATAAAATAACTGCTGCGTTGCAATCTCAGGGTGCTAACATAGTTCCTGGACCTGGATCTAAGCCAGATAAAAATTCTAATACTGGCAGCAACGATAAGAAATCAGAAGGTAAATCAGAAAGTAAATCTGATAGTAAAGGATCCGATGGTAAACCAAGAGCACGATAGATTCTAAAACAGAAATAAATAAAAAAAAGATCACATCAATGGAAATAAAAAGTCCTTTAGCACAATCATTTTATATAGTTCCAAGTTCGGGGATATTTGCAACATCAATTGATTTATATTTTTATTCTAAAGCAGTAACTTCACAACCAGTTACTGTGCAGTTGAGACCCATGAAGTTGGGAGTGCCTGATAATATAATATACCCATATAGTGAGGTAACTTTATATCCAGATGATGTTTCGACATCAGAGGATGCAAGTGTTGCTACTAATTTTAAATTTCCATCTCCCGTATACCTCTCCGGAGAAACTTATCATGCAGTAGTGATCATATCAAACTCCTCTGATTATAAAGTGTGGGCATCCAGACTTGGAGAAATAGATGTAACAAATTTAAACTCAGATAACTCTAAGGAAATTTTAACTACAAAACAAGTTGATTTTGGATCATTATTTTTATCGCAAAGTGGATCAACTTGGACTGCAAGCCAATATGACGATTTGAAATATACTTTAAAAAGAGCACAATTTAAAATAGATAATATAGGAAATATAAATTTCTACAATTCTGATTTGGATTCTGATCAATCTGCCGCATCCTTATTAAAAGATTCGTTAGAATTCAATGCTAAAAAAATTAGAGTAGGATTATCAAAAACTGTATCTGATTTAAATTTAACTTTTGGTAATACTATAACGCAATCCATTACTAATGCGAGTGGAAATTTTGTTGGATATGGTGGTTCTTCTTTTGGCAATTTGAGTATAATAGACGACGGTGAATCATATGAAAATGGTTCATATTCTAATGTCCCATTAATTAGTTTAACTGGGAGTGGAAAAAATGCAACTGTAAATTTAACTATTTCTGGTGGATCAGTTGTTTCTTCTGGGGCAACTATTTCTTCTGGTGGAGTAGGATATAAAGTTGGGGATTTATTGACGGTCAATCCACCTGGAACCAATAAATTAGGAAGAAATATAAGATTATCAGTATCTCAAATTTCAGCCTACAATGAATTAATAATAGACCAAGTTCAAGGTAATTTTGAAACTGGAATTGGAAAAACAATAAGATATACTAATAATTCTGGGACAACATTAGATTTGAATGGAAATGGATCAAATGTTTTATTGGATTCTGCTCCAATAGAACTAAATGATGGTAGACACATTAAAGTAAATCATTTTAATCATGGTATGCATTCCGGCAGCGATGTAGTGAAAATTTCAAATGCTATGTCTGATATAAATCCAACTACATTATCAATAGATTATGGTGCTGCTGCAACTTCAGTAATTACTTTGGAAGATGTCACTAACTTTTCTTCTTTTGAAAGTTTACCAGTTTCTGTTGATAATCCTGGATACATTTTAATTGGACAAGAAATAATTTCTTATACTTCATTATCTGGAAATAATTTATCTGGAATAACAAGGGGAATAGATGGAACTAAATCAGAATCATATGAAGTCGGAGATTCCGTATACAAATATGAATTGAATGGGATATCATTAAGAAGAATTAATAAAATTCATCAACTTTCTGATGCTACAGTTTCTGATCCAATAGGTTTAGACTATTACACAGTAAAGTTATTGATGAATTCAAATGGAAAAGATAGAACTACTACAAGTCCTCTTTATATAAAAGAGAGCAAATCAACTGGAGGACTAAATGTAATCGCCACAAAAAATATACAGTATAGTATAATTACTCCAAATATGGAGGTATTTTCTCCCGCTAATACTGAGGTATCCTCTACTATACGAACAATATCTGGAAAAAGTATAGATGGAAATGAGACTCCTTTTGTAGACCAAGGCTTTGAAGAAGCCTCTTTAAATGTCGCAAATTATTTGCCTTCCAACAGAATTATATGTTCGACATTAAATGAAAACTCTAAATTAACTACATTACCTGGCAATAAGTCATTTTGTTTAAATGTAACATTATCCTCTAATAATTCATATTTGTCTCCGGTTTTATCGGCAATAGAAAGATCATCTGTGATATTAACTTCAAATAGAGTAGATAACAAAATAAAAGATTTCACTACAGACGATAGAGTTGCATCCTTAACTGATGATCCATCATCATTTGTGTATGCGACGAAACCTATACTTTTAGAAAATCCTGCTCAAACTTTAAAGGTCATTTTATCTGCATATGTCAATGTAAATAGTGACATAAGATTATTATACTCAGTTTCAAATGATACAAATTTAAATTTAAATTATTTCCCGTTTCCTGGATATTCAAATTTAAATAATGGAGTGACAATTGACGTATCGAAGAATGATGGCACACCAGATAAAAAGCCAATAAAAACAGATATATTAATTCAAGATGGGACCGAAACTCCTTTTGTTGATTATGAATTTACTGCTGAATCAATAGGACCGTTTAAATCATTTAGTATAAAAATAATTGGAACTTCAACTAATCAAACATATCCACCTAGAATAAGAGATCTTCGTATAATTGCAGTAGATTAATATGTATTATAAAGTCAGGGGCAATTCCAACTTAGTGAGAGATCCAAATACAAATGCCATATTGAATATAAATTCTACTGAATATGACAACTACAAAAAAATAAAGGAAAATAAAGATAAAGAGCAAAAAAAACTACATCAGTTAGAATCAGATGTCAATCAAATAAAAAGCGATATTGATCTCATAAAAAAATTATTACTGGAGATTAAAAATGAATCCTGAAAAAATTATATTAGAGGATTTCAATAAAATGTTTGAATACGAAAAAGTATCTAGAGATATAGATAGTATAGAAGATCTTGAAACTTTGAAAATCTTTGCTAAATCATACGTTAAATTATATCTAAAACAACAAGAAATAGTATCTAAATTTTAAAATGGCACAACCATCTACTAGACAAGAATTAATTGATTATTGTTTGAGAAAATTGGGTGCACCAGTATTAGAAATTAATGTCGCACAGGAACAAGTTGAAGATTTAGTAGATGATGCAGTTCAATTTTTCCAAGAACGTCATTTTGATGGTGTATCTCCAGTGTTGTTAAAGTATGAGATAACTCAAGAAGATATAGACAGAGGCAGAGGAAAGTCTGGAGTAGGGATAACAACAGTAACAGGAAATAAGACGTATGAATATGAAGAAACTGCAAATTACCTTCAGATACCTTCTTATGTGATTGGAGTAAATAAAATATTTCAATTTGAAGGATCAAATAGCATTTCCAGTGGAATGTTTAGTATAAAATATCAATTATTTTTGAATGATATCTATTATTGGGGATCTACTGAACTTCTTACATATTCAATGGTAAAAACTTATCTTGAAGATTTAAATTGGTTATTAACTACACAAAAACAAGTAAGATTTAATAAAAGAGAAGATAAATTATATCTAGATATTGATTGGTCGAGTTTGACAGTTGGACAAACAATAATAATTGATTGCTATAGAGCACTAAACCCAGCAGAATCCACTAAAGTATGGAATGATTCATTTTTAAAGCAATATTTGACCGCTTTAATTAAAAGACAATGGGGACAAAATTTAATTAAATTTAGAGGAGTCAAATTGCCTGGTGGAATTGAATTAGATGGTAGACCAATATATGACGATGCGCAAAGAGAAATAGATATATTAATGGAAAGAATGTCTAGTACATATGAACTTCCACCACTAGACATGATAGGATAATATATGTTAAATCCATTTTTTCTACAAGGCTCAAAAGCTGAGCAAGGTCTCATTCAAGATCTTATAAATGAACAATTAAAAATGTATGGAGTAGATGTTTATTATTTACCTAGAAAATATTTAACTAAAAATACTGTTATTAAAGAAGTAATAGAGTCTGAATTTAATGGTGCGTATCCTATTGAAGCTTATGTTGATACTTATGATGGATATGAAGGGGCTGGAACATTATTAACTAAGTTTGGTGTTCAACCATATACTGATCTAACTTTAATAATATCAAAAGAACGCTATGAAAATTATATTTTACCTTTAATTCAAGATCAATCAAATATAGAATTGGCAACTAGACCAAAAGAAGGAGATTTAATATATTTTCCACTTGGAGACAGATTATTTGAAATTAAATTTGTTGAACACGAAATTCCATTTTACCAACTACAAAAAACATATGTTTACACGCTTAGATGCGAATTATTCCGATATGAAGATGAATTAATAAACACTGGAATATCTTTTATTGATGATAATGTAGAAAACCAAGGGTATATTCAAACATTTGATATGGTTGGTACTGGAGTATCTGCGACTGCTATAGCATCAATAGTAAATGGTGGGGTTACATTTATACAAGTAACAAATAGAGGAGATGGATACAAAACAGCACCTCAGGTCAAAATAGCTCCTCCAATTTTAGGTCAAACTGCAATTGGTATTGCATCTATGATTGGTGGTATAGTAGATTTATGTGAACCAGATGCAACTTTATTGAGAGTCCAAGCAGTAGAAATATCAAATCCTGGATTTGGGTACACTAGTCCGCCTAGTGTTGGATTCTACGGTGGTGGTGGTGATGGAGCAACAGCTGTTGCAACAATCGGTGATGGTATCGTTGGAGTGGTAACAATAACAAATGGTGGATCTGGATATTCGGATCCACCAAATGTTCAGTTTATTGGTGCATGTACCGTACCAGCTCAAGCTAGAGCAATAATACAAGATGGAGTTGTGACAAGAATTGGAGTTACAACTTCCGGAATTGGTTATATAGAACCACCATTGATACAAATTTCAAGTCCATATATGGTAGGTATTGGTACATATGTATACAATGAAACAGTGGTTGGTTCTATTAGTGGAAATACCGCTAGGGTGAAATCTTGGTCATCTTCTACCAATAAACTGGAGTTGTCAAATATAACTGGAGATTTTAAGCCAGGGGAAACATTAGTTGGAGCAGCATCTAGTGCAGCATATCAGATAAGAAAAATTACTGATGATAATGTATTTGATAAGTTTTCTGAAAACAAAGAAATTCAAATAGAATCAGAGCAAATTATTGACTTTAGTGAATCAAATCCATTTGGTACACCTTAATAAATATATAAATCGTTAAATAGTATATTATAAGGGTTTACTGACAATGTTTGAATATTTTTATCACGAAATCATAAGAAAAACTGTAGTTGCATTTGGTACACTTTTTAATGGAATAACAGTAAAGCATAAAAATAACAATGATGATGTCGTCTCAGTATTAAAAGTTCCTTTGGCATATTCGCCAACTCAAAAGTTTCTAGCTAGACTGGAACAAGTTCCAGATTTAAATAAACCAGTTCAAATTACATTACCTAGAATGTCATTTGAACTTATAGGAATGTCATATGACACTACAAGAAAATTAACAACAACTCAAACATTTTTAACAAAAGATGTAAATAACAATGAAATAAGAAAGGCATATATGCCTGTTCCATATAATTTAAATTTTGAATTGAGTATTTTTACAAAATTAAATGAAGATATGCTTCAAATTATTGAGCAAATTGTTCCATATTTTCAACCAAATTACAACTTAACTGTGGATTTAGTAAAAGAAATAGGAGAAAAAAGAGATGTTCAGATTGTTTTAGATAACATTTCGATGACAGATAATTACGAAGGAGATTACACAGAAAGAAGAGCATTAATATATACCTTGAAATTTACTGCTAAAACTTTCCTATTTGGTCCAGTATCTTCCAATTCTGTATCTTCCGAAATTATCAAAAAGGTGTCTATTGGGTTTGCTGCTGGGGATTCATCTGGTTTGGCAAGAAGAGAAGTCGTATATAGTGTGGAACCTAAAGCGATTCAAAGTTATTCTGGAACTGTAACAACCACATTAACTAAAGACATAAGTAAAATTGATACATTAATTGAGGTTGCAAATTCAACGGGAATAACTGTTGGATCCTTCTTAGATATAAACAAAGAGGAAATTTATGTCGAATCTATTAGTGGAAATACATTGAGTGTAAGGAGAGGTCAGGATTCTACAGTAGTGTTGGATCACATTTCTGGCTCAGATGTTAAACTGATTACTTCTGCAGATGATTTACTAATAAAGCCTGGTGACGATTTTGGATTTTCCGGTTCTTTAGATTAAGGAGTTATCATGAGAATGACTAAAAAATTCGATAAATTAAATGAAGCATTTAATATCGAAAATGGACCTTCTGAAATTAAGGCAGAAGTAGTAGAAACCGCTATTGTAGAATCTCCAGCTAAAAATATAAATTCTGCAATGGACGATATAAAAAAAGATTATGAATATACTCGTGGGAATTTATATTCTATTATAGAAAAAGGACAAGAAGCAATTAATAATGTCCTAGAATTGGCACAGGAGACTGATGCTCCTAGAGCATATGAAGTTGTTGGACAACTAATAAAAAATGTTTCTGATGCAACTGACAAACTCATTGATCTTCAGAAAAAAATAAAAGATCTAGATGAAGTTAAGCAACAGAAAGGTCCAACAAATGTTACTAATGCTTTATTTGTTGGATCCACTGCAGAGTTGTCAAAAATGTTGAAAAGTCAGTTAAAAGACATCGACGAAGATAAATAAAAATAAATGCTTAAACTGCAGTAGAAATGAAAAAGATACAAGAAGATCACAAAGAAATTGCTAGTGGCAAAAAGAAAGATGATGAAGGCTATATGGCAGGGATTGAATTGGATTCAATCGAAAGAGCTGTAAAGAATTTAAGAAAAGCAATCAAGAGTAGTGATACTCAATTACCTGCTTGGGTACAATCTAAAATTACCAGAGCAGCTGATTATATTGATACTGCAGCAGAATATCTTCAAAGTGATGAACAATTAAATGAAATCTCATTTGAAGTCAACAGAGATACACATAAAAAAGAGACAAAAAAAACTAAAGCAACTGGCATAATAGATAAACCAGGAACTCCTGGAGAAGAAGCAGCAGCAAAAAATATAGTAAGAAAAATGGGAGGAACTGGTGCTAAAGCAGTTCCTCAATATAATCTCTTGCCACCAAGAAATGAAGAGATTTCTTTAGTAGATAAAATATTATCTGAAATGGGTTGTGGATGCAATAAAACAAAAAAGGGAAAAAAGTGCCCTGAGCATGGATATAAAGATTGTTCATCCATGCACGAAGAAAAGGACCCAAAAGGTCCAGTTCAGGCATATAAGTCTCCTGAAGAAATTGCAAAAAAGCATGGGGTTTCATTAGATGAGATAAATACCCAATTAAAGATGGGAATTAAAGTAGAAGGAGAACATACTTCAGACAAGACTGCTGCAAGAATTACTGCACTTCAACATTTAGATGAAGTACCAGATTACTATACAAAGTTAAAAAAAGTAGAGACTCAAAAAGAAAGTAAGATAGTAAGAGACATGTTTGGTAATGCTTCTTATGAATTTATTGATCTGATTACTGCAGATCCATTAATCAAAGAAGCAAAAAAATCTAAGAGTGATCCTTGTTGGGATGGATACAAAAGAAAAAAGGGAACAAAAAAGTATGAAGAGGGATCATGTGTTGAAGTAGAAGAAAATGTATCCCCTCAAGTGTTAGAGGCACAAAAAAAACTAAATAACGCTCAAATTCAATTAGCTAATGCAAAAAAGAAGGAGCTATCTAAAACTGGAACTTCTACTGAATTGTCAGAAACGACAATTCCTACTCAATATGGACACAACTTTTCTGTTACTTTAATGTGGAGAGCAAAATATTACAATATTCAAATGTTCTTCCCACAAATAAGAATGCCTAATAGAAGAGAAATAACAGACGAAGCAAATAAAGTTTATCCAAATTGTAAAGTTATTACATATGCTCCAAGTAGAATACAACAAAATCTTCCTATAATCCAAGTACCAGATAAAAGATCAAAAAATTATCTTATGAATAACGGTACAATAGGAGAGGGGGTTGAAATAGTAGAATCAAAAAAGTCTGAAATGGCTTGCAATAAGCCAAAGTCTGAACCACATGGATCAGGAGAAACTGGAAAATCACATGTGGTAAAGGCATGTGAAGATGGAGAAGAAAAATTGATTCGTTTTGGACAACTGGGAGTCAAAGGTTCTCCTAAGAAAAAAGGAGAGTCTAAACAATACGCAATGCGTCGTCATATGTTCCAAACCAGACACGCCAAGAATATTGCTCAAGGAAAAATGTCTGCTGCTTATTGGGCAAATAAAGTTAAGTGGTAAATTTATATTAATTTTTTATGGCTGAAGAACATTATCTTGGTAATCCGCTCCTAAAAAAAGCAAATACCCAAATTGAATTTACAGAAGAACAAATCGTTGAATTTGCAAGATGTGCTCAAGATCCAGTATATTTTGCTAACAATTATATACAAATTGTGACTCTTGATCATGGTTTACAACCGTTTGAAATGTATCCATTTCAGGAAAGGATGTTAAATTCTTTCCATAAAAATAGATTTAACATTTGTAAACTTCCTAGGCAGTCCGGTAAATCAACTACCGTAGTATCGTATCTTCTACATTATGCAATTTTTAATGACAATGTAAATATTGCTATTCTTGCCAACAAGGCACAGACAGCAAGAGATCTACTTGGTCGTTTACAAACTGGATATGAAAATTTACCTAGATGGCTACAGCAAGGAATCTGTTCTTGGAATAAAGGTTCATTAGAACTGGAAAATGGTTCTAAAATATTTGCTGCCTCAACTTCAGCATCATCTGTCCGAGGTAGCACATACAATATTATCTTCTTGGACGAATTTGCTTTCGTTCCAAATCAAGTTGCAGATTCTTTCTTTAGTTCAGTATATCCTACGATTACTTCTGGTAAATCATCAAAAGTTATTGTTGTTTCTACTCCTAAAGGACTTAATCACTTTTATAAATTATGGGATGATGCGAAGAAAACTAAGAATGAGTATGTCCCAATTGAAGTATTTTGGACTGATGTTCCAGGAAGAGACGAAGAATTTAAGAAAACAACAATTGCTAACACAAGCGAGAGTCAGTGGAGACAAGAATTTGAATGTGAATTCCTTGGCTCAGTTGATACACTAATATCTGGCGCAAAATTAGCAACTCTAGTTCAAGATAGACCGAAGACATCAAATGCTGGTCTTGATGTGTATGAAGATCCAATAGAAGATCATCAATATGTAATTACTGTCGATGTAGCAAGAGGAGTTGAAATCGATTACTCAGCATTTATAGTATTTGATATAACTACTTTTCCATATAAAGTCGTGGCAAAGTATAGAAATAATGAAATAAAGCCTATGATGTTCCCATATGTCATAAAAGACGCCGGAAAGGCTTACAACAGCTCCTATGTGCTGTGTGAAGTGAATGATGTGGGGGATCAGGTAGCTGCTGCATTACATTACGATTTAGAGTATCCTAATGTATTGATGTGTTCTATGCGTGGTAGAGCTGGGCAGATTGTTGGACAAGGTTTTTCTGGTAAGAAAACCCAGATGGGAGTCAAGATGTCAAAAACAGTCAAGAAAGTTGGCTGTTTAAATTTGAAGGCAATTATAGAAGAAGAAAAGTTATTAGTCAGTGACTATGATATTATATCAGAATTAACTACATTTGTCCAGAAATATAATTCATTTGAAGCTGAAGAAGGATGCAATGATGACTTAGCCATGTGTCTTGTTATATTTGCATGGTTAATAGTACAAGACTATTTTAAAGAGATGACGGACAATGATGTCCGTAAAAAATTATACGAAGAACAACAGAATCAACTAGAACAAGATATGGCACCTTTTGGATTCATAGTGGATGGTACAGAATCTGAAAATTTTGTTGATAATGAAGGAACGAGATGGTTTACGGATGAATATGGAGATATGTCTTATATGTGGGAATACAATTTTTAATTCAATGTCATGTAAATAAAGTTTTTCATAAATATTTTTTAGAGAAACTGATTTTTTAGGGAGAAAAATATGGCGACTCCTCAATTATCTCCAGGCGTACTTGTCAGAGAGGTTGATTTAACTGTAGGAAGAGCTGACAATGTACTCGATAATATTGGAGCAATTGCAGGGCCATTTGCAATAGGACCTGTTGATGATCCAGTTGATATTACTACAGAGCAAGAGTTAATTAATGTATTTGGTAAGCCAAGTTCAACAGATGCTCAATATGAATATTGGATGAGCGCATCTTCATTCTTGTCTTACGGTGGAGTTCTTAAAGTAGTAAGAACTTCAGGAAGCAATCTAGTAAATGCAAATGCTGCGAGATTAGCAAGCGGTATTTCAACAGTTGGTGTACCTAGTCTGCTCATTAAAAACTTTGACGAGTATGAATCACTGTATTCTACAACAGACAATGTGGAGTTTGTTTTTGCCGCAAAAACACCAGGAACATGGTCAAACAATCTTAAAGTTTGCGTAATTGATGATAAAGCAGACCAAATTCTCAAAGTGGGTTCAGCAGTTACAACGGCTCAAGTTGGATATGCTGTAACTACAAATTTAAGTAATATTACTGTTGCTGGCGTTGGCTCTACTTCTCAATTCACAGGTTATTTGAAGTCTATTATAACTGGAATAAACACAATAAGTCAAACTGTAGATGTAAAAATTACATCAATAGTATCAAATGGTGGGGTTGAAACTCCAGTAGACTATGCAGAGAAAAACCAGTTAAGGTCATTCTTACTTGGAAATACAGTAGCAATTAGCAGTACTTCTTCTAGTGGTTTAGGTTCAACTACTCTTTCTGGCGCAGATGCGATTTTAGATTGGTATGACCAACAAACTTTAGGACTAACAAATAGCACAATCTATTGGAGTTCTTTGGCACCAAAGCCAACAACAAACCAATATGTTGCTGAAAGAAAAGGAAGAAATGATGCAATTCATATTGCAATAGTGGACGATACTGGTAGTGTAACCGGAATTCAAGGTAACTTAGTAGAAAAGCATTTATTCTTATCTAAGGCAACTGATACAATTTCTGCAGTAAATTCACCCCAAAAGCTCTGGTGGAAGGAATATCTTGCTCAAAATTCAAACTATGTTTATGTTGGAGATAATCCTTCAGATGGCGATAACAATGAAACTACATATCAAACAGGATTTTCTAGCGGCTTTGTTGGATTAACTACAGCAAGAGGACAATGGAATTCTCCTGCTCAAGATAAAGTTTACGGCGCTATTGGTAATGTAACTTATACATTATCTGGAGGGAAGGATTATGGTCAAAATAATGGAATGGCAGCCACTTTAGGCGATTTATCAACTTCATATAGACTTTTCTCCAATAAAGATGAAGTTGCTGTTGATTATTTGATAATGGGACCAGGTTTACTTGATAAGTCATTATCACAAGCAAAAGCCCAAGAATTGATTTCAATTGCTTCAGCTAGAAAAGATTGTATTGCAGTAATTTCTCCACATAGAGAAGATGTTGTCAATAGAACAAATACTGAAGATCAAACAAATGAAATTATAGAGTTCTTTAGTCCTCTATCTTCTTCTTCTTATGCTGTATTTGATACTGGTTACAAGTACACATATGATAGATTCAACAATAAATTCCGTTGGATTCCATGTAACCCAGACATTGCTGGATTGATGGTTAGAACTTCTTTAAATTCTTATCCATGGTATTCACCAGCTGGACAACAGAGAGGAGTTCTTAATAATGCAATTAAATTAGCATACAATCCCTCTAAAGCACAAAGAGATAGACTATATCCAATTAGAGTAAATTCCATTGTAAATCAACCTGGAATTGGCATAATTCTATTTGGTGATAAAACTGCTCTTGGTTATGCTTCTGCATTTGATCGAATTAATGTTCGTAGATTGTTCTTGACTGTCGAACAAGCACTAGAAAGAACTGCTCAAGCTCAGTTGTTTGAATTGAATGATTCTTTAACTCGTGCAAACTTTGTGAATATTGTGGAACCATATTTACGAGATGTACAAGCAAAAAGAGGAGTATATGATTTCAGAGTAATATGTGATGAGACTAATAACACTCCTGATGTAATTGACAACAATGAATTTAGAGCTGATATTTTCTTAAAACCAACCAAGTCAATTAATTATGTCACACTTACATTTGTGGCTACTCGAACTGGAGTTAGCTTCGAAGAAGTTACTGGTAGGGTTTAATTTAGATATAAATTAATTACAAAAGGAGGAATTAAAAATGTCACAGTTAAGAACAATCACTCAGTTTAAAGAAAGACTAGCTGGTGGTGGCGCTCGTCCTAATCTATTTGAAGTAAGTATTCCATCATTCCCTGCGCCAATTCAAAATTTTTGGTCTAGTGGAGCTGGTGGAGAAGCTGAAACATTTAGCTTTTTATGTAAGTCAGCAGCATTACCAGCTTCTAATGTAAATCCAATCGATGTGCCATTTAGAGGTCGTATTTTAAAAGTTGCTGGAGACAGAACTTTTGATCCATGGACAGTTACTATCATAAATGATGAGGACTTCAAATTGAGAACCGGATTTGAAAAATGGATGAATCACATCAATAAATTGGAAAATGCAACTGGCGCAACTAGCCCAGAATCTTATATGACTGATGCTTATGTATATCAACTTGGAAGAGGAAAAACTAAAAACTCTGAATCAAATTATGGAGATAGAACTGGTGGAGCACTTACTCCACTAAGAACATATAAATTCTATAGTATTTTCCCAACTAACGTAAGTCAGATTGATTTATCATATGATACAAGTGATGACATAGAAACTTATACAGTTGAATTCCAAATTCTTTACTGGACTGCCGGTGAAGGTACTACAGATCAATCTGGATCTAGTAATATTGTTAAGTAATAAATAAAGGATAACTAAAAAAATAAATTATGGCAAGACTATTTGGTTTTTCTATTGAAGATTCGGAAAAACTATCACCTTCTGTGGTATCCCCCGTCCCACCTAATGATGAGGATGGGGTTGACCATTATTTAACTAGTGGTTTTTTCGGATCATATGTAGACATTGAAGGTGTATATAGAACAGAATTTGATTTAATAAAAAGATATAGAGAAATGGCACTACATCCAGAAGTGGACAGTGCCATTGAAGATATTGTAAACGAAGCTATTGTATCAGATACTAACGACTCACCTATTCAAATTGAATTGTCAAATTTGAATGCTAGTGATGGAATAAAGCAAAGAATAAGAGAAGAATTTAAATATATACTTGAACTATTAGATTTCAATAAAAAAGCACACGAAATTTATAGAAATTGGTATGTTGATGGGAGACTTTATTACCATAAAGTAATAGATCTAAAAAAACCCCAGGATGGAATTCAGGAGTTGAGATATATTGACTCCATGAAAATGAGATATGTAAGGCAAGAAAAAAAATCAAAAAAAGATCAAAATCAACCTAGAACTAGTGGGTTAGTTGGCGACGAAAACCCAATGAACTTTAAGTTCCCAGAGATAGAAGAATATTTTATATATGACCCTAAAAGTTCATATCCCATTGGAGCAAGTGCCGCTAATATGGGAATGGCATCTTCTGATAAAGGAGTTAAAATTGCAAAAGATGCTATAACTTATTGTACTTCTGGGCTAGTAGATAGAAATAAAGGAACTACACTTTCTTATTTAAATAAGGCAATAAAAGCTCTCAATCAATTGAGAATGATTGAAGATTCATTGGTAATCTATAGATTATCTCGTGCACCGGAGCGTCGTATTTTTTACATTGATGTTGGCAATCTACCAAAAATAAAGGCAGAACAATATCTTCGTGATGTCATGATGCGCTATAGGAATAAACTAGTGTACGATGCATCAACTGGCGAAATCAGAGATGATAAAAAGTTCATGAGTATGTTGGAAGATTTTTGGTTACCTCGTCGTGAAGGTGGCAGAGGAACTCAAATTGATACTTTACCTGGTGGACAAAATCTTGGAGAGATTACTGATATAAATTACTTCCAATCTAAATTATACAAAGCATTAAATGTTCCTTCATCTAGAATTGATGGTGAAGGTGGGTTCAATCTAGGTAGATCATCAGAAATCTTAAGAGACGAATTAAAATTTAGTAAATTTGTAGGAAGATTGAGAAAAAGATTTTCTAACATGTTCAGTGATATGTTAAGGACTCAACTAATTCTAAAAAATATAATTACTCCAGAAGATTGGGATTTAATGAGTGAGCACATACAATATGATTTCTTATATGACAATCATTTTGCGGAGCTAAAAGAGTCAGAATTAATGACAGATAGATTGAATATGCTATCAATGGCTGAGCCATATATTGGAAAGTATTATTCTCAAGACTATGTGAGAAGAAATATATTGAGACAAACTGACCAAGAAATAGTAGAGCAGGATCAAATAATAAAGAAAGAAATAGAAGACGGAATTATTCCTGATCCAAATCAACCTGTTGATCCAGCTACTGGAATGCCTTTAGATGGAGGAGACAATATACAAGGAGAAATGGGAAAAGTTCCAATTGAACCACAAGCAAATGAAAAAGCAGTCGAACCACCAACTGGTGGTGAAATTTAATCTCTAAATAATTAAAAATATATTAAAATTTTAAAATTATGGATGAACTAATGGACATGGTTGCTTCTGATGAATCACCTTCTCAGATCAGCGACAAAATAAAGGAATTACTATTTGCAAAATCAGCAGAAAAAATAGATTCATATAGACCACAAGTAGCTGCTTCTTTATTCGGAGAAAACGAATAATAATAAATAACTAAATCGAATCAAAAACAAAATAATGCAAAGAACTAAAATTCTTTCTGATATAGTAACAATTCCAACTACTGCTGGTACAGCATCTAGTATTTCTTCTGCAACTTGCGTTAGATTGCACAATAATACTAGTGGAATAGTTACAGTAAGTATATCAACATCTGTTGGTGCTGGAACAACATATAGTTTTAGTATTCCTGGTAATTCCGTTGAATTCCTAGAGAAACTACCAACTGATGTAATTTATGCAACCTCTGGAATAAAAGTAAACAAAGTAGCATTTACAAACTAAAGCTATGAAACTAATCACGGAAGAAATTTCTAAAGTAAAATTTATTACTGAGGAAAAAAATGGTAAAAAATCTCTCTACATAGAGGGAATTTTTTTACAAGCAGATATAAAAAATCGTAATGGTAGATGTTACCCAATGGAAACTCTTTCCAGGGAAGTAACAAGATATAGTGACAATTATATCCAAAAAGGTAGAGCTTTAGGTGAATTAGGACACCCAGATGGACCAACAGTAAATCTGGATAGAGTTTCACATATGATTACCTCTCTAAGAGAAGATGGTAATAATTTTATAGGAAAAGCTAAAATCTTAGATACCCCAATGGGTAAAATTGCTTCTTCACTTATATCGGAAGGAGTAAAATTGGGAGTTTCTTCTCGTGGAATTGGATCACTAGTTGAAAGAAATGGAGTTCGTTATGTTTCAGATGACTTTATGTTAGCAACTGCTGCTGATATAGTTGCTGATCCATCTGCTCCAGATGCATTTGTAAACGGAATTATGGAAGGCGTTGAATGGATATACGATGTATCAAGGAATTCTTGGTTATTAGAAAACACTAAGAAAAAGATAAATCATCTAGTTGACACTAGACAACTAGATGAAAGAAAAATTGAATTATTTGATCAATTTTTAAATTCTTTGTAATTTCATAAATTATAAATAAATATAGATTTAATAAAAAGGTAAATCGGAGAGTTCAAATGTCTCGTGGAAAAAACTTACAAGAAATGGAAGTAGGCACAAAGCAATCCAAATCTGCTGTAAATGCAAGTGCTAAACCAGCAGAGCCAATGCCACATCTAACCACAGGTATTCCTGATGGCCAAAGTGCAACTGGATGGGAAGACCTTGGTGGTCCTACACCAGAAAACTATAAATCAGATGATGACTCAGCTAAGATCAAAGACCCAGCTGCTACACTCAAGAGTGTAAGTGATGTAGTAAATGCAAAGGCACATGCAGCTGATGCCATGCAAAAAATGGCTATGAAAGAAGAAGCTGATGAGGAAGATGAAGATATTCTAGATGAATCAGAAGATCTAGAAGAAGTAGAAGAAATTAATGAAGAAGATGAATCTGACGAAGAAGAGTCAGATGAAGGTGAGGACGAAGAAGAGGAAGAAGAGGAAGAAGAGCTAGAAGAAGAATTTGATGTAGAGGAAGACGTTCAAGCTCTCGTTGAGGGCGAAGAACTCTCAGAAGAATTTAAAGATAAAGCAAAGCTAATTTTTGAATCTGCACTTCGTTCTAAAGTAAATGAAATTCGTGTTGCTCTAGAAGAGCAATATGAGGAAGCATATGAGCAAAGACTCTGCGAAGAAGTAGAGTTGATGAAGGAAACTCTAGAGGATCGTATTGATTCATATCTAGAGTATGTTGCTGATGAGTGGATGCAAGAGAATACTCTTGCAATTGAATATGGAATTAAAGAGCAACTAAGTGAATCATTCTTGACTAACCTCAAGAATCTTTTTGAAGATCATTATGTACAACTCCCTGAAGAAAAATATGATGTACTTGAGAATATGGTAGAAAAACTTGATGAAATGGAGACAAAACTCAACGAGCAGATTGAAAGAAATATTCAACTCAACAAGCGTCTCTCAGAGTCGGTTGCTGATAGAATCTTTGATGAAGTATCTGGTGGTCTAGCTACTACTCAGAAAGAAAAGCTCGCTTCACTTGCCGAAAGTGTTGAGTTTGAAAGTGAAGTAAAATATCGTGAAAAATTGGAGACTTTAAAGGAATCATATTTTCCAACAAAATCAACATCTCCAGTAGCTCAACCTGAAACTCTTTCAGAAGGAGTAGTTTCATTGACTGAAGATTATTCTCCTTCAATGAACACTTATATGAAAGCCCTTTCTATGTTGGCCAAAAACTGATTTTAATATTAAATCAAACAAAAACAAACACATTTTTTAAGAGGTAAACGCAAATGTTCCAATCCGAGCATCTGCAAGAAAAGTGGGCACCGCTTCTCAACTATGATGGTCTTGATCCAATCAAAGATTCTCATCGTAAAGCAGTAACCGCTGTCTTGCTCGAAAACCAAGAAAAATTCCTTAGAGAAGAACAAGCTTTCTCTAGTGGTGTACTAATGGAGTCACCAACCAACTCAGGCAATGCTCCTGGTGGTTATGGCGCTTACAGTAGTGTCGGTAGTGGCGCTGCTGCTGGTGGTCCTGTTGCTGGTTTCGATCCAGTTCTAATCAGCTTGATTCGTCGTTCAATGCCCAACTTGGTGGCATACGATCTCGCTGGTGTTCAACCAATGACCGGTCCTACCGGACTTATCTTCGCAATGCGCTCTCGTTATAATTCCCAAACTGGTGATGAAGCATTCTACAACGAAGTAAATACAGCCTTCTCTGGAACCAACGCAAATAGAAGTGCTACCAATGCTACCGATGCCGTTGCTGGTATGGGTACTACTGGTGGAACACAAACTGGTAGCAATCCTGGCATTCTAAATCCAGTTGGTACTGCTTCTTCACTTGGCTACAATGTAGGTCAAGGTATGAAGACTGGTGACGCAGAAGGTCTAGGTTCAGGCGATTCTGGAACAGGTCAGTTCAACGAAATGGCCTTCTCAATTGAGAAGATTCTTGTTGAAGCAAAGTCAAGAGCACTAAAGGCCGAGTATAGCTTAGAGCTAGCACAAGACCTCAAGGCAATCCACGGTCTGAATGCTGAAGCGGAATTAGCAAATATTCTCTCAACCGAGATTCTTGCTGAAATCAACCGCGAAGTAATCAGAACCATCTATAAGGTTGCTGAGCAAGGTGCTGCCACTAATACAGCAACTGCTGGTGTATTCGACCTAGACATCGACTCCAATGGCCGTTGGTCAGTTGAGAAGTTCAAGGGTCTACTATTCCAAATCGAGCGTGATGCAAACGCAATTGCAATCAGAACTCGTAGAGGAAAGGGTAATGTAATCATGTGTTCATCTGATGTTGCATCAGCTCTAACCATGGCTGGCGTACTCGATTACACTCCTGCCCTAAATGCTAACCTAAACGTAGATGACACCGGCAACACTTTTGCTGGCGTTCTAATGGGTAAGTATCGCGTATATATCGATCCTTATTCTGGTGGAACCAATCCTGGTGCTGATGGTGGTCAGTACTATGTTGTTGGTTATAAGGGAACCTCACCTTATGATGCAGGTCTCTTCTATTGTCCTTATGTTCCTCTCCAAATGGTTCGTGCCGTTGGTGAGAACACCTTCCAGCCTAAGATCGGCTTTAAGACTCGCTACGGAATGGTAGCAAATCCATTTGCCGAAGGTGCAGAAAAGGGTCTCGGTGCGCTAACCATCAACGCAAACCGCTACTACAGAAGAGTACAGGTCAAAAACCTAATGTGATTTAGATATAAAAAATATCTCCAAAGGGGACCGAAAGGTCCTCTTTTTTTATGTCTATAAATAGTTCAAAAAATGACCGGAAACGCATACAGTAACCAAATACAAAATAGAAATTTTTTACTGCCAACGCAGTTTAAATTTACTATAACTAGATCTCCAAAAGTTGCATTTTTTTCCAATACAGCAAATATACCGGCATTAAGTCTGGGTATAGCAAATCAACCAAGTTATTTGAGAGACATTCCACAACCAGGAGATAAAATAAAATTTGAAGACTTTAATCTTCGTTTTATGGTCGATGAAAGTTTAGAAAATTATATGGAAATACAAAATTGGATTAGAGGTTTAGGTTATCCGGAGTCTTTGGATCAAATATATATATTACAAAGACAAAATCAAAAAGTAGAAACAAATATAAATTCAGAACTAAATTTGTATTCAGATGGAACGTTACAAGTTTTAACTAGCAATCAAAGACCAAACTTCCAAGTAAAATTTTATGATTTATTTCCATATGATTTGACTACACTATTATTTGATGCCACCGATAATGATGCAGAATTCTTTACGGCAGAAGTAAAATTTAAGTATACTTACTATGAAATAACTGATAACAAAGGAAATCCTCTTTATGAATATCAATGAAATACAAAGCATGTGGGATCAAGATTCTAAAATAGATATAGACAATTTACATGTAGAATCTTTAAATATACCAAAATTGCACTCAAAATATTACGAGCTCTTTAATAATATACTTCTATTAAAGAAAAAAGCGCAAGAAGAAAAGAATAAAATAAAGCACAAAAAATACGAGTATTATACCGGCAAAGCAAATCCAGAGGAATACCAAGAGTCATATCAAAAAAGAATAAGAGACAAAGAACATTTAAATAGCTGCCTAAGTGCAGATGAAGATATTTCAAAAGTATCTTTAAAGATAGAATACTATGATGCAATGTTGAATTATCTTAGTGATATTTTAAAAATGATTCATAGTAGAACATATCAAATAAAAAATTCAATTGAGTACCAAAAATATATTTCTGGATATGGCTGATGTTACTATTTTAAAAAAAAATGAAGTTTTTATAAAATTACAGTGTGAACCACATGTTTTATATGAACTTCAACCATATTTCACTTTTGAAGTTGAAAGCGCAAAATTTATGCCACAGTTTAGAAAAACTGGTTGGGACGGAACTATACACTTATTATCAATATCAACTGGTGAAATATATGCTGGATTATTAGACAAAGTAATATCTAAAATAAAATCTCTAGGATATACATATGAATTCCAAGAAAATAAGTATTATGGACTTCCATTTGAAATAAATGATGAAATAACTTTAGATGGTGTAAAAGGATACATGTCTGCAATATGTTTTTTTACACCATATGATTATCAAATAAATGCTGTATATGAATGTCTAAGATTCAATAGAAAAACAATTATATCTCCAACTGCATCTGGAAAATCATTGATAATATATTCGATTTCTAGATACTATGCTAGCAAAGGGCTAAAAATATTAATAATATTTCCAACTACATCATTAATTCACCAAATGTCAAAAGACTTCAATGAATATGGTTGGGAATCAGAAAAATATTGTCATATGATATATTCTGGAAAAGAAAAAAATAATAACTTGCCAATTACATTATCTACATGGCAATCCATATACAAAATGGAAAAATCTTTTTTCGAAAAGTTTGATTGTGTGATAGTTGATGAAGGTCATCAGGCAAAATCTAAGTCCTTAATTGATATCATGAAAAAATGCCATCATGCAAAATATAGATTTGCCTTTACTGGTACATTATCTAATGGGGGAAAGGATTCCCAAACGCATGAATGGGTGATTTCTGGATTATTTGGACCAACATATAAAACAATCAATACTAAAGAGATGATAGATAAAGGTAGAGCATCTCAGTTGGATATACATTGTTTGGTTTTAAAACATTCTCCACAAAAATTTGATCAGTATGAAGATGAAATTCAATTTATAATTGGCAACGAAAAAAGAAATAATTTTATTAAAAATTTAGCATTAGATTTAAAAGGAAATAGTTTAATTTTATTTGCCAGGGTCGAATCACATGGAGAACCTTTATATCAATTGATAAATAATCACAGTGAAAAAAATAGAAAAGTATTTTTTGTTCATGGCGGTGTCGATGTGAATGACAGAGAAGAAGTAAGAGAAATTACTGAAAGAGAAAATAATGCGATTATAGTTGCAAGTTATGGAGTTTTTAGTACTGGAATTTCTATTAGAAATTTACACAATATAATATTTGCATCTCCAAGTAAATCTAGAATTAGAAATCTACAAAGTATTGGAAGAGTATTAAGAAAAGGGAACAATAAAGACAGAGCTACATTATATGATATATCAGATGATTGTACTTTTAATGGAAAGAAAAACTACACTCTAAATCATTTTATAGAGAGAGTCAAGCTATATAACCAAGAAGAATTTAATTATGAAATTATACCCATAAATTTAAAAGAATAATGGAAGAGGATTTTTATGCTAGTATAAAATTAATCAGTGGAGAAGAGTTATTTGCGAAAGTAATTCCATCCCAAGAAAATAAAAAATCTATTTTGATAGTTTCTGATCCTGTAATTTTAACAGAAGTAAAGACGAGAGGCGGAATCGCGTATAAGATAGAACAATGGATGAAAACCTCAGATGATGATATATTTGTAATTGATATGAAAAATATAATTACAATTAGTGAAACCTTTGATATCGATATGATTACAATGCATCAAAAATTTGTTAGACATAAACAATATGAAAAACAAAATTCAGAATTTGGTATTAATTATTTTAAAATAACAAAAGAAATGGGATATATTTCTAATGTAGATGAAGCTAAAAAGATATTAGAAAAAATATTTAATAATTTATAAATTGTTTTTCCTTCGGAAAAACATTCTCTAAAGAGAATATATTCTTTATTGTTATTAATAATTAATAAAGACTAATTATTCATCAAAGCCGACAAAGCAGATCCTACTCACTTTTTCTTACTTTGTCAAGTCCCCTATTTAGGTATTGCCTTTTATATGATCGTATGTTATAATTTCTATACATATTATTTGTAAGTATCCATGATAACAACAGCCGTCATGACAAAACGAAAGCGTAGTGTTCACTATGTTAATAATAAGGAATTCTTGGCTGCTTTAGTGGAATATCGCATTTTAGTAAAATTAGCGAAAGAAAAAGACCAACCGCAGCCAAGAATTCCAAATTATATAGGAGAATGCTTTTTAAAGATTGCCACTCACTTGTCATTTAAACCAAATTTTGTCAATTATATGTTTAAAGATGATATGATTTGTGATGGAATTGAAAATTGTATTCAGTATGTTCTAAATTTTGATCCGGAAAAATCACAGAACCCATTTGCATATTTCACTCAAGTTATACATTATGCTTTTTTAAGACGAATACAAAAAGAAAAAAGACAATTAGAAATAAAGGGTAAAATATTAGAAAGATCTGGATTTGATCAGGTTTTTGTGGACGATAATACTTTGGATGTGTGTAATTATAGTGATTATAATTCAATAAAAGATAATGTTCATTCAAAATTAAGGTATTGATTTAATATACTATGTTAGTTGCATTAATTACTGATACTCATTGGGGAGCAAGAAAGTCTTCTAAGTTGTTTCAAGACTATTTTGAGCAATTCTATAAAAATATTTTTTTTCCTAAATTAGAAGAACTTAATATTGAGACTGTAGTTCATCTTGGTGATGCATTTGATAACAGAAAATCAATTGATTTATTTGGTTTGGAATGGACTAAAAGAGTGGTGTTAGATCCACTTAGCAAATATAATGTACATTTAATCAGTGGAAATCATGATGTATATTTTAAATCTACTAATCGTATAAATTCACCAGATTTGCTTCTTTCGGAGTATCCAAATATAAAGGTTTATTCAAATCCAACTGAAATTGATATTCATGGACTTAATACAGTTCTCGTGCCTTGGATAAATCAAGAAAATGAGATTGAGGTTATAAATTTAATCAATCAAACTAAATCGAACATTCTTATGGGTCATTTGGAATTGAACGGTTTTGTTGCACATAAAGGACATACAATGGAAGATGGTAGAGACCCATCTATGTTCAATAAATTTAAAAAAGTTTTTTCTGGACATTACCATACTAGATCCGATAACGGAAAAATATATTATATGGGAAATCCATACGAAATATATTTTAATGATGTTGACGAAGTTAGAGGATTTGTTATTTTAGATACAGAAACTTTAGAGCATTATTATATTGATAATCCATATAAAATGCACTACAATTTATATTATGAAGATACACCACATCAAACTCTAAATTCTAAAAATTTTGAGAACAAAATAATTAAAGTAATAGTTAGAAAAAAAACAAAAGTAAAATTATTTGAAAGCTATATCGATAAAATTCTTAAATCTAATGTTGCTGAATTAAAAATAGTAGAAAATCATATTTCAGTAGATACGGAAGAATTTGACGTTTCATTAGAAAATGAAGACACACTATCTTTACTACAAAGATTCATTGATGAAAGTGAAATGGAATTAAATAAAGATATGATAAAAAATATCTTAAAAGATGTTTACAGAGAGGCTTGCGAGATGGTATAATGTTTTTGATAACACTAGACGGAAGAGAAACTGATGGAGCATATTCCGTGATGAATGAAGACGGAAAAAAAGTAGTCTTCTTTTTCCAAGAAGAAGACGATGCTGTTCGTTATGCTTTAATGCTAGAAGAGTCCGGTATGCCAGAAACTCATGTTATAGAATATGATGATCAAATTTTAATAAAAACATGTGAGGTTACTGGAAATCTCTATACCGTTATTACACCCAATGATATTGTTATTCCACCCAAAGGTATATGATCATATTTAAAAAAGTAAAATTTAAAAATTTTCTTTCTTTTGGTAATACTTTTACTGAAATTAATCTGGATAAAAATGGCAACACTTGCATTCTAGGTAAAAATGGAAGTGGCAAAAGTTCATTTATGGATGCAATTACTTATGGGTTATTTGGGAAATCTTATCGTTTAGTAAATAAGCCACAATTAATCAATTCAATTAACGAAAAGGAGTGTTTGGTTGAAATTGAATTTAGAATTGGCACAGTAAATTGGAAAGTAAGAAGAGGACAGAAGCCAAATATATTTGAAATATATAAAGAACAAACTTTGTTGGATCAAAACGCATCTTCAGTAGATCAACAAAAATGGTTCGAGCAAAATATATTAAAAATAAATTATAAGTCATTTACTCAAATTGTAATCTTGGGTAATAGTAACTTTACTCCGTTTATGCAACTACCAGCAGCAAGTAGGAGAGAAGTCATTGAAGAATTGTTAGATATTAAAATATTTTCTTCGATGAATTCTGTTGTTAAAGATAAAATAAAATCATTAAAAGAAGAAGTAAAGGTACTAGAAATAAAAAAAGATTTACTAGAAGATAAAGTTAAAATGCAAATCAATTTTATTGATGATGTAGAAAAAACTGGGAAAGATGAAATTTTAAATAAATTAGACAAAATTAAAAAATTAGAATCTTATATCAACGACGTAGACTCAGAAAATAGTAATTTAATTTCACAGGTAGAAGATTTAAATTTAAAATTAAAAGATTATACTGGAGCATCAGATAAACTTAAAAAATTAGGAACAATTAAGGGAAAATTAGCACAAAAAGTTTCTACTGTAACTAGTAATCACAAATTTTTTCTTGATACTTCTACTTGTCCAACTTGTACTCAGTCTATAAATGATGATTTGAAGCAAGAAAAAATTGGAGAATGTCAAACTTCCATAGATGAATTAAAATTAGCATATGAACATATTAAACAATCTATGGAAGAAGAAGAAGTAAGAGAAAAAAATTTCTCACAAATATCCAATAATATAATTAGTTTAAATCATAGAATTTCTCAAAATAATTTAAAACAATCTCAAAGTAAAACTCAAATCAAAGATATTAGTACAGAAATTAAAGAAATAAAAGAAAGATTACAAAATAAAAATGCCGAACACCAAAAACTAAATCAACTTGAATCGGAATTAAAGCAAATAAAAAAAGAATACTTAGATAAGAAACAAAATATACATTATACTGAATATGTTTCTATTATGCTAAAAGATGGAGGAGTCAAATCTAAAATAATTAAAAAATACTTACCATTAATCAATCAACAAGTTAACAAATATTTGAAAATGATGGATTTTTACATCAATTTCAATTTAGATGAAGAATTTAATGAATCAATTTGTACTCCAATATATGAAGATTTTAGTTACTCTTCATTCTCTGAAGGCCAAAGACAAAGAATTAATTTAGCGTTACTTTTTACTTGGAGGGATCTAGCAAAAATTAAAAATTCAACTAATGTTAATATTTTAGTGTTGGATGAAGTATTCGATTCTTCTTTGGATTCAGCTGGAACTGATGATTTTTTAAGAATCATTAAAACAGTCATAAAAGATTCTACGATTTTTGTTATTTCACATAAAGACGGAATACAAGATAAATTTAATAATGTGATAGAATTTGAAAAGAAAGGAAATTTTTCTACTATGAAATTGGATTGTGCCAGTTAAATTTGTGTCTTTCAAACCACCATTTGGTGGTTTTTTTGTGTATAATAATTCCACATTAAATTAATTTCATGAAACCAAAGCACGAAATCTACGGTAATCTCGCTCGTCTTCTTGCTACTGAGAATCTTGACATTGTACACAAAAATGTAGAAACTGCATCATTTAATGTAGATAGCAGAACCCTGACTCTTCCGATTTGGGATAAAGCTTCTGATACTGTATATCAGCTTTTGCTTAGTCATGAAGCTGGTCATGCAATCTATACTTCTACAGAAGATTGGTCAAAATTGACTGATGTTCCAATGCAATTTTTGAATGTAACAGAAGATGTTAGGATTGAAAAGTTGATGAAGCGTAGATATCCTGGACTCAAAAAGACATTTTTTAATGGATATAAAGAATTGAATGATGAAGATTTTTTTGGAATTGCAGATGATGATATTACAGAATATAATTTTGCAGATAAAGTAAATCTATATTTTAAAATTGGAAACTTCATAAATTTACAATTTACCGAAATTGAAACAAAAATTTTGGATCAAATCCAAGAGGCTGAAACTTTTACTGATGCAATTAAAGCAGCAGAAGTTCTTTACGAGTATTGCAAAAAGGAAGAAAGTAAAATTGATAATATTACAAAGGATCTAACGCAATCTGGTTCACTTTCATCTGATTATAGTGAAAATCAACAACAAAATCAAAACGAAGAAATCAATTCAGAATCTTCATCTTCAGATGATAGTAAAAAGAGCAGTAGTAATAATGATATTCCCAACTCAAGTAAAGAAGACTCTAACACGAATGAAAAGAAAAATAATGACTACGATTCTTCTTTGGGCTCAAACTACATTAAAACTGCCAATTCCTTCTCGAAGGCAGTGAATAATTTGCGTGATACTGATAATAAGGATATTGCATATTTGGAAGTACCAAAGTTAAATCTCGATCAAGTAGTAGTCAAGACAAAAAAAATTCATTCTTTGTGCCAAAGGTATTGGGATGAACATTCAGACTCGTGTGATTTTTCAGCTGTGGATGCTGATTATATCAAATTTAAAAATTCTGCAAAGAAAGAAGTAAATTATTTGGTAAAAGAATTTGAATGTAAAAAAGCTGCAGATGCCTACTCCAAATCATCTGAATCTAAAACCGGAGTTTTGGATTGTAGTTCTCTTTATTCCTACAAATACAATGAAGATATTTTCAAAAAAATCATCACGGTACCAGAAGGTAAAAATCATGGATTGATTTTTATTTTAGATTGGTCTGGATCAATGGACACGGTAATCTTAGAGACATGCCGTCAACTTTTTAATTTGATTTGGTTCTGTAAGAGATCTTCAATTCCTTTTGAAGTATATGCATTTACAAATTCCTGGTCATATTCTTATGGTAAATGTCTAGGAGCAGAGAACGATACAATTTTAGTTGATGGCAATTTTAATTTACTGAATTTTATTTCTAGTTCTGTAAATTCTACTACTTTAGAGCAACATATGAAAAATATGTATAGACTTGCTTACTACTTTAGTCATGCAACAAATTACAACATACCTTCACAATTATCTTTATCTGGGACTCCACTGAATGAAACTATGATCGCTTTACATCAAATCATTCCAGAATTCCAGAAAAAAACCAAAGTACAAAAAGTACAATGTGTAGTTTTAACTGATGGAGAAGCTAGTGCACTTAATCGTGTCAATTTTTATGAAGGCAAAAAATGTAGCTCAATAATTGGAAATAATTGTTTTCTTCGAGATAGGAATTTAAAAACAACTTATAACTTTCCTCGTTATTCTTATTATGCAAGTCACAAATTTACTGATGTCCTCCTGAAACATTTGAAAGATGTGTTCCCTTCAGTTAACTTCATTGGAATTCGACTTCTAACCAATGGAGAAATTGTAAGTTTTGTGAAACAACATATGGAAGATTGCACACTTGAACAGCATGGTAAAATTATGTCAGATTGGAAAAAATACAAGTCATGTTCTTTGGCTTTATCTGGTTATGATTGTTACTTTGGAATTCATTCCAGTTCTTTGGGGAACAATTCTGAGTTTGAAGTGAGCGAATCTCCATCTATCGTTGACATTAGAAATGCATTCAAAAAATCACTGCAATCCAAAAAAATGAATAAAAAGATTCTTTCTCAATTCGTAGATTTGATCGCCTAATCCAATTTTTAAACCGTCCATGGGCTTACCTCTTTTTCCCATGGACTTGCTATAATTAAAAAGTTCCAAATCCAAACCATGAAATTGAAAATGACTGAGAACAACATTATTTCAGATCTCCTTGATATGTTCGGTAGTAATATTACTTCTGCAGAAATTAAAGCTTATTGTGCAATGAAAGATGTTTCATATCCTACTGTAACTCGTCGATTGGAAAAGTATAAGTCTGGTCATGGTAAATGGAATTTAGAAGTCACATTAGAAGCTATTGATTCAATCGAAAAATCATATTCTGCTCCAGCGGTTGAACCAGAAGTAGAAAAAAATCTTATTCCAGAACGAGATCCTAATTTTGTTTCTTTTGGTAATTTTTCTGATATTAAGAAAGTAATTTCATCTGGCATCTTTTACCCAGTGTTTATTACTGGTCTATCTGGTAATGGTAAAACTATGGCAGTTGAGCAAGCATGTGCTCAACTTAAACGAGAATTGATTCGATTCAATGTAACTGTAGAAACAGATTCTGATGATTTGATTGGAGGGTTTCGTCTTCAAAATGGAGATACAGTTTGGCACAATGGTCCTGTAGTTGAAGCAATGGAACGAGGTGCAATTCTACTTCTTGATGAATGTGATCTAGCCTCCAATAAGATCATGGTTCTACAGTCTGTGCTAGAAGGCAAACCACTGTTTCTTAAAAAGATTGGTAAAGTCATTCATCCTAAGCAAGGTTTTAATATTATTGCCACCGCTAACACAAAAGGTAAAGGTTCAGATGACGGAAGATTCATTGGAACTAATGTACTTAATGAAGCGTTTCTAGAAAGGTTTAGTGTTACTTTTGAACAACAATACCCAACAACCTCAGTAGAAATTAAGATTCTCACAAAACTAGCAAAATCTATTGGTCTTGATGATCAGGATGATTTTATTCGTAAACTTGTTAATTGGAGTGATACAATCCGTAAAACATTTTTTGATGGTGGAATCGATGAAGTTATTTCCACTCGTCGTTTAATCCATCTTCTGAAAGCTTATGTGATCTTTAATAATAAAGTAAAAGCAATCAAATATAGTATTGCTCGATTTGACGAAGAAACTAAATCTTCTTTCATGGAGCTTTATGAAAAGATTGATGAAGACTTTGTGATTAATCAAACTGAAGAGGTTGACTCAGAGGAAACTATCTGATATAATTGAGGGAGGTAATATTCCTCCCTTTTTAACATGAAACAAAATGATTTTTCATTAATCCCAGCCATTAATGATCCAAATGAAAAAAGTATATTGTTTAATGTAGACGACAAAATTATTTTTGATTTTAATGCACTAGAGGACAATAAAATGTATACATCTGAATCCACTAACAACTTTTGGAAATATAATGAAGACAAAATACTGAAACAACTAGAGGAGTATATTAAAGGTACATATCGTCAACATTATGTTGATCGAACTGGAGGTGGAACCGAACAAACCTTAGATAAGATTAAACATAATCGTCGTGAAGGATTTTGCGCAGGTAATGTCACAAAATATATTGATAGGTATGATACTAAAGGAACACCTAGAGCAGACTTATTCAAGGTACTCCACTATACTATTCTCCTAATTAATCATCTTAATCTAATTGAAAACAAATGAAACTTTCTAGTGACACTCTTATTATTCTAAAGAACTTTGCTTCCATTAATCAATCGATTTTTGTTAGAAAAGGAAATAACCTTCGCACAATGTCAGTGATGAAAAATGTCTTGGCAGAGGCAGTTGTAGAGGAAGAATTTCCCAAAAATTTTGCTATTTACGATTTAAATCAATTCCTGAATGGGATTAGTCTACATGACAACCCAGAATTAGACTTCTCAAATGATTCTTATTTGAATATTTTAGAAGGAAAAAGGAAAGTGAAATATTTCTTTGCTGATCCTTCTGTGATTGTGTCTCCACCAGAAAAGGAGATCAAATTACCAACAGATGATGTAAAATTCGAATTGGAGCATTCTCAACTAGAAAAACTACTTAAAGCATCTGCAGTATATCAACTTCCAGATCTTGCAGCAGTTGGAGAAAATGGGACAATTAGTTTAGTAGTTAGGGATAAGAAGAATGATACTTCTAATGAGTTTTCTATTGTAGTTGGTGAGACCGAGAACGTATTTACATTCAACTTTAAAGTTGAAAATATTAAGATTCTCCCAGGTGCATATAATGTTTGTATCTCCAATAAACTTTTATCTAGATTTGAGAGTAAATCAAGAAATGTTAAGTACCACATTGCTCTAGAGCCAGATTCGACCTACATGGATTAAGAATAAGATATTACATCATGAACATCTTTGTGACTTCTCCTTGGCCTGCCGAAAGTGCCATTTGTCTCCCAGACAAGCACATCGTCAAGATGCCCCTAGAGTGCTGCCAAATGCTCTCTATTGTTGCATCAGAAAAATGGGGACACGGGTACGGCACTCTTCCTAAGGCAGATGGAACGCCTTACAAAACCGAGAAAGGAGCATTCCGCAATCATCCCTGTACCAAGTGGGCAATGGAAAGTATCCATAATGCCTACTGGCTAATCAAGTGGGGTTTAAATTTGTCCGATGAATACTGCCTGCGGTATAATAAAACTCATTCTTGCTATAAAACTCTTGTAGATGCTTTCTACTTGTTCCCTAAAGGTAAGATTACAGAAGTAACTCCATTTGCTCGCGCAATGCCAGATGAGTATAAACTTGACACAAGCATTGACACTTTTACTGCTTACAAGATGTATATCGCATCCAAACCTTGGGTTGCATCTAATTATCTTCGTATGCCGCAACGAAAACCTGATTGGATTTAATTAATTATGGGATATTTTAAATTGTCATTTATGTTATGGAAAGAACTGATGCTTTTTGATGGTACAGTTCCTGGGTTTTATTTCTCTGATTGCTATTATGATTTCTGGGATTATTTGAATTATTCTTATGTTATCGGTGAAGTAAAGAATTATGGCAAGTGAATTTGTTCTAACGGAAGAATAAAGGCCGCAAGTGACTGTAACTCTATTTAAAAAATTTTCTTAATATTATGGTACGTGATTTTATTTTTGTTGAAAAATATGCTCCACAAAAAGTTAAAGACTGTATTCTACCGGATTCTCTGAAAAAGTTTTTTACAGAAATAAGGGAATCAACCAAAGTTCCTAATATGATTCTTTCTGGTCCACCTGGAATTGGGAAGACATCTACTATTAAAGCATTGGCAAATGAATTAGAAAGAGATTTTATGGTAATAAATGGATCGGATGAACGATCTATTGATGTGATTAGAAATAAAGTTAAAAATTATGCTTCTACTTTGTCATTGTCAACTACAGGTAAAAAAATACTTTTAATAGATGAAGCAGACAATTTAACTCACGACGCTCAACTTGCATTAAGAGCTTCTATCGAAGACCTACAAAAGAATTGTACATTTATTTTTACGTGTAATTATAAAAATAAATTAATTCCACCTATTCATTCTCGTGCTGCTGCTATTGACTTTTCTATTCCACCAAAGGAAAAGCCAAAATTAGCGGCAGATTTTATGAAAAGAATTCTTCTCATTTTAGATACAGAGAAAATAGAATATGAAACTTCTGTTTTAGTTGCGATTATTAATAAGTATTTTCCAGATTTTAGGAGAACACTCAACGAAATTCAAAGATATTCTTCTAGTGGAAAAATAGATTCTGGAATTTTAGCGCAAATTTCTGATATAAAAATTTCTAATTTAATTAAAAATTTGAAGGATAAAAATTTTACTGAAGTTAGAAAGTGGGTGATTCAAAATATGGATAATGATCCAAATAAAATTTTGCGAAAGATTTATGATAATTTATATGAATCTGCTGTAGAATCTACTATACCATCTGCTATTTTAATTATTTCTAAGTATCAGTATAGAAGTGCATTTGTAGCGGATAACGAGATTAATCTTCTTGCTTGTCTAACTGAAATTATGTGTGAAGTAGAATGGAAGTAAATTATGAACTTAAAGATTGGATGAATTCAATTAATTTTACTAAAGAAAATTTAATTGAATCTAATCCAGAAAACATAAAATCATATCCACCTTATATTATAAATAAGTGCTTGTCCTCTCATATTGATAGCATATTATTTGCAAATGAGATGAATATTAGTAATAATCTTGATAAAGATATGCAGTATTTATTTTATCTAAATAGTTTGAGAAAAAAGAAGAGATATTCTTCTTGGATCACTAAAAATAAGGTAGAAAATTTAGAATATATAAAAAAATATTATGGTTATAATGATGAGAAAGCTTCTCAAATTCTAAATATTTTAACTAAAGATCAAATTAATTTTATTAAAAAAAGACTTGATATCGGTGGAACGAAATGACTACTATCAATGAACCCCAAGTAAACTGGACTCCAGATATGATGGTTGAGGTTACTTTATCTGAGCCAGATGATTTTTTGAAGGTTAGAGAAACACTTACTAGAATTGGTGTTGCATCAAGAAAAGAAAAAAAATTGTATCAATCTGTACATATTTTACACAAACAAGGTAGATACTATCTTGTTAGTTTTAAAGAATTGTTTGCTTTGGATGGTAAGCACGCAAATCTAACTGTTAATGATGTACAACGTAGAAATCGTATTATTAAACTTCTTTCTGATTGGGGTTTAGTTTCTGTAGTAAATCCAGATAAAGTATCTGATATTGCTCCTTTAAATCAGATAAAGGTTTTACCTTACAAAGAAAAAGACGAATGGATACTAGAAGCAAAGTATTCTATTGGATCAAAAAAGAAAGTTGTAGAAACCGATTGATTTTTTAGGGAGTTCCGTACTTCCATTTTTTATGTTCTCCAATATATAATTTAAGTGTTGGATGCTTCGGGTTCAACACTTTTAACTTGCTTAAAAAGGAGAAACAACATGAACACAATAGTTAGGTACAATACTGGGAATATCCAGAAGTTCTTAAATGATATAGATAAGTATTCAATTGGAATGGACGAATGGTTCCATAGATTTTCTGCCTTACACCAAACAGAATCAAATTATCCACCATATAATGTAATAAAGGAAAGTAATACGGAATTTAGATTAGAGGTAGCTCTTGCTGGATTTACCAAAAATCAAATTACTGTATATACTGAAAATAATAAACTTTTTGTTGAAGGAACAAAAGAAAACGACAATCAAAAGGAATATGTCCATCAAGGATTGGCACAAAGAGCCTTTACTCGTGCCTGGACAATATCAGATGATGTCGAAGTGAAACAAGTTACTTTTGATAATGGCCTACTAAACATTGAATTAGTAAAAGTGATTCCAGAACATCAAAAGAAAAAAGTTTGGTTTTAATTGAATCAAATTTACGGGAGAGGTCGGTTGACTTCTCCCTTTTTTATTGCTATAATGGATTGGACAGCTGCTTATTGAATTATGGATGAAGAGATTATTGAAATTTATGATACTGTATCCATTATTGTTTTGCATACAAATCAGGTACTGATATCGAAAATTGAAGAAGTGTCAGCTGATATTGGAGAACCAAACTGTAGATTGATTGATCCATATGTAATTAATTACGATAAAGTAACTCAAAGTGCAACTCTTACTCAATGGTTGATTCCATACACTAGTCAAAATGTTTTTATGATTAGCTCAGATAAAATTTTGACAATATCTGAACCCAAACAACAAATTCTAGATAAGTATAACAATTTGGTAAATAGCTGATGCGTTGGTATACTAATGTAAAACAACTTGGGAATCGAATCTATGTTCGTGGTTATGATAATGGAGAACACTTTAAAGATGTAGTTGAATATAAGCCAACATTCTATGTAAAGACTGATAAGAAGAGTGAATATAAAACTCTTGATGGATCATATGTTAAAATGATCCATCCTGGTACAATCAAAGAGTCTAAAGAGTTTGTTTCCAAATATAAGAATGTAGATGGATTTGAAATATTTGGAAATGAGACTTTTATCTACCAGTACATCTCTGATAATTATAGCGAAGATCAAATTGACTACGACATAACCAAAATTAAGATCTTTGCAATTGATATTGAGTGTGCATCTGAAAATGGATTCCCAGATCCAAAGACATGCGATGAAGAGATTCTGTTAATTACAATTCAAGATTATACAACTAAAAAAATCTTTACTTGGGGAACTAGAAAATTCTCAGAAAATTTAAATGACCACAAGTATTTTTATTGTCATGACGAAGCGCATCTACTTAATTCTTTTCTAAACTACTGGCAAGAGAACACACCAGAAATCGTTACTGGATGGAATTGTCTCTATTATGACTTCCCATATATTATTGGAAGAATGTATAGATTGCTTGGGACGAAGGAGACTAAAAAGATGTCTCCTTATGGTTGGATTTCAGATAGACAAGCTGAAGTTAGAAAAGATGAATTCCAAACAGTCTATGATATTTTTGGAGTTTCAATTGTAGATTATTTTGATCTTTATAAGAAGTATTCGTTTAAAAAGCCTGAAAACTTTAGACTGGATACTATTGCATTTAATGAACTAGGTCAAAATAAACTAGATCATAGTGAGTATGAGACATTCAAAGATTTTTACGATAAAGACTGGAATACATTTGTAAAATATAATGTAATTGATACTGAGCTCGTAAATAAGTTAGAGGACAAACTCCACATGATTGAATTGGCGATCATGCTTGCATTTGACTCTAAAACTAATTTTGAAGATGTATTTTATCAAGTTAGAATGTGGGATACGATTATCTACAATTATCTTCGTAGGAAAAAAATCGTAATCCCATTAAAAGAACCAGCGAAAGAAAAGTCAGATAAATTTGTTGGTGCTTTTGTGAAAGAACCAGTCCCTGGATCTTACGACTATGTGGTCAGTATGGACTTAACCTCACTGTATCCACACATTATGATGGGACTTAACATCAGCCCAGATACTTTAGTGAAAGATAGATTTTCTAATATATCAATCGATTCTGTCTTACAAAAAACGGCAAATATACCTGAAGGTTTTAAATATTCCGTTTGTCCAAATGGGTCCATGTATAAAAAGGATCAGATGGGTTTCCTACCAGAACTTCTTGATAAGATGTTCCAGAAAAGGAAATTTTACAAGGATAAGATGAAAGAACTTAAGAAAGAATATGAGAAATCACATTCTAGTAAGTTGAAGAAACAGATTTCAATGTATAGTGTCAAGGAACAATCTATTAAAGTATGTCTCAATTCATGTTATGGAGCAACTGGTAATCCTTACTTCAGATTTTATGATCTGAGAAATGCTGAGGCAGTAACATATACTGGACAACTTGCAATTCGATGGATTGAAAAGAAGTTTAATGAGTACTTCAATAAAATTCTCAAAACAGATGGAATAGATTATGTAGTTTACTGCGATACAGATTCTGCATTTTTGAATATGAAACCTCTTGTTGATTTTATATTTAAAAATAAGAATCCAGATAAACTTGAAATTATCGACTTTCTTGATTCTATTTTTTCTACAAAAATCCAGGATTATGTAGATGATTCGTATAAAGAGCTAGCAAAATATTTGAATGCATATGCTCATAGACTCCACATGAAGAGAGAGAAAATTACAGACAGAGCGGTATTTATTTCTAAGAAAAGATATATTGCCAATGTTTGGGATAATGAAGGAGTTAGGTATTCTGAACCTGAATTAGCAATGACTGGCGTTGAGGCTATTAGGTCTTCTACTCCTGCTTTCTGTAGGGATAAGATTAAACAAGCTATTAGGTTAATCATGTCTTCCGATGAAAATGAAATGATAGATTTCATTGCTAAAACTAGGGAAGAGTTTTTTAAATTGACACCAGAAGAAGTATCTTTCCCAAAATCTATAAATGAAGTTACCAAATTTATGTCGAACTTAACGATGTATCAAAAGGGAACTCCAATACATGTGAGAGGAGCAATTCTATATAATCATTACATCAAAGATAAAAAACTACAAAGAAAATATTCTATAATCAAGAACGGTGAAAAAATTAAGTATTGCTATTTGAAACTCCCAAATCCAATTCATGAAAATGTAATTTCTTATATTCAAAAGTTACCACCAGAATTTGAACTAGAAAAGTATATTGATTACAATATGCAATTTGAGAAAACATTTTTGAATCCTCTTAAATTAATCTTAGACATTATTGGGTGGAAAATTGAGAAGCAAAACACACTTGATTCATTTTTCTTTTAGTGCTATACTACATACAACTATAGGAGACACATGGATTTTCTTAAAGAAATTATAAAAGAAGTTGGTGGCGAATACACCAAACTTGCATCAGATATTGAAGAGACTGAAACTTATGTTGATACAGGTTCATACATTTTTAATGCACTGGTTTCAGGTAGCATATTTGGTGGTGTATCTGGGAATAAGATTACTGCTATTGCTGGAGAGTCTTCTACTGGAAAGACTTTTTTCTCTCTCGCCGTTGTTAAGAACTTTCTTGATACTCATCCCGATGGTTACTGTCTCTATTTTGATACTGAGGCTGCTATTACTAAATCACTCGTAGAATCTCGTGGAATTGATACTTCTCGTCTTGTGGTTGTTAATGTTGTTACTGTTGAAGAGTTCCGTGGAAAGGCGCTGAAAGCAGTTGACATTTATCTCAAAAAACCAATGGAAGAGCGCAAACCATGTATGTTTGTGCTAGACTCTCTAGGTATGCTTTCAACAGAAAAGGAAATTACTGATGCACTCAACGATAAACAAGTTCGTGATATGACTAAATCGCAACTGGTCAAAGGTGCTTTCCGAATGCTCACACTCAAACTAGGTCAAGCAAATGTCCCACTTCTTGTCACGAATCACACATACGATGTCATCGGAGCTTACGTACCAACTAAAGAAATGGGGGGAGGTTCTGGACTCAAATATGCAGCAAGTACGATCATCTATCTCAGCAAGAAAAAAGAAAAGGATGGAACGGAAGTGGTCGGCAATATTATCAAGGCTAAGACTGCTAAATCGCGTTTGAGTAAGGAGAATAAAGATGTTGAGGTTCGTCTGTTTTATGATGAACGCGGTCTTGATCGATATTATGGATTACTTGAACTCGGTGAGATTGGTGGTTTATGGAAAAATGTTTCAGGTCGATATGAGATCAACGGTAAAAAAATCTATGGGAAGCAGATTCTCGCAAATCCTGAAGAATACTTCACCGAAGAAGTAATGCAGAAATTGGATGAGATCGCAAAAGAAGAATTTAGTTATGGTACTTGATGGAAAAGATTGAGTTTTTGATTCTAAGAAATTTAATTTATAATGAAGAGTACACTAGGAAAGTACTTCCATTTTTAAAAGAAGAATATTTTCAGGATTATAATCAAAAAGTAATCTTTGTTGAAATAAGCTCTTTCATACTAAAATACAATGAATTGCCAACAAATGAGGCTTTATTAATTGAAGTAGAAAACAGGACAGATCTGAATGAATCTTCATACAAAGAAATAGTTTCAATTATCAGTGCAATAGACAATGTTCCATCTGAATTGCAGTGGTTGATTGATATAACTGAAAAGTGGTGTAAAGATAGGGCAATTTATCTTGCTCTTATGGAATCCATTCAGATTGCAGATGGAAAAGACGAAAAGAAAAACAGGGATTCAATCCCATCCATTCTATCAAATGCATTAGGAGTGAGTTTTGATAACCATGTTGGACACGATTATTTACTAGATTACGAATTACGGTATGATTTATACAATAAAAAAGAAAGCAAACTATCTTTTGATCTTGAATATTTTAACAAAATTACGAACGGTGGGCTCTCTCCTAAAACTCTTAACATCGCACTTGCTGGTACGAATGTCGGCAAGTCTCTATTCATGTGCCACATGGCTGGCTCCTACTTGCTCCAGGGAAGGAATGTATTGTACATTACGCTTGAAATGGCAGAAGAGAAAATTGCTGAGCGAATTGATGCCAACCAAATGAATATTAATATTCAAGATATTAAAGATTTACCTAAATCTACATTTCAAAATAAGATTAATTCCATTTCAAGAAAGACACAGGGATCTTTAATTATCAAAGAATATCCAACTGCTTCTGCACATGCTGGACACTTCAAGGCATTGCTAAATGAATTGGCTTTGAAGAAATCATTCAAACCAGATGTTATTTTTATTGATTATCTTAACATCTGCGCATCAAGTAGATACAAAGGAAATATATCTGTAAATTCATATTCTTATGTTAAATCTATTGCGGAAGAACTGAGAGGTCTTGCAGTTGAGTTTAATGTTCCAATTATGAGTGCAACCCAAACAACTAGGTCTGGATTTGCATCATCTGACCCAGAGTTGACGGATACTTCTGAATCTTTTGGTTTGCCTGCAACTGCTGATTTTCTTTTCGCTTTAATTTCTACAGATGAATTAGAACAGTTAAATCAAATACTTGTGAAACAACTTAAAAACAGGTATAGCGATAAATCCCTACACAAAAAATTTGTAGTAGGAATAGATAGAGCAAAAATGCGTTTATACGATGTTGACCAATCGGCTCAAAAGGACATACTTGACTCTGGACAGGAAGAGGAGTATAATGACGAAGAGCACCAATCTGATTTAAAAAATAAATTTAGGAGTTTTACATTCTAATGGAAAAGGTACAAAAAATTGATAGCGACAAGTACATTGATTTTGTTCGCCAAACTACAAGTCCTGCTAGTAGCAATAGCGGAAGTTTGATTTCTCGTATTGTTGATCTTGAAACTTCTTCCGGTGCTGATACTCCTCGACTTTTAACTGCTGCTTTTGGTATGAGTGCAGAAGCAGGTGAATTTACTGAAGTTGTGAAGAAAGTATTTCTTCAAGGTAAACCATACACTCAAGAAACTGAGTTTCACCTAAAACGAGAACTTGGAGATATCTGTTGGTATCTTGCTCAAGCTTGTATGGCACTTGATACTAATTTTGATGAAATTCTTCAGATGAATTACGAAAAGCTAAGTGCTCGTTATCCAGAAGGAACTTTTGATGTATATCGTTCTGAAAATCGTGTAGAGGGAGATCTATGACTAAAGAAAAAAAAGTAACAATTAAAATGGATGCTCGTCAAGCAGCAGCAGTTCGTCAAATCCTTTTTGAATCCCAGGTAGGATATACTTATGATGAAGTGTGTGTACCTCCTCGTATTGCAGACATTCGTTCTGTAATTCTACAACTAGACAAAGAGCTTGAAAATCATACTCCTTGATTTAAACCTCCTTCGGGAGGTTTTTTTATAAATAGTAAAAAAAATATAATTAAAAATGAAGACTTTCTCTCAATTTTTAGAAGAAGCTAAAATAGACTGGAATGCTGGTCCTAGAGCAAAAGCAGAAAGAAAGTTATCTTCTTTGGGTAGACAAATGCGTACCGCTAACCCAAGCCAAATGGTTAATGTGGCAAATCGTATAAAACAAATGAGATCAAAAATTTCATTAGAAAATGAGAAAAATCCACCAGCACCACAAAAACAAGGTATAAGTGGAATTGCAAGAGGTGGAGTACCACAGACACCAAAAGATGGACCAAAAGCACCTAGGGATCCAAGATTGGGTCCTACCAGACAACAAAGAGCATCGGATGCTTCAGCTACTAGAATGGTAGGATCAGTTGAAAGGGGAGCAACAGTTGTTAGAAGAAATTCGGATGGAACAACAACTAGAGTTGCTGCTAATTTTACTAGAGATCCTATTAATATCAGATCTGGTGCTACTAGAAAAGAAAGAAGATCTGATAGTAGCAGAACGACAGAGAGACCAGAAGTTGGTAGATGGAGAGGGGATCGTCCTGCAGAAAATGCACCAGATACATTTAAAAGAAAAAATAGGTAAAATAAATAAATAAGGAATTCCTAACAAGAATGAAAAAGTTTTCGCAATTTATATTAGAATTTCGAGGATCGAGAGCATCAGAAAAGGCATATCGTCTTGGTCTCTCTTCGGATGGTCATGGCAACTGGGTAGATAGGAGTGGAAAAGTTGTAGCCCAAACAGTTGGTGGTGATCTTGAAATGATTCGTAAAAAGAGTCCAACTCCAGAAAAAGCGGAGCCAGCTCCATCTGGACCAAAGACTCCACAGAGAGTAATTGAACCGCCACCTGCTCCAGCTGAAAGAAAAGGTATTGCAGCACCAAAACAAGAACCAGCTCCACCAGAAATAGAGCAAGATCTCCCACTTACTATAGTATTTGCTAAATTCAACCCACCATCAGTAAAGCACGAAAAATTAATCCGAAAGGCAAAAGAAATTGCAGCTGGTGGTGAACTTAGGATATATCCATCTAGAATGCAGGACAATGAAAAGAATCCACTTGATCCTGCTTCTAAGATTAAATATATGAGGAAGATGTTTCCAGACATCAAAGATAATATTGTCAATGATAAAGATATGAAAACTATTTTTGATGTGTTGATGTCAGCAAACGAAGATGGATATGATAAAGTAAATATTATTGCTGGATTAGATAGGGTATCTGAATTTGAAAGACTTTCTGGTCAACATAATGGTAAACTTTACAATTTTGATGAAATAAATGTAATACCTTCTGGTCCAACTGATCCTGATGCAGAGAGTTCATCTTCAAATCTAAGAAAAGCTGCGATTGAAAATGATTTTAATAAATTTAAAGTTGGTATACCTAAAAAAATAAAAGATAAAGATGCTCAGGCTTTGTTCTTTGCTGTCCAAAGATCTATGTTGGGCAAAGGACAGGAAGCACAACAAGAACCACAAGATATAGCGGAAGTTTGGAAATATGCACCAGAACTTGATCTAAATGGTTTGAGAGAACAATATTATCAGGAAAATATTTTTAGAATTGGAGAAAGAGTTCAAAATTTAAATACTGGATTAATTGGACAGGTAATTCGTAGAGGTCCAAACTATTTGATATGTGTAACTGAAGATAATATAATGTTTAAGTCTTGGATTAAAGATGTGACCGAATGGACTGATGTTTCTGGGGTTCCTGCAGATCAAAGATTAGTTGGAACAGATCAACTCAGAAACTATACTATGAAAATGACAGGTACTACCACGATTAAAAACTTTATTCAAAAATATAAGAGAAGCGTAAAGAAATAATAAATAAATGTATAGGTTTAAAAATTTATACAAATGTCTGATCGTATCGTAGAAAGTCTAAATGAAATGAAACAGATTTATTTGGAATCTGTTTCAGGCAATGTCATTTCAAATAGAGATGAATATCTAGAGTATGTTGAAGAAAAGTATAAGACATCAAAAAAAGAAGACGAAGATAAAAAAGAAAGTGAGAAAGAAGAAAAAGACGACGACGAAAAAGATGAAGACGAAGATAAGGAAGGTGAAGAAGACGAAAAACCAAAAAGATGGTGGGATGATGATGGCGATGGAGTTGGATATGAAAAAGACGAAGTAAAAAGTAGCTTCAAAAAGAAAACTAAAAAAGTTGATGAATCACTTTCAAACTGGAGAAGTGATCTATATGAAGCAATAGGAAATATTGATGATGAAATTGAAGGATCAAAGCAAAGACAAGTTAAAGAAAAAGCAAACATTCATAATAAAATAGACATTAATCCTAATGTTAATATTGGTGAGAGTGTAGAACTTTCAGAAGAATATATTGGAGAAGTTATTGATATTGCTGCTCAATATTTTTATGATAGGGGATTGAATGAGGAAGGTCTCGCCATGGTAATTGAAGACCTTGGCCACGAAAAATTCATTGAGTATGTATTCTATATTTCTGAAGATTTTATGTTGAGTGAGGCAAGAACTTTACTTGGTAAAAAGTCAAATCCAGCCACAGGAAAAGACAGAGGTATATCATTGAAAGCTGCTCCGGGAAAAACGACTCGAGCAGCGGCAGAAAAATATGGTACCACTAGAAGATTTTCATCATCTAGACCAACTGGGACAGTACGAAAAAAAATTGTAAAAGATCAAGGTGATAATTCTGCTAAAACTGCAGCTGAAACTCAACCAAAAGGTATAGATAAAGTTGTTAGTCAGGTTAAAAACTTTGCTACCTCACCTGACACTAAAGCTAGATTAACTAATATGATTGGTGCGGCTGTAAATAAAGCAAAATCCGATATTGGTAGAACGGGAATGGCTGCAGTTCATGCTACTGATGCTGCCAAGAAAGCAAGACAAAGAGGTGCATCTGGAGCTGGTGCAGCAGGCGCAGCTGCTGGTACATTTATTCGTGGTTTGATGCGTGGTTCTACTGCTACCGGAGTCAGAGAAGAAATCGAAGCATTTCTTCTAGAAAAATCAGAAAGTCAACAACAACAAAAATTGTTTGGTCTTGCACTTTCAGTAAAAAGAGGTGAAACCCCAAGATCTGAAGTAAGTCAGGAAGTTCTTGATATTGTCGATAAAATGTCTGAAGCTGAGATTCGCAAATTTGCGAAAACTTCACATGAAGGACTTCCCAAAAAAGTAGAAGAAAAGGACTGATATGTCTATCACATTTAATCAATTTCTTGCTAGGATAGACGAGGCATACCCAACTTGGGGATCTAGCCCACGAAGAGATAGACCTACAGGACAATTGCCACAGAGATCATCTACTAGAGGTAGAACTGGACCACAATTAGATTGGAGAGCACCAGAAACAAAACCTAAGGAATCAACACCCCCAAAACCTTCTGGTGGAATAACTTTTGATAGTCGTTCAAGTAATCGACGAGTTGTGACAAAACCAACTCCAGAAAAAGTTGAATTGGGATTGAAAAAACTTGGTGGAAACACATCTAAACCTTATCTACCATTTAATCGACGGATGCAAAAAGTATTTGTTCCAACTTCCAATTCTGGTATAGAATTGACTGGCGCAGCAAAAAAATCAATGATACAAAAATTAAGAGCACAGAAAAATAATTAATTCTATACTACCAAAGCATCATCGATTCATAAATATCTTTGGAGCATATCCAAAAATTATTAAGGAGGACATCATGGGAGTATTAGTAGGAGTTGTAAAACCACTTCTTTTCGCAGCATTAAATTCTTGCCACACAAAAAGACTTGTATGCGAACTTCTAGATCGTTATGTACAAACTACAGACAATGATGTAGATAATCTGATTGCAACCACAGTTAGAACTGCACTTCTAAAAAATTGCTGATATTTAATTTCAACTAAAAAGGGAGAGGATATTTTTGCCTCTCCCTTTTTTATTAAACATCATAACGACATAAATATTTTATAGATTAAATAGTTTTTAAAGGTAAAACGAATGGCACTCTGGGGAAATAACGACAACATTTCATCCAATGGAAAAGTTTGGCTAAATTATGTCACAAGAATTGTAACTGCCACTGGAACTAACTTTGGTGCAGTTGGTGCTGCATCAACTGGAGATGTTATTAGATTTGGAGTTGTTGGTGGAACATATTTTGGTGATGCAGTAATTGTTGGTATTGCCAGTACAACTCAACTATCTATTGCATCTACTGCAAACTTAAGTGGTGCAGCTATTGCTAACACAGATTTTAGCGTATCACAACTTCCAAAGTACCTAACTCTTGATAGTCAGTATAGCCAGACTCATACAAATTACGAGCCATATGTGGCTGGTGTATCTACTGCTGGAATTGCTGCAGCTCAAAATACTAAATATTCTCCAGCTCACGGTGGCTGGGTAGGAATCATGACTTATGTTGATTCCCAAGGACAATATAGAGTTAAGACAGAAACATTCGTAGCAATGTCTGGTATCCAAACAGGTAATACTCCTTTGTATGATGCAAATCCATTAGTGTGATATTAAATGATATTTACTGAACTGAATGAGGAAAATTTTCTCCTATTTGCTATTAAAAATTATGAGAATCCTCAGGCAGTGACGAAAGAAGATTTCGAAAAAGATTTGAATCATTTTAAGTATATAAAAAGATTACTTAGAAGATACAAAAATACAGGTGTGTTAAAAACACACCTTTTAATTAACCATTTTATAATACTTTATAATATTTTTGGTGATGCAACCACACCAATGCTATTTTTTAAAATTGATAAAGATCTTTGGTCTTACATGAAAACTTTTGTTGTTTTTCTGAACAGATTACCAGAATATCCAAAAGGATATATACATGATATTCCAATAGATATTTTTTGTATGTCACAACTGGAAAGAATTACAAATGAGTAAGTTAGATAAAATTATACAATTAATAAGAGAAAATATGGTTGCAAATGCAACAGGTAGTGGCGGCGGATTTGGGGGAAATTCTCCACAAGAAGGACCAACAGCTGGATTTGACCCAAAGGTTGAATTAGGAATGTTCCGTAGAACTATAGGTGGATTAGTTGATAGAAGGTCAAAGACATACAGTAAAAAATATGAATCTTGGTTGAAGTCAATGGGATTACTTTAAAATCTAAATAGTAATATTAAAGGTTATTTGTTGGCGAGTTAACAAAAAAACTATACTAACAATGTCAGAAGAATCAATAAAATTAGCGGTATTAGAGCAAAAACTTTTAGATTTTTCTAACATCGTACATAAGTTAGATGATGCCATTCAAAAGTTGAGTGAAGTAAATACGAATATAACCAGAATGCTTGCTGTTCATGATGAAAGAATTGAACAGTGCAATAAATCTGATAGTATTCTAATAAAAATGATAGATGAAATCAAGAAAGAAAATCTTGAAGATCACCAACAAGTAATAAAAAGAATAGAATCCATAGAAGAAAAAGTATTGGAAATTAATAAAATAAAGTGGATGACTGCAGGATGTGGGACTCTTCTTGTTGTTCTTGCTGCGGCCTTATCTAGCTTAGCTTCTGGTTGGTGGACGCCAAGTGAAATGCAGCAACACCACAGAATGCAGATGGAATCCAAAATGTTGGATTGACATACTGGGATTTACATGCTAGAATTGGGGACGCTGAAACCTAGATTATGGATTTGATTGACGACAAATATATTAATCTAATATCAACAAGATTAGAAAAATTCACTAAAAAGAATTCAAATCTCTATAATTGTAGATGTAAAATTTGTGGTGACTCTCAGAAAAATAAATCAAGAGCACGAGGATATTTTTATTCTGTAAAAAATAATACAAATTACAAGTGTCACAATTGTGGAGTGAATGTATCTTTAAACAATTATCTTAAACAAATAGATCCAATATTACACCAGCAATATTGTTTAGAGAAGTATTCAGCTGGATTCACCGGTAAAAATTTTACAGCCGAAGCACCAAAGTTTGACTTCAAAAAACCAGTATTCAAAAAAACTTTAAATTTACCAAGAGCAAGTGAAGTTTCTGTTGCTAAGTCTTATTTAGAAAATCGTAAATTGAATCCAGATAATTTTTATTATGCGGAAAAGTTTAAAGAATGGACAAATACAGTACAAAAAACATTTGATGAAAAAGGTTTAAAGTATGAAGAATCTAGGATTGTCATTCCACTTTATTATCAAAAAAAACTAATAGGATTTCAGGGCAGATCAATTGGTCCAAGTGAAATTAAGTATATTACAATTATGTTGGAGGAAGATGCTCCAAAGATATATGGATATGATGAAATAAACTTGAACAAATCAGTTTACATTATAGAAGGTCCTTTTGACTCCACATTTATTCAAAATTCAGTTGCAATGTGTGGATCCGATTTAAATCTAAAAGATCTAAATATTTCTCACCCAGTATACGTCTATGATAATGAACCTAGAAACCAAGAAATTCACAAAAGAATGGAATCTAGAATTGAATCTGGGGATTCAATTGTGATATGGCCAAGTTTAATTAAAGACAAAGACATAAACGACATGGTTTTGTCTGGACTTAATGTCCAATCTGTGATAGAATCAAATACTTACTCTGGACTAGTAGCAAAACTTAAATTTAACGAATGGAAGAAAGTATGACCGAAGGAATTAGGGTTCAAAAAAGAAATGGCAACATTGAACCATTATATCTTGATAAGATACATTTGATGGTAGAAGAGGCTTGTAAGAATCTATCTGGAGTCTCTGCTTCTCAAGTTGAAATGCAGTCTGGTATTCAATTTTATAGTGGAATCACTACAGCTGAGATTCAGGAAATTCTAATTAGAAGTGCAAGTGATCTTATTGATTTGGAGCACCCAAACTATCAATATGTTGCTGCTAGATTGTTGATGTATGCTACTAGGAAGAGCATCTTTGGTGGCATGAAAGATCTACCACACCTAGAAGATCATATCAATAATTGCGTGACTTCTAAAGTATATGATCATGAAGTATATGATCATTATTCAAAAGAAGAAATCGATAAGATCAATTCTATGATTGATCACGATCGTGACTTTAACTTCACATATGCAGGACTCAGACAGGTTGTAGATAAGTATTTGGTTCAAGATCGTAGTACTGGGAAATTATATGAAACTCCCCAGTTCATGTATATCATGATTGCGCTAACAATGTTTTCTAGGTATCCAAAGGAAACACGCCTATCTTATATAAAAAAATATTACGATGCAACATCAAAGCACAAAATCAACATCCCAACCCCAATCATGGCAGGAGTGCGGACGCCACTTCGACAATTTGCTAGTTGTGTTCTTGTTGATGTTGATGACACCCTCGATTCTATCTTTAGCAGTGATATGGCTATTGGCAGATATGTCGCACAGAGGGCGGGAATCGGCATCAATGCAGGTAGAATCCGTGGCATCAACAGTAAAATCAGAGGTGGAGAAGTTCAACACACTGGTGTTGTACCGTTTCTCAAAAAGTTTGAAGCGACTGTCAGATGTTGCACGCAAAATGGCATACGAGGTGGATCCGCGACGGTCCACTTCCCCATCTGGCACCAAGAGATAGAAGATATTATTGTTTTGAAGAATAATAAAGGAACTGAGGATAATCGTGTTCGTAAACTAGATTATTCTATTCAGTTTAGTAAGATTTTTTATGAGAGGTTCATCAAAAATGAAGAAATCACGCTTTTCTCTCCAAACGATGTACCTGGACTTTATGATAACTTCGGATTACCTACATTTGATGACCTCTATGTATCTTATGAAAATAATCCATCTATTCCAAAGAAAAAAATCAAAGCACAAGAACTTATTCTGAATGTTCTCAAGGAAAGAGCAGAAACAGGACGAGTGTATATTATGAACATTGATCATTGTAATTCACATAGTTCTTATAAAGATCAAATTACAATGAGTAATCTTTGCGTTGCTGGAGACACAAAGATTAAAGTAAGAATTACTACTGCTAAAGAAGTTGATGGTAATAACACAACAACATACCGTCTTCCTCCTCTTGAAATTGAAATTCAACAACTTCAAGAATTTATCGAAGAAGGTCTTTCATTGGAATGCGTAGAAGTGCTTTCTAAAAATATTGACTGTGCAAATCGTAAAAATGATTATCATCAAATTACCGCATTTGCTCAAACGTCACCTAAAGCAAAAGTAATGAAAATTACTGATGAAAACAGTGGTAACAGTATTGTAGTCACGCCTGAACACAAAGTATTTACTGAAAATCGTGGATATGTGATGGCGAAAGATTTGAAAGAGACTGATGAGTTAGTAATTAATTAGTATGGTAGGAAGTGTAATTTTGTTATTTTTGATAAATAGTCATGAGATTACACTTCCTATAATGAAAACATATATTGTCTATAAAATTACCAATAAGAAAAACGGCAAAAATTACATAGGAAAAACTGAATACTCTTTGGAGCATCGTTGGAATCGTCATTTATCGTCAGCAAGAAATGGTTCAAAATTTAGATTTCATTCTGCGATTAGAAAATATGGTGAAGATTGTTGGGACTTATCTGTGATTGAAACTTATCAAACTGAAGATGAAAACTTTATTAATGAAAAGGAAACTCACTTCATTAAACTCTTTGAGAGCGATACTAAAGGATATAATGCTACTTCTGGTGGAACTGGTGGTTGGATGCTCCCAAGATGCCCACAGAAAGTCCAGGAAGAGTGGAAAAATGGTATTTCTACAAGAACTATAGGACACAATAATCCAAATTATTCTGGTTATTCAGATGAAGAATTAATTGAATTTGGTATGAAATTTATTAAAAAATATAACTTTATACCTGGACTAAAAAGATTAATTAAATTTTGTAATGACGAGTTGAATGTAAATTTTCCTAAAAGTTTTTCCAAAAATAGATTTGGAGGAAGTAGAAAAAATTACACTAAATTATTAGAAGAAGAAAGTGGATTGGTATTTGATCCAAATTATAGAACAGTAGAAGAAAGAAAGCTTATTGCCCAAAAGGCATCTATAAACTCAACTATTATGTGGAAACAAAGGAGAATTAAAAATGCTAAAGATTGAATATCTAGAAGAAGAAATTCCAGTTTATGATATTACGGTAGAAGGAGCTCATAATTTTTTTGCTAATAATATATTAGTTCATAATTGTCAAGAAATCACTGAACCTACTACTCCAATTCAACATATTGATGATGACAATTATTCCGAGATCGCAACTTGCATTCTTTCTGCGATCAATGTGGGTAGAGTTAAGTCTGATGATGAACTAGAGGAACTCTGTGATCTTACGGTTCGTGCTCTAGATGAAATTATTGATTATCAACAATATCCAGTGAAAGCGGCAGAGAATTTCACAAAGCGTCGTAGATCTCTTGGAATTGGATATATTGGTCTTGCTCACTATTTGGCAAAACTTGGATTTAAGTATGATTCACAAGAAGCATGGGATGCTGTTCATGGTCTTTCTGAGAGCTTCCAATACTATCTTCTAAAGGCATCTAATCAACTTGCCAAAGAAAAAGGATATTGTGAGTATTTTGGTCGTACTAAGTATTCTGATGGGATTTTACCAATTGATACATACAAAAAAGAAGTAGACGAAATCACATCAATTAAACTTCAACATGATTGGGAATCTCTTAGGTCATCTATCCTGGAACATGGACTCAGACACTCAACACTGTCCGCACAGATGCCATCGGAGAGCAGTTCCGTTGTGTCAAACGCAACCAATGGAATCGAACCACCTAGAGGATACTTGTCCATTAAAAAATCAAAGAAAGGACCACTCAAACAAATTGTTCCACAATATCATACTCTTAAAAACAATTATACGCTACTTTGGGACATGGAGTCTAATCGTGGTTATATTAATGTTGTTTCTGTGATGCAAAAGTTCTTTGATCAGGCAATTTCTGGAAATTGGTCCTATAATCCAGAGCATTATCCAGACAATGAGGTTCCAGTTTCTGTAATGGCGAATGACCTATTGACCACATACAAGTACGGTCACAAAACCGCATATTATCAAAATACTTATGATATCAAGACCGATGAGGTAGTTGAACATCCAAAACAGGAACTTAATTCGCTTTTAGATGACATTATGAGTTCAGATGAAAGTGAATGTGAAAGTTGCACAGTTTAATTTGTTTAAATAATCAATGTGATGGAGACTAGTATGGAATTTAAAATTTCTTCAGTTGAAGAAGAAACTAAAATTAAAGGTATGACTGTTTTTAATACAGAAAAAGTTAATACGAAAAAACAACCAATGTTTTTTGGTCAGCCATTAGGAGTTCAAAGATATGATTCATACAAGTATCCAGTTTTTGATAGACTCACCACACAACAACTAGGTTATTTCTGGAGACCCGAAGAGGTCTCTCTCCAAAAAGATCGTGGTGACTATCATACTCTTCGTCCTGAACAGAAACATATCTATACTTCTAATTTGAAGTATCAGATCATGTTAGATTCTGTTCAAGGTCGTGGACCTGGTATGGCATTTATTCCATATTGTTCACTTCCTGAGTTGGAAGCATGTATGGAAGTATGGGGGTTCATGGAGATGATTCATAGTCGCTCATACACATACATTATTAAAAATGTATATTCAGACCCAACAGAGGTCTTTGATACTATTATCGGTGACGAACGCATTCTAGAGCGTGCTAGGAGCGTCACAGAGTCTTATGATGATTTTATTAATTCAGCACAAATTTATGGTACATCTACTGATTGGATGTATAGACTTGAAGGAGTCACAAACGCAAAGGAAACACTCAACGATGTTAAACGAAAACTCTACAGAGCAGTCGCAAATGTTAATATTCTTGAAGGTATTCGCTTCTACATTAGCTTTGCTTGTAGTTTCGCTTTTGGCGAACTTAAGCTCATGGAAGGATCCGCTAAAATCATCTCACTTATTGCAAGAGACGAAAACCAACACTTAGCACTTACTCAAAACATTCTGAATAAATGGAAAGAAGGTGACGATCCAGAAATGCAAAAAATTGCAAAAGAAGAGGAAGAATGGGTTTATAAAATGTTTGATCGTGCCGTAAACGAAGAAAAGAAGTGGGCAGATTATCTGTTCAAGGATGGCAGCATGATCGGACTTAACGATAAACTTCTTCAGCAATATGTTGAATGGATTGCAAATCGTCGCATGAAAGCAATTGGTCTTAAGCCAGTTTATGATATTCCAGCAAAAAACAATCCACTTCCTTGGACCGAACATTGGATTTCTTCCAAAGGACTACAAGTCGCTCCACAAGAAACGGAGCAGGAAACATATATTGTCGGTGGACTGAAACAAGACATGAAAGAAGATACATTTGCTAGCTTCAAATTGTAATTTAAAACTGAGGTTGAATGTTATATAAATAAATATAACATTCAACCTCAGTTTCAAATGGATAATTATATTCTTTATTATTATTTAAGGGAGGACTTTAGTTCTCCCTTTTATGTTGGTTATGGTAAACCAAGAAGAATACACGCAAAGCATTTGAGAAGTAATGGGGCAAATCTATTGCCATCAAGAGAAAGAAGATGGATCGTAAAATCTGGATTAACTAAACAAGAAGCAATAGAACTTGAAGTAAAGCACATAGCACTTTGGAAAAGAGAATGTGATGGTGGAGTTTTATTAAATCAAAATCTTGGTGGAGAAGGAAAACCAGGAGGACAAAAAACTAAAGGATTTAGTGGTAGAAAACATAGCGAAGAAAGTAAAAAGAAAACTTCATTAAAAGTTGCTGGTAAAAATAATCCAAGAGCAAAGAAATATATCTTCATTTCTCCAGATGGTAAAAAATACATTATAGAAGGTGGTGTTAAAAAGTTTTGTAAAGAAATAGGAATAACTTATGATGCGGTTTTAGGAAAGAAGAGCAAGAATACAAAAGGTTGGACTATATTAAACGCATAAGCTCCCTTTTTTAATAAATATATAAAGACAAACAAGAATTTTTTGTATAACAATGTCAAAATACTACTTAACAGAAGCTTACGGTGAGCTATATAACCCAAGAAAAGCTGATGAGACATTCTATGAGAATCTAAGATTCGTAGATTATCTCATGCAAGAAGAGATTGAGGAAGTCATGGAATCTCTTCTCTGGGAATTTATGGATTATGGTAATAATCTTGATGAATCTTATGGTTTGATCAAAGGTGTATTTTCTGATGATGTGATTCTAGAAGAAGTATTAACTGAAGCTAGAATGACTCCAAGACAAAAGGAAGAAAGAGCGGCACGCCAGAGAAGTAATTTGCAACTAGCTGCTGGTCAAGAAGCAACTAAAAGAAGAGAAGCTAGAAAGGCTGCTGTAACTGGAGCACTCAAACAAGCCAGGGAAACCGTAGGAAAAGTAGCTTCTGGTGTAGGATCTTCTGCTATGGGAGCGATGAGATCTGGTAAAAAGGCTGCTGCTGGCGCATATGATCGTGCTAAGGGTCTTCCTGGTAAAGCCATGGCTGCTCTTAAAGGACTTGCTCGTAAAGGTGCAGCTGCAGCTATTAAATCAGGTAGATCAACCGAAAGAGCAGGAAAAGAAGCAGAAAGAACTACAGTAACTACAACTTCCACTTCTGGTGGTGGTCGTGGCGCAGCTCCATCCACTCAAACTACAGTAGAAAAGTCAGGTGGATCTAAGCGTAGAGCAATTGGTGGGTTACTACAAAGAGCTGGAAAGGCACTTGCTGGGAAACTAAAAGCCAAACCAGATCGTATGACCAGAGGTGAATACGAAGAAAGAAAAGCTGGTAGAGCTGCTGCTGCCAGATCTGCTGTTGCTGGTACTGTCTCATCTACAGCACCAAAACCAGAAGCTAAAAAGCCTGAGCTTGGATTTAAGAAATTAGAAGCATCTGGTCAAAAGCCAGTATACAACCCAGCTGCAGCAAATCGTAGCGAAAAGAAAAGAACAGGTGGAAAACTTCCTGCTTCTAGTGCTTTGACTCCCTGGAATAAAGGTCCAGATAAGAGCGGAAAGAAATCTACTGCTCCTAGTACAATTCAGGCAGAAAGAAGAAAGCAAATTAAATTAGCACGCACACAGAGAGAAGAATTTGAACTTCTAGCACAATATATCCTAGAAGACTTTATCAATGAAGGTTATGCTGATACTTATGAGGATGCACTTGAAATTCTAGAAAATCTTTCAGAAAATTCTATTATAGAACTTACTGAAATGTATCTAGAAGGCTGATCGCCAAAAGGAAAGGGAGCCTCGGCTCCCTTTTTTAGTCTTCTGATTTAATTACTATTCCGTAGATGTTATCTTTTTCAGAACTAAAGAATTTACCTTCTACATTAGTATTGTAATAATCTTCTCTTAAAATTACATCTCGTTTAAATTGTTCCATGGTTTCATAGAAACTCATGGATTTTTTGTGTGGACAAAGATATAATATTTCACGAAGAAATTTATCTTTGCCTAATAACTTTACATCTGCTATTAATTCATCACAAGATCCAAAGTAATCTCTCCAGTTACTTTCCTTTTTCTTTCTTCTCCCTGTTTTTCTATCTTTTCTTCTTTCCCAAAAAGTTTTCTTTCCGATATATTTTTTTTCGTTTTCCAGATTCGTGATAAGATATACAAATCCTTCCATGCCATCTGGCACTTCATCAATAACTTTTCCTTTTATGTTCCACACTTGACATCCTCACGACTATGGCTTATTATGATTTCGAATCAAAAAGTATTTATGATCAACGATCAAGACCCAATGGAAGTTCTAGTCACTGATATTAGGGATTGGAGCATCGAAAGGTTCTCTAAATTGACTAAAAAGAATCAATTTGAAAATGCAATCGCATTAGAAGAAGAATTTTCTGAGTGGCTATCTTCGGATTTGGATGATGATATTGAAATTATCACAGTCAATTGACAAATTCTAAATAATCACTTATAATGTAAAATCCCTATTATGAGTAGGGTCTTTGTTATGAGATTTTGAGTGCGATTTAGAGCCGTGGGTACTGCCCCTGAGAAGGGGAAATTCTCCTTTACCTATACGGATGTAGAGTTCTATTAAAATTAATGCAATTTATCTTTACAGTAGCCATGCCTCTATTGGCAACGGTTACAACCACTACGGCAACACTGCCATTCGTCAACTATAAGATGCAAGGGCCACCTCCTCCTGTTACAGGACAAGTGCCCTTTTCTATTATCAAAGAGTTTGATCTTGTAGATGAAAAGAAGACAGCAATCCGCGAGGTTGCGCCACCAAAGCCAAAAGAGAACCGGCTAATTTGTAAAGGGTGTAATGAACATGAGAATGCTACCCTGGCATTTTTCCAGGATCGTGGTATTAAAGACAGAAACGCCCTTGCTACCATCATGGGTAATATCCGTCAGGAATCAACTTTTATTCCTAACATTTGTGAGGGTGGTAGTAGGACTCAGTATCATAACTGCGGTCGTGGTTATGGTCTGATTCAATGGACATCTTCCGATCGTTATTATGGATTGGGTGATTTTGCTAAGAAGTTTGGTGGTTCTCCATCAGCACTTCCAACGCAACTTCGTTATCTAACAACTGAGGTTCAATGGAGACGAATCGAAGACAGGATGAAAGTCCCTGGAAAGTCTATCGATCGTTACATGGACTATGCATATAGTTGGATTGGTTGGGGACATCATGGTGCTCGTACATCATATGCACATGACTACGCTAACCGACTGATCACAGTAAAAGTTTGATATATAAAGGGAGTAATTCTACTCCCTTTTCTTATGTCAATAGATAATCTTCCAGATTCGGAACAAGACGCAGTAGATATAATTGCTAAAGCAGGGTATTTAAAGGCATCTAATGATAAATTGGAAGTATCATTAGAATCATCAAATACAATTAACATTCAACCTAAAGGGAATGTATTTGGTGCAAAAATTAAAGTAGAAGAAAATGGAGATATAACACCTATATTAACATTTGACACAAAAAAACTTCGTGATAAAAAAGATAGAATTGATGTGGAAGGAACAGTAGATGCGGCTTTAAAAGATTTTTGGGAAAATCAAAATGTTTAAAATCTTTGAAGTTAAAGAAGGAAAATTAAAAGTTTTACCGTCCATACGAATAAAAAATATTAAAGGATTTTTTATTGGTTCTATAGTTATTATAATAATTGCTTCTTTATCTGGTTGGATGAATATCAATGAAAAAGATTTGTGGAAGATATATCATCTTCTGATTGAAAGATTAAATTTAAAACAAGAGATCCCAGAAATAATTGATAATCAAAAAAGAATAGATGCAAAAGTAGAACTTGAAGTTGAATCAGCATTGACGAAAGTTACCCCAGAGTATGATAGAATCATACAAGATGCAGACAAAAAGTACAAACCTATATACAGTGAACTTGACATAGATGAATCAGTGTGCTACACTGATGAATGTAAATCACTTGGTGGGGAAATGCGGTTATGTGCTCCATGGGTTGACAGCTGCACGAAACATTGATATACTTCTTACATCCTCGTTTGGCGTAATCGGTAGCCGCAGCGGTCTCAAAAACCGCTTCTGAAAGGAGTCCCAGTTCGAGTCTGGGAACGAGGACTTGACAATTTTGACTTTATGTCTTATGATTGTCTTATGGGTAGGTGTCCGAGTGGTTAATGGAGGCGGACTGTAAATCCGCTGGCTCTGCCTACGGGGGTTCAAATCCCTCCCTGCCCACTTGACAATCAAATCCTTAACTGGTATGATTGTCTTATGAGCAACGGAGGTCCACACTTCGTATAAGTCTCACCCCTCCCATGCCTCTCAACGATGCACAAACAGGGAGGTCTCTTGGGCAAGTAGCATAATGGATAATGCAGCATCCTTCTAAGATGTCGATTGGGGGTTCGAGTCCCTCCTTGCCTGTTGGAGATTATCTCCATATATAAAAGTGATAGAGGGTAAGTCCCTGTTATATCCTTATGAGGTATATCACACTTACTCCATCTCATTTAAATATTGTATTTTCTTAAATCATGGCAAAAAACAAAACAATCAACACTTCTTATGATCTTGGTTATTCTGCCAGGAATGAAAATCATGATACAATTCGTGATATTCGAATTAATTTTGAAAATCCTGATAGTGAATTTCTTATGGAGAATCTAAATACTTGGCTTCGAGCAATTGGTGTTGATCTTGAGGTTGTAGTAAAGAAGGTGGTTTGATTTATCTAGTCCCAGCGACACCGTTGGTAACGGTCTTGCAGTGGTGGTGCCACGCGATCCAGAAGGAGATTAATCTCTGAGGTAGGCGTATCAAAACTTAAGGTTCGAATCCTTATGCTGGGACTAATAAATGATTTTATTAACACTTGACAATTAAACTTAAATAGTTTATAATTGTCTCATAAGCGGGTATAGTTTAGGGGTAAAATGCCATCCTTCCAAGTTGGAGTCACCGGTTCGATTCCGGTTACCCGCTCTGAACCTTCGGGTTCTATAAATAATGGTAGAACAATAAAACTTCTACCAAATGCCAAAAGAAACTAGAACTTATGCTGATCGTAGAGAAGCAAACAAAGCAAGCGTTATTAAACGACGCAAGCAAAACAAACTTCTTTTGGTAGAATATAAAGGTGGCAAGTGTGAAAGATGTGGATATGATAAGTGCGTCTCTGCCTTAGAATTTCATCATCTCGACCCCACTACCAAGGAAACTAAAAACCTTGGGACCACCGCTGCCATCGAAAAACAGAAGGCAGAAGCAGATAAATGTATTCTTGTATGTGCTAACTGCCATCGAGAAATACATTACGAACAATATAATGGGGTGTAGCTCAGCGGTAGTAGCGGGATGCTGTTAACATCTAGGTCGCAGGTTCGATCCCTGCCGCCCCAGTTGGAAGGTCTGGAAATGTCTGATTCTATCATAAGAGTCGGGATCATCATATCCGACTCACGAAATCCTAAGTTTTCTTAGGTCGGGGACTTGATCACCCCTGCTCGTATTGTAGGTGCCAAAACCTCTCCCCAGGTCGATGTTTAAACTGGTGCTTGGGTGAATGTCAAGAGTGGGGACATAGGTAAAGTTTCCAACACCTACCACAACCTCTGGTAGTCTATTGGTAAGGACGGGTGGACAACACACATGGAAACTAGGTTCGATTCCTAGACAGAGGCTTAAGTATTTTTATAACTCACCTTGTAAAAGGTGAGTTTTTCTTGTATAAATAATAAGATCTAAAAATACATCATGAGAAAAAATGTTAAAGATAAGATGCAAAGAGTGCAATACTGAAGTTTCTGCACATCCTGGACAATCCAAATCATGTGGATGTCCAAATATGGCTACAATCAAGGGAGATAAAATATCTGCACTAGATTTGTCTAAGATAGTTATGTTGAATTCTTATGTACAAAAGGAATCCAACAGAGTTTTAACTAACGAAGATATTATGTGGCAAGAGGCAAGACGCCAAAGAAAAGTTCGTAAATTGGATTTTGAAGTTCGTTAATAGAGTAAAGAGGATAGCACTAATGGTTAGTAACACGCCTTGAAAGCGTGGCCAGGTTCACGCCTGATGGTTCGATTCCATTATTCTCTGTTAATAAATAGCTAAAAAACTCATGAGATTTAAAGAGTTTCTTGCTGAATCAAAAAAGGTTCAAGTTAAAGATTTTATGCATTTTGTAAAAGATGAACTTGGATTGCCATCATTACCAAAAGTAATTATAATAGATGACCCACAGTTTTCTATTGACAATAAGACATTTGGTTGTTTTAATTTAGGTAGTGATGAAATTAAAGTTCAAATAGCACAGAGACATCCATTGGATGTGTACAGAACACTTGCACATGAACTTGTTCATTATCACCAAAAACAAAGTGGTAAAGAAATGAGTGGTGAAGATGGATCTGAGTGTGAAAATGAAGCTAATTCTTTAGCAGGAGTTCTGTTAAGAAAGTACACAAAAGGTATCAAAAATCACGGTTATTGATTGATTTGTTTTTGTATCAAGACAAATAGTTGACATTAAGAAGTTACTAGTTATAATTACTTATTATGTGCCACTGTTTCAATGGATAGTAGAACATTTGAAAACTGGGTTAAAATAAAAAATACATTTGAACAGTCTGGTAATACAGATAATATGTTTTATAAAAGAGCATGTGAAATTGTAAAAACTGGTAAGGATCCCTTAGCGAAATTTCTTGGAGATGAAAAATGATGGAACCTCCCGACGAATTTATTACTCGTTCAGAAGTTCAGGAGATGATTGATGCTGCTATACGAAGACACAACCGTAATGCTTCTATCATTAGCATGTGCGTCGGTTGGGTGGTTCTTGCTCTATTTGCTGAGGGATTACTAAGACTTATTGGTGTTATTCCACCTTTATTTCCATGGTTTAATATTTCTTTAATCTAATGATAACAATTACAGAAAAAGATTTAAAACAACTACAAGAAATAATTTTAAGACAAAAAATGGAAGAACTTTTCGAAGAACCGTCATCTTATGAGGATGAAGAATATGAATAGTTTAATATTAAATACTATAATAATATTTGGACTTGTTGGAATATTTCTTTATTGGGGACTCAATAGTGCGTATCAATAATGAAAAAAGAACACGAATGCTGGAATTTTGTAATGTCATCATTTGCTAGGTTGTATGGGGTTAAGAAAGTTATAAGTGAAGAAAAGTTTCATGAGATTGCACTTCAGTGGTGTGATGATCATGATTATGTTTGCGATATTCACTTGGATAGTTTGGCTAAAGTTGATACATACTTCAGGAAAATTTACGAGGATTGGGAAAAATGAGAGTAGGATTGATTGGACTGGGACGAATGGGCGAAGGAATGTCTCGTCGTATGATGAAAGCAGGAATAGAAGTTTGGGGGTATCGTAGAAACTATGAAAAAGCAAACAAAGCGTATGAAAACGGATATGTTAATGGTATTACAACTTCTATACAAAGCCTTGTTCAAGTAGTTAAAGGAAATAATAAACCAGGCATTTTTCAAATGGTTGTGCCGGCAGAAACAGTAGAGGAAACGATTAATGAGTTACTACGATATTGTAGTGAAGGAGATATTATTATTGATCATGGCAATAGCAATTTTAAAGACAGTCGGAAGAGAGCAGAACGTCTGGCAAAAGTTGGTATCGAATATATTGATTGTGGCACTAGCGGTGGTGTTTATGGTTTGGATCGTGGATACTGTCTTATGGTTGGAGGTGGAAATACTGCAGTCGCCACTTGTGCGAGCATTTTTGATGCCCTCGCTCCAGGAATCAATGCTGCCCCAAGGACTCAATTTAACTCGGATGTAACATCTGCAGAGTTTGGTTGGTTACATTGTGGGGGTCCAGGTGCAGGACATTTTGTAAAGATGGTGCATAATGGTATTGAGTATGGCATTATGCAAGCATATGCAGAAGGATTTAACATCATCAAGAACGCTAATGCAGGTGCTCAGTATGTCAGAGAAGGAGATGCAGAGGTTGCCCCTATGGCAGATCCAGAAAGTTACTGCTATGATATTGACGTTGCTGAGGTTGCTGAGTTATGGCGTCGCGGTAGCGTGGTTGGGTCTTGGTTACTTGACCTTACTGCTGATGTGCTACGCAGGGATGGTAGCCTTAAACAGTTCTCTGGAGGTGTATCCGACAGCGGTGAGGGTCGTTGGACTGTTTCTGCCGCTGTGGACTTGGGGGTTCCCGCTCCTGTCATTACTACTGCACTATTTGAAAGATTTAACTCACGCAATCTCGGATCGTTCGGAGCAAAGATTCTAAATGGTATGAGATATATGTTTGGCGGTCATCATGTAAGATAAACATAGGAATTAATAAAATGTTTCATTTAGTGGAAACTCTTGCGGCAAGCCCATTTTTTCTTTTTCTTTGTGGGATGGGGTTGACAGTCGTTCCTTTTGCCGGTATAATGTACATACATAATAAGAAATAACGGGATGTAGCTCAGCTTGGATAGAGTGTCGCTTTTGGGAAGCGAAAGTCGCAGATTCGAATTCTGTCATCCCGACTCATATAACCTCACTTCATAAAAATGAAAGAACTAGATCAATTACAATCATATACTGTGCAGCAATTCCAAGATGAATTTGATACTCTTATGGAGAGAGTAGAAAATGGTGAATCTTTTATTATAAAAGATGGTAAAAACAGTGCCGTCATAGTTCCATATAATGAAACTATACTAATGTCTGTAGACTCAATTCATGATGATATTGTAAAAATTCACACAGACCATGAAGAAGCAAGTTGAAATGACTTGACAAACAAAACCTGATATGCTATATTAGGTTATATTGGGAGCGTAGCTCAACTGGTCAGAGCACAGACCTTATAAGTCTGGGGTTCTGGGTTCAAGCCCCAGCGTTCCCATAGACAGTAAAAGCTGTCTTTCATTCACAATCAATTATAGTTACTAGATCAATCAACTCAAATGTCAATTACAGAAAAATTTAAAAAAGACATGCAAGCCATTCGTGGTGCAGCAAAAGGTGACTTTTATCTAGATGTAAAAAACCCTAAACTTTACAAAAAACTTTTTAAATTTTATGAAAATCAAGGCATTGTTTTTTCCGGTGATCCATTAGATGATTATGAAATTCTAATGGAATATGTTGCACAAGATCTGGAAACTGTGGAAGCAGCTTAAGTCACGGAGAGACTTTAAAAGTACTGGTCGGAGCATAGTCACGGAGAGACTTTAAAAGTACTGGTGGAGTCAATTATGACCCTATTGTCACACACAAACACACATATGGAGATTAATTATGTCCAAAACACCTTACGAACTTCGTTTTGAAATCTTTAAGCAAGCATATAAGATGCTTAATGATAATTTCTGTGTTGAATATGATTATGTGCGAGAATGGAATGACAATTCCATGAATACTGTCAAGATGGATCTTCCAGAATTTCCAACTCTAAACCAAGTTCTTCAGCAAGCACAAGTGATTAATGACTTTGTTTCTGAAACGAAATAGGTTTCTTGCCATTCCTTAAAAAGGCAAGTGGTGCGGATGGAGATTACTCCCGCCTGGTTTCCAATTTCCAGTCAAAGAATTGGTGGCGTGCATGGCAGACCTAAATTTATAAGAGGAGTTGTTTGCTCCTCTTTTTTTATATGATTTTATATGGAAAGAATTAATCGCCCTTGGGGCTGGTATGAAAATATACAGGAAGATACTGGATATAAAGTTAAAAGACTTTATGTTCAGCCAAATAAAAAAATATCTTTGCAATATCACATCCAGCGAAATGAACACTGGATTGTAGTGTCTGGTGACGGTAAGTTTGAACTAAATGAAATAGTTAAAGATGTTTCAATAGGCGATTATATTTTTGTTCCAATGACAGCTAAACATCGTATAGTTGGGGGAAGTTGTGGTATAATGATAATTGAAATCCAACTAGGAAAAATTTGTGATGAAGAAGATATTGTTAGACTTGAAGATGAGTATGGGAGAATTTAAGTCATGAAAACAGCATTAATAACAGGAATTACAGGACAAGATGGGTCGTATCTCGCAGAATTATTACTTGAAAGGGGGTATCAAGTTCATGGAATTATTAGACGTGCTTCTTTAATTAATACACATAGGATTGACCATATTTACGATCAAATTAAGCTTCATTATGGAGATCTTACAGATTCGACAAATCTTGTAAGAGTCATTCAACAAGTTCAACCTGATGAGATTTATAATTTAGGGGCACAGAGTCATGTAAAGGTATCTTTTGAGATGCCTGAATATACAGGACAGACTGACGCTTTAGGGACACTTCGCATTCTTGAGGCAGTTCGTCTTCTGGGTATGGAAAATAAAACTAGAATTTATCAAGCATCCACTTCAGAGATGTTTGGTAAAGTTCAGGAGATTCCACAAAAAGAAACTACACCTTTTTATCCTCGTTCACCTTATGGAGTTGCAAAAGTTTATGGATACTGGATTGTCAAAAACTACCGAGAGTCTTATGGATTACACGCAAGTTCTGGAATTCTTTTCAATCATGAATCCCCTAGAAGAGGAGAAACTTTTGTCACACGAAAAATCACTAGAGGATTATCATCTATTTCAACTGGGCAGCAAGATATACTATATCTCGGCAATCTGAACGCAAAACGAGACTGGGGACACGCTAAGGACTTTGTAGAGGCTATGTGGTTGATGCTCCAACAGGATGAACCAGATGATTATGTCATAGCTACTGGAGAGCAGTATTCGGTGCGTGAGTTTGTTGAGGAAGCAGCACCATACTTTGGTATGAATATTGTATGGGAAGGTGAAGGACTTAATGAAGTTGGTATTGATAAGAATACTAAAAGAGAGGTTGTGAGAGTGAGTCCTAAATATTTCCGACCTGCTGAAGTAGAGACCTTATTAGGTGATGCCACTAAGGCAAAGGAGAAACTAGGTTGGGAACCTAAAATTTCTTTTAAACAATTAGTTGAGGATATGTGTATTAATGGACAGTGATTCTAAAGTATTAGTTTGTGGCGCCAACGGAATGGTTGGTTCGGCAATCGTGAGAAATCTTGAAAGTAAAGGTTATACCAACATCATCAAAGGGACTCGTAAATCTGTAGATTTTACAGATGAACTAATAACTGATGAGTATATTCAATCTGTAGAACCTGAGTATGTGTTTGTTGCTGCTGCCAAAGTTGGCGGTATTATGGCAAATAGCAACTATAAGGCAGATTTTTTAACTGAGAATCTTCGTATTCAAACTAACATTATTGATTCTGCTTATCGTTGTGGTGTAAAAAAACTTCTCTTTTTAGGATCTTCTTGTATATATCCGAAGTTTGCGACTCAACCTATTACTGAAGATCAGTTGATGTGTGGTCCTCTAGAACCAACTAATGATGCCTATGCAATTGCTAAGATTGCTGGTATTATGATGTGTCAAGCATATCGTCAGCAGCACGGGTTTAATGCTATCTCATTGATGCCTACGAATCTTTATGGACCAAATGATAACTTTGATTTGGAAACCTCTCACGTTCTTCCAGCAATGATTGCAAAGTTTCATCATGCTAAGAAGAATCAATATACTATTGACATGGGAGGTCCTTGGTATGGTTCGGTAAAACTTTGGGGTGATGGTTCTGCGATGCGTGAATTTTTACACGTTGATGATCTTGCAGAAGCTTGTTATGTTTGTATGCAAAAATATGATGAACCAGAACATGTTAATGTTGGAACTGGAGAAGATATAACAATTAAAGAACTTGCGGAAACTATTTCTAGAGTAGTTGGGTTTATGGGTGATATTGAATGGGATACGACAAAACCAAATGGAACTCCTAGAAAAGTTTTGAATATTAATAAGATTAAATCTCTTGGTTGGGAACCAAAAATTTCTCTTAATGCGGGAATTAAAAAAACTTATGAATGGGGTTTAAAAAATGATAGGATTTAATTATCTTGGTAAGCAAGGTAGACTTGCCAATCAAATGTTTCAATATTCTGCTTTAAAAGGAATTGCCAGAAAACATGGATACACTTGGTGTATACCACCAAGTAACTTCAGTAATCCCTATTATGAACATCAATTATTTGAAATTTTTAATTTACCATCATTAACTAATATTTCGTATTTACCTCAAGATTTTCCTATAATACAAGAAAGAGGATTTGAGTTTGATGAAAAACTATTTGAAACATGTCCAGATAATATTAATTTATATGGATATTTTCAAACAGAAAAATATTTTAAACATATTGAAAATGAAATCCGAGAAGATTTTTCTTTCAAGGATGAAATAATCGATCCATGTAAAAAAATGATAGATGAACTTGGTGATTGTATATCGTTGCACGTAAGAAGAACGGATTATGTTTCTAACTGTATTGAACATCCTCCTTTAAGTTTAGATTACTATAGTCAAGCATTAAATTATTTTGATGAAAATGCTAGAGTAATTATTTTTTCTGATGATGTTGATTGGTGTAAAGCTCAAGAAATTTTTAAATCAGACAGATTTTTAATATCAGAATCTAAAAATAATGCGATAGATTTATGTTTGATGACATTATGTAATGGTCATATTATTGCTAATTCTTCGTATTCTTGGTGGGGATGTTGGTTATCTAACTCTATCGTAAAAATTGCCCCAACTAAATGGTTTGGTACAACTGGAGATACAGCAAAAAACAATACGAAAGATCTTATTCCAAGTGATTGGATTGTAATTTAGGAGAATAAACATGAGTTGGAATTTAATTACTTTTTCATATGGGTCGAAACAATACTATGAAGCACAATTATTTTTATCCTCTTTTTTGGAAAAACATAACGTAAACTCGTATAATTATGATGAGTCTTATTTGAAAAATACTAAATTTTATGAGGATAATAAAAATTATTTACGTAGAGAAAATAAGTATGGGTGGTGTGCTTGGAAACCATTTCTTATCATTGAAACAATGAAAAAATTGAAAGAAGGTGATAAAATAGTACTTTGTGATGTAGATGATATTATTCATCCATATACATTTTCTTATGTAGATGAAATCATGGGAGATGACCCTTCATTGTTTGTGTTGGGTGGATCCAATCAAAAAATGCAAACGAAAAGAGATTGTTTCGTTTTTATGGATTGTGACGAAGAAGATTACTGGGATTCAGTGCAATTAGAGGCAGGAATTACATTTTGGAGAGTGTGCGAAGAATCTAAACAAATTCTTTCCGAATGGTTAAATTATTGTTTAGATGAAAGAATTAATGGGGAAGACTCTAATTTTTCTGGAAAAGAAAATTTTAAAGAATTTACTGGATGGTCTGGTAAGGATCAAAGCATTTTAACTAACATAGCGATTAAGTATGGTCTATCCGTGGATGATGGCACAATTAGAAATTATATTGAATGTAATGCTGGAGCTTGGTATGATCGATACTTGGATTCTAAGGCTCCAATTTGTAGAGAAATTGATGTGTTACTTTTAGAATTAATTGATATATGTCCTTACATCAATAGAACTTTCCATAGCATTGTTCTTACCGTACATAACAAAGAATTTTTACTTGATAAAGTATTAAATGGGATACAGAAAAATACTATAGGTGAATATGAATTAATTATTGTCCTTGATGGTTGTATTGATAGATCTTGTGAGATTGTTGAAAAATTTGTTAACGAATACAAATCTATTCCTATTAAAGTATTAGAAACTCCAGACATTTATGAAACAAAAGCAAATAATGTTGGAATCAAAGAAGCAAATGGCGAATATGTAATCATTGTTCAAGATGACATGGTAATCGATGAAATTGGTTGGAATAGGAGACTAGAGAAGCCATTCAATTGTTTTGATGATGTTTTTGCCGTAACTGCTAGGACTTCCCATAACTGGATATATAATAAAGATTCAAAACATATTGGAATGAGTGAAGATCTTGATGATTGCTATTGTGACATATTAATACATTGCGATCATGCAGATAAAACTAATGTACCAAGAGATACTTTTGCTGTCAGGGGTTCTGTAAATAGAGGACCATTAATGATAAAACTAGATGATCTTAAAACTCTAAATTATCTTGATGAGGAATATGCTCCTCTTGATATGGATGACCATGATCTTATGTTTAGAGCAAGAAAAGAACTTAATAAAGTTTGTGGATGTTATTGGATCAATTATCAATCTGAAAATGAATGGGGTGGAACCAGAATTAATGGATCTCCTGCTCCTTGGTACTTAAAATCTCAACATAAAAATGTTAAAATATTTTATGATAGATATAAAGACTTTTTAGATGCTTATCGAATCATAGAAAATAGGAAAGTTAGTTAAATGAGTAAACATAGAAGTTATTATTTAAATTTTATTAAAAATATATTTTCTCAAAATGGAGAAGATGGAATCATTGAAAAATTATTTGATGATTTAAAAATAAATGGAGGAGTATTATGTGAATTTGGCGCTTGGGATGGAATTTACTTGAGCAATATTGCAAATCTTTATTTAAAAAATAAAAATTATGATTCTATTTTGATTGAATCGGATTCATCCCGTGCAAAAGAATGCTTAGAATTATTATTAAATTACGACAATGTAGAAGTTTATAATATTTTAATTTCTTCTGATGTCAACAGTGAACATTCTATTGATAATATTTTAAGTAAATCATCTTTTGACTTGAGTGATGATAATTTTTCTTTAATTTCTATTGATGTCGATAGTTGTGATTACTATATTTTTGACTCTCTAAAAAAATACAATCCAAAAGTAGTTGTTATTGAAACGGCGAATCAAAGTTTATATTATGGTTATAATTATGAATTAATAAGTTATGATTCTGGGTGTTCTCTGAAAAGTGCAGTGAATCTTGCTGAGGAAAAAGGATATACCCTTGTTGCACACACTGGTAATGCATTTTTTGTTAGAAATGATTTACTTGACAGATTGCCAAAAAATGATTATAGTATAAAAAACTTATACGTTGATATTTCGGAAATTATATCCTATTGTGCTGCATCTAAATCTGATGGCACCATAGGAAAATATAATATTTCTAATGGTGATGTATATTTTACTTCTTCTGAGTATTCTGAATTTATTGACAGTGTAAAAAGTAAACTTCTAAGTGGGGGGAAATTATTATGAAAATTTCTAGAGAAAGATGGGAAAAGGCTCAAATTGCCGAATATGCGGAATTAAATGAAACTACAGATCCCGGTGAAAGTGCTTACGAATATGCTGTAAGATCTACATTTGAACTTTTAGGTGCTGACCTAGGTAATGATTTTGTGGATAAAGTATTAGTTGAAATTGGAACTGGATTTTATCCTGCTCTTCTTTGGGCTAAAAACTTCAAAAGAGGTATCGCAATTGATCCACTTTTTGATAAGTGGCCTAAGCAGTATAGTGATAGGTGTTTGAATGCAGGATTAGAAATGATTTCTCATCCTTATGAAGATCTACAAATTGAAGAAGAAGTTGATGAAACATGGTTCTTTAATGTTCTTCAACATGTAATAGATCCAGAAGAACAATTAAAGAAAGCTATGCAAACTTCTAAAGTTGTTAGAATTTTTGAACCAATAGGCTGGGGAAATGGTATTCCACTAACTATTAATGAGGCGCATCCTCACATTATTTCAAAAGAAACTATTACTAATGTAATGGGAGATTTTGGATTTATATATCAACCAAATCAAGTTGATAGATTTCATCAAGCTGAATGTTACTACGGAACTTGGAAAAAATGACTATTGCAATTACAAAAGAACGTTGGAATCAAGCTCAAGAAGAAGAATTGAGACTTTCCTCTATTGATATTAATCCTAGGTACTATGAAAAAATGTATTTTACCATGGCAAAATTAATGAATATAAACTTTGCCATGGATTTTGTTGATAAATCAATTATTGAGATTGGTCCTGGTCCTTTAGGTGTAACTCTCCTGACTGAAAATTTTTCTAGTGCTATGATTGTGGAACCATTAATCTATAGGTGGGGTCAGGAATATGTTGACTATTATAATGAAAAAAATATTAAAATTGAAACGACGCCGTATGAAGATTTAGAAATTGAAGAAGAAGTTGATGAAACATGGTTCTTTAATGTTCTTCAACATGTAATCGATCCAGAAGAACAATTGAAGAAAGCAAAAAGAACTTCTAAAGTTGTTAGAATTTTTGAACCAATTAACTACCCTGTTGAACTTGCTCACCCACATCTTTTAACACAGGAACTTTTTACTAATATTTTTGGCAAAGAATTTGGTACTCTTTACAAAGGGGGATCTATTATAGATTTTCATACTGCTGATTGTTATTATGGTACTTGGGTAAAATAATTTTTTTTT